AAACGGTTGTAGCATAGCAAACGGCTTCATGGACTTTTCTGTAATAAATGGAATGTTATTAGCAGTAGGCGTAGTTTCTGTAACAAGCTGAAAGTATGAAGTTAATCCGTGTTCCCAGCCTATTGTATCTGCAAGATTTACTGTTAGGCTTACATCCCCTTCCCTTATATGCGGATATATTTCAGGTCCAGTCCGGAGCTGATTCATTTCATTTGAAAGTTCTGGAAACTTTGAAATAGGCGGAAACGGAGCGTCAGTGAACCATCTGGGCATATTAGGGGATAAACCCAAACTATACAAACAATCATCATGATAATTATTTTTTATAATGTGTGCCACTATTATAGTTCTATGGGGTCTAGGTAATCTATTATAACATAAAGATTTATATTTTAAATTTTCTCCATTTATTATATTTCTTATTTTTTGACTACTATATGTATTATGTGCTTCGTCATTGTCGTTACCTTTTCGTATATTAATAAAATTATATAATTCGTGTCCAGTAATGCAATTGTATCCCAAGTTATCTGGCGATGTAAGCGTTGCAGTACCTAATTCTGATACAGTTTCGCCACCTGTAATAAGTGTAATGTTATTAGGTACTGTATGTAGCAGTTGGCACACTCTATTAAAATCAATTTGATTGAAGTTGTCTGTTTGGTCTAATTGACTACATTCTGTATTATAATCAATGACCCAATGAACTAGACCGTTTTCACTATCTGTGCGAACACGATCAGGCATATAAAACTCACTGCGTCTAGAATCAGTAGTACCAATGTATTCGCCAAGTTGACAATCATATAATGGTTTAAAGTCTGTATTACTTATAAAATGGCCATAATATGAAATGAATACAATATATTTTGTATTTGGTATTTTCTTTCTTGTCCCAACTTTCTTTTTCAACGCAACAAAGTTAAAAAGATCATACTTATCTAAGTATTCGTTCCACCTGGGGATGGGCTGATTAGTGTCATTAAGACAAGGAATGCCAATAGAAAAGTCGCCTTGGGCTTTTTTGTAAATTAAAATATTAAACAAGTTGTTTTACTCCTCTTGTCAAAGATTAACGCATTGAATTGATTCTTCAACTGGCAAGGTTATTGTCTCAGCTATATCACTAATAACAGGATAAAGGATTCGCCAATTGGTTTTTCGCCTCTTGTCAATCTCATCTAAATAATTTTTAAAGTCATTTACTTGTTTTGTGTTTACCTTACTAGACTTCATTCCTGCAAGAATGCCTTCTAAACATTCTTTCTGCTGTTTGTCATTTGGGTCAGTTAGCTTAGTAAGAACATCTTCTAAGTAGAATGCAATTTTGTCACCAAAGATATACGGGTCTAAACATTCAGGGTTAACAATGGTGTTCGAACTAATCCATAATCCTGCTTTGTATTCTTTGCGTAAACTGTAAATCTTATCTATGAAATCTCCTAGGGTAGGAATAGTCAATGCACTGATTGTCATATGGATATTAACTGGAATGCCTTGTGACAGGCAATATCTGATATTAGCTTCCCAGTTCTTTAGATTCATTCCGTACCTAGCGTATTCTGCTTGAGGTCCCCAACAATCTTGGCTTGCAACAATATGAAGCTCCCGTATCTTTTTGTTTGCAATAAGATCATTAACTTTTTGAATCTTCTTTTTAAACTTCTCTTCATCATGCTTTAGATTACTAAAGATTCTCATAATGAGATTTGGATTTGGATGTTTATCAAAGAAATTAAGACATTGCTCAAACTCTTTTTGGTACAGTGGTTCGCCGCCAAGAATCTGGAACTCATATAGTTCTGATCCGTGTTCTTCCATCCACTCCCAAAATTTCTGTAGATACAGAGGGTAGTTGTCGCCAATACTAGGATGATTCATGTAGCTAGGGTTAGCTGGTATTTTTCCATGCTTTCTCAATTCTGCTTCAATCTGAGAACTGAATTGCGGAGTACAATAGACACATGCTTGGTTACATACGTTAGTGAAGTAAACTTCTAGCAATCTAGGAGTTACCTTTGTTGCTTTCATATCACCAGCAAGAATCTCAGGCGGTATCAAATCTTTTTTGTTGATCCAAGCAGTACGTTCACTGGAACCACCAGCATCTTCAATCTTCTTACAGTACTCACATCCATTCCCTGGCCACAAACCGTCAAGCATCTTTTCTCTATCAGCGATCTTTCCAGGAAGATTGTGGAAGTCTTTGAGGGTATCTAAATCAAATTCCCAATGGTTGCAACGGTGACAACTTGTAGTTGTACCCTTCGATAGGAAAATTGTACTCCATGACCATTTGAATTGACAGGCCGTGGCAGTCTTTATTGGAAAAATATTATCACTGATCATTCAACTAACTCTCTCATGTTTATATGTTCTGGAAATGCTTCAAAGAAATTTTCACCTCTAAGCATATCTTTTTTTGTTACCATCTGGGACCACCCACCTTTAACTTTTTTAGTGTCCCCTTTTTTTGCCCACATAAAATCAATTAATGCAATCAAATTTCTGGCTAGTAGGGAGTCATCTTCAAATCCCATACTAATGTATTTACTAAAGGTTTTTTTAATGCGTATTTCTAGTTCTTGTTTCTTCCAGTCAGGCACAGTCTGCACACAGAAGTGTACTGGGTATTGTAAAACGTTTATATTAATGTCTTCTGGATTTATTAAATGAGTATCCGAGCAATAGTCAATTAAATCCATTGCAGTGTATAGATTAGCCCAGCCTACAGTACAAGTAACTCCTAGAGAAATGTGCGGGCATTCAGTCTTAACAGTTTCAATGTTATTCTGTAGCTTTTTCCAGCTGTTACCATGCCTCCACCAGTCACCGCCCTTTTCCATCCCGTCAATGCTAAGAAGTAGTTTTATATTTTTGAATTGTTTCCAGTAATCTATCACGTTTTTATTTTTATATTTCATAGTACTAAAATTTGTGTTGTACACTAGTGAGATATCAGTGTTGTTTTGTTCTAACAACTTATCTAATATTTTCCAATGTTCCCATTGTATTAAAGGCTCTCCTCCAGCAAAATAAATCTTCTTAGTGTATTTCAAGTGCGGTAATGTTTGGTTGTATAAATCCTCAAGAGTCTTTCCAGCATAGATAATAGGCACGGATTTGCCAGCATCTTCATTAGCAATAGAACTACTGTACTCATGATAGCAACCCCTGCACTTGAAGTTACAAAAGTTATTAAATCGGAAATCTATGTAGAGGAGATTTAAGTCAGGCTTCTCCTCTATTATAGCATGTTCTGTAAACTCTGCATTTAAGCCTTCACGCAAAGAATGTATTTTACTCTTTTCAAAATTAACACAAGTTGCACAATTACTCTTTACAAGATCAGTGACATCGCCTGCAATAAAATCTTTTCGCAGTTGGGTAAACTTATCATTATCCCAAATCTCTTCAAGTGAATTAGTTTTTAGGTTACCAAAGTTATCGATACCTGCACAACAAGTCTTAACAGCCCCGTCAGGGTGTGCATACATATGAACGAATGGCGCAACACAGAAAAATTTATCCATTTGATCTCCTTAATATTTCGTACCATTCTCCGAATATATCTTTAAATGATTCTTTTCTTATTTCGTCTAGTTTATTATTAACCACAAAAAACTTTGCAAAGTGATCAGTATTATTATCGATATTTAAAAAGTTTCGGAACTTGCTATGTATATGTGGCGGTATGCCTTTTAACCTGTCTAATGCTTTTTGTTTTGCATACGGTGGTAAATTTACAGCATTATAATAACTAGGATCATTAACAAAATTATGATCCACAGTTAGATTAAGTTTTTCAAAAAAGTCGTGCGCCTCTTTTACATAATAGATATTCATTATACTTACTGTTTGCATTACCCTAGGACGTAACCTATGCTCGCCTCGGTCTTCGTAATTGTATAAAGAACTAAACCAAGTTAACGCTTCAATTGTTTTAGTCCAATTAGATGGGTATCTTAGATATTCATTTCTTTCTTGAATGTCATCAATACTAAGCCAAAAGTTAACGTACTTAAACTGTCTCCAAATGTCTACATAACCTTCGTCAATAATAGTACTATTAGTACTGTATGTTAATTCTATATTTTTAGCATAACCAGCATCAACTAAAAACTGTAAGAAGTGCTTGTGCTTGTCAATTAGTAAAGGTTCCCCTCCATTAATATATAAATGTTTTATTTTTTTACAATGTTTCTTAAGACTATCCCAAAACTTTTCATCCAAGGGCCAATTAAATAGATTTTGTTGAACTGGAGTTTCACCATGTAATTTTTCCCAATCTTTAATCCATTTTGTACTACTAAACGGGTTGCAGGATCTACAAGCTAAGTTACAATGGTTACCAAGTCTTAATTCAATAAATTCAAAATTTGTGTGATCAATATATCCATCAAAGTTAGTATCTAATATAGCATCTTCTAAACTATAATCAAGTCGCTCTAATTCTATTGTCCGCTTACTTTCATTTCCCATACTTTCGTATTTGTAACACGTTGAACAAACACTAGGCTCTTTTCCGTTAAGCATTTGCATACGTACTTCTCTAAATAGATCACTATTCATAATCTTATTCAAATCATACTCTGTAGTTTGAAAAGTTTGAAAATCACCATTTGCATTTTGTGAATCACTTGCACGATTTGTCATGTTACTTTCGCAACAAAGTGTAACAGCGCCGTGCGGGTGTGTAGCTAAGTGAGTCCACGGTAAAGGACAAAATGTTTTACTCATATTTTGTCCCACCATTCTTTAGCACGATCATTAAGTATACTTCTAAAAGTTACGTCACAGTCTCTAATACTTTCTAAAAATTCTATATTCCTTTTTCCCTGTTTAATACCTTTCTCTGCATCTGAATATGATTCATAAAACGTTGGGCGAGTTAATAAGTTTTTAAGTGTATCTATATAAACTTGTGTTTTTGGAGTAACACGAGGCTCCATATATTCTAATAATTCGTTAACTGTTTCTTCTAGTATATCTTTAGGCAAACACAACGGACTCATTACTACCGAAGGATCAAAAGCAAAGGTTATTTTAAAATAGCTTTTTACTCCTAGCTCAGTAACACAATCAAACATATTTTTTAAATCAAACAACCCTGGAGTCGTAAGTGTAACGTCAAATACTAATGCATCGTCACCGTATTGGTCAATTAAAAAATGCCCCTGCTTAAAATTATCAATCCACTGGTTCCATTTTAATCCTGTGCGTATATACTCTCCTACAGTACCAACACCATCAATACTTGCACATACATTTACTTTTTTAAAATGAGGAAGCAAATCATATAAACTATAATTTTTATATATAACTCTGCTTAGGTTTGTATTATAACGAATAACTACATCTTTACTTTTACCGCTATCTACTAGCTGTTGCATTATTCTCCAATGTATGTCATACATTAGAGGCTCGCCGCCTACCCAGTATATTTCTTCAACAGTTCCGTTGTCGACTGCTTCTTGTAATTCTACTTCTAATACGTCTTTTTGAAATCTTGAAATCTTTTTACGAGTGTCGGGTACCATCCATTTAGCATCATCATAGTTAACTCTATCATGTATTATTTTTTCTGTTTCCCAACTTGAACTTAGTTGTTCTCCGCACATACGGCATTTGAAATTACATAAATTTGAAATTCTATAATCATAGCTAACTGGAGTTAACGTAGTGTGCCCGTCTTCCGCAGTGTTATCAATAATATCCTGTATCTTGTTTGGAAACAATGTATTATTAAAATAGCTTTTATAAGTGTGTAAGTTTAGTATTTGATTATTACACACATCACACTGACTTAATTTTTCACCAGCTAACATACGTTTCCGTATATCTTTCATGTATGCACTATTCCAATGCTCTTTTAATGTAGACGGATTAAACTCTGTATTGTTATTGTCGCCGCTATCAATATATTGCTTTTGGAACTGAGGTTCTTCTCTGCTTGCACAACAAAGTCTACGTTCACCTTGAGGGCTAACGTATGTATGTGTCCACGGTGCTACACAGAAATACTCACTCATACGTAGCTAGTTCCTTGGCAATATTCTTATTGTCAGGATTTAATATCCAACCTTCTTTTTCTGCAAGTTCCATAATACTTGAATCTGTATCAGGAATACTTTCTATCCAATCTGTTAGGATTTTAGGAAACACGTTTATGTTTTTATTTCGTCTTACATCGTATTGTGCATAAAATGTTTTGAAGTCACGCCATAGTGTTACAGGATTGCTTGTGCGTCTATGCGGAGCATCTACAGTAACTAGATAATCTATTAAGCGTTCAATGCTTGCTTTTTCATGCTCGTGCCATAACGCTTTGTGCTTGTTTGCGTTATACCAATCATTTAGTTTATTGTAGCAATAATCTTTAAGATGTACTGGCAATGCTAAAGGACTTTGGAAACTTGGAAAACGTAATAAGTTTAAACTTACTGTCGGCGTTTTTGTTCCTGTACGTTCTTTTAGCGTATATATTTGATCAAGAAATTCTGTAATACTAAACAAGCATAAGCTATTAATAGTCATCATGCAATGTAGCTCTACGTCAGTTTCATCTAAAATACGTGTTACGTTGTTTACCCATTGATCGTAAACTAGCCCGTCTCGGATGTATTCAGCTTGTTCACCAACTGCTTCACAGCTAGTATAAATGTGGAACTTTTTAATTCCTTGGGCTTTCTCAATTAACTTATTAATAATGCTTTCTTTTGCAATTAAGTTCGAGTTAATAGCAAATCGCATATCTGATTTCTGTTTAGAATACCAATCAAATAGTTTCCAAGTGTTGCCGCTCATTAATGGTTCGCCGCCTGTAATGCGTAGTTCATCTAAACTATCTGCAAGACCGTTATCCCACCATTTCCAAAATGCTTGTATATAAGGATTGTCTGCATCATCATTGTACGGAGCGGCCCAATCACCATTGTGTTTAAACGCACCTGCGCCATCACTGACTAAGTTTTCATAAGGACCATTCTTATTAATATCTTTTGCCCATGTAGTACTAAAACTAGCATTGCAGTAACTACATGCTAGGTTGCAAACTCGATCAAATGCTATTTCAAATGTTTTAAGATTAGCATTTTCATTCCAGTCTGCATCATATGCAGCCTGTAGTTCTTCGTCTGTATAGATAATAGTTTTAAAGGTGCGATCACTAACTGCATTTTTTTTCATATCTTCCATCTTCCAGCAATACTCACACTCTGCAGGGCGTTCGCCCTTTTGCATTTGCCTGCGCATTTCTTTCTTATGTTTAGTGTTATGAATTGCTGTGTAGTTTTCTTCTACTTCTTCTAATGGAATCTGATGTGCCGGCGGGTGGTGACAACTAGCAGTTGTACCACTACCTAACCAAGTAGTTGCATTAAACCATTTTGCACCACAGAAGCTAGTACTCTTTGGATCTATTATACGTTGCCTGTACTGTAGCAATGTTTCATCTTGTTTAGCTGGCATGCCAATCCTCTAATAATGTTGAGTACTCTGGAAAAGTATTCTTAAAGTTTTTGTTTCGACGCTTATCGTATGCATGTATATATCTGCAAAAGTTACCACGATATTGAATAGCTGGTTCTGTGTTTCTAAGATAGTTACACAACCGTTTTATTTGATCAAATTCTTCTAAGTAAATTCTAGCATATTTTTCTTTACTGTAATACTTGAGCCATGCTTCTGAAGTACTTTCAATTTCATTAGCGTACTTTACACGTTGTTCTTTATCTAATAGTATAGTTTGTAAATGCAAAGGCCATCTAAGATAGTTAATGCTTAACGGAATTCTATTGTGTTCAAAATTTAAATTGTAATCTTTTCTAAGTTCCATAACGTCTTGTATAAATTTAGCAAAGCTAGGCAAACTTAAAATATTAATAGTTGTCATTATTGCTACAGTACTATTAGTTTCATACAACATACGATGTACATTAGTCATCCAAACTTTGTAATTCATTCCATCTCTTACATAATCATTTTGATCACCAACTGCTTCAGCACTTGTGTATATGTCAAACTTTTTAAGTTTACCTTCAAGCTCGCCGCTATAGTATATTAATTTATCTATTAGCTTTGCTGGAACATTTAAATTTGTATTAACTGCAATTTCTAATTGAGGTTGTGGATTATTAATTATGTAATCTAATAACTTCCAAGTATCTTTACTCATTGTAGGTTCGCCGCCTGTAATACGTAGAACTTTTAAATGCGGAAGTGCATCAGGAAACCATTTCCAAAATGCTGTTACATACGGATTGTCTTCGTTGTTTGCATATGGAAATTTACCTGTTTTCTTTAAGTAATCTAAATTATGAGCACCGTCTGGATACTCACCATTTTGTTTTATATCCTCCATCCACTTACTGCTAATTTCAGGCGAGCAGTAAGCACACGCAAAGTTGCAAGCATTACTAAAACTAACTTCTAAGTAACTAGGATACACATTGTCTTGTGGATCACTTTTAGCAATATCTTCAAACCTATCCCATGCCCAAGTATCTGCTGTTTTATAGTGTCTGTCTGAAAAATACTCTTTATCTAAATCTTCAATCTTCCAACAGTAATCACATTCTAAAGGGCGGTCGCCTTTTAACATCATAGCACGTTGTTCTTTTTTAAACTTACTATTGTGCAATGCCGCAGGGTCTGCTTCTATTTCTTCTAATGGAATTTTATGCGGTGCCGGGTGGTGGCAACTATGATTATATCCATTTTGTAACATAAGGGTTGTTTGTAACCACTTAGCCGTACAGAAACTACAACTAACAGAATTTATTAGATCTTTTTTTAGTTTTAATTCTGTTATGCGTTGTTCGTTGCTCATTCAGGATCAATCACAAACTGTTTTCTGCTGTTTCTACTTGGATTCTGGTAAACTTCTTTAAAGAACTTACTTTGTTGTGCATCTAAAGGATTTTTAGCAATGGGTATTTCTAATTCATCAATAAGACTGTTGCCTAACCGTTGAATTGATTCCAGCAAGTTGTCGTCATTTATATATACACTAACTGTTTTATTCCAGTACTCGTTTAAATATTCAAAATCTCTAACTTGTACATAATCCCAATCTGTACACATTGTCATGTACAATCCTTCTCGAGCACCATAAATAGCCCATAGTCCATTTTCCACATCAGCGCCTGCCATTAACCACACCCACAATCTATGTAAGTTTTTCCAATGGCCTTGTAAGAACGCTTCTTTAGTTGGTCGCACTCCTTGATCTAATGACATCTTAACACCTTCACGGAAACCTGCCCTCCATGCTTGTAGTGCAGTTTCATTATTATGCACATCGCTATACCAACTGTTTTGCTGTATGTATTTTAGATCCCAGCAAAAGTCAACTTGTGCATGCGGATTGTCTGCTTCTGCATTTTCATGTGTTTTCATATCTAACACATACTGCTTTGGCCAACATTTTAATCCACCATTGCCGTACATTAATCCGTTAATTATGTTCCTGCCGCACCAACTAATTACACTATGTTCTAAGTCTGCATGATCATCAAAGTCAAGTTCTTGTCCTAAAAACTCTGCATTAATAATGTTGTCGCCATCTACTGTAATAAAGCGATCTGTTTCACTTAGTTTAGCACATGCTTTGTGTGCGGCATCACTGCCTTCTACACCATGTACACGCTTTGCCCAAGGCACTTTGCTTAATAAGTCTGCATAATTTTTTTCTGCATTTGGTTCATCATAACTCAAATAAATGATATCATAATCTATAATTTTCATGCCAACTCTCCTACTTTATGATGATACGTTAAGAAATCTCTACGACACAGTAATCTAACATCCTGTGTTACTACTGATGTATCAAAATCTGCAATAGTGTATGCCGGTGATGTAAATACTTCAACATCTTCGTTGTCACGCAATCCATGTTGCCGCCAGCTTTCTTTTTTAGTTAGAATATTTTTAGCAGGCACTTTGATAGTGTCTAGTAAAATAAATCTGTTATCCTTTGATACTACGTAGAATGTAAATATCTTTTTTTCAATATGCTCTTTAGGTAGTAATACAAAATTCTCAATAACTTCTGTACTAACATAACACTGTGCAAACCAATGTTTATTTTTTTTATCTTGTGTTACCATTAAGCAGTTTTCAAATACTTCGTCAGTAAGTGTTACTGGAATTCTAGAGTCTGTATATTTTTCTAATTCAAGCTCTGCTTTTAATGTTAGCTTCCCGCCGATTACTGCATAATTAGAATAGTTAATCTTTTCTTCTGCAAATGCTAAAAACATAACTTCGTCAATAATAATAAACATATCATGTGTAGTATTATCAAGCTCATTACTAATTATTGTTACTTCAAACTTTTCATTGTAATATGCATAATAACTCATACTGCATCCTCTAAAATATCTATTATTCTGTCTGTTAAAAACTCGTCCTCAACATAATGAAATACACCCGACTGTTTTAATCCGCCAACTATTAATTCAAGATCGCTATTAAAATCAACAAACAAGGTGTCTGTCCATTTTTCACCTAATGGTACATTTTGTAAACGAGTTTTCATATGTGTAAACTCTAGTATGTTATTCTTATCACCCACTGTGTACATTCTATCTAATAGCTTTGCAGTTATTGCAGTACACACATCAAAGCTACACCATTCTTGTGGTATCTTACTTAAACTAATTTTATAAAAGTCGCCCCAGTTCCACATAACAGTTTTTAACAACCCAAAAAATTGTTTTGTTGTTTCTGCTTTTTTAAAATAATACATTCCTGAATATAAATTAGGTAAATCATTTGCATCAAAGGTTCTTCTATAATATCTATTAGTAACAACTTCGTTTCGATAATTAACTACCTGTGTTGTAAATAATATGTCGTGATCAACGTTATTTTTTTGTAGCTGTTTCCAGTAAATATCTAAGTCTTCAAGTACTAACATATCAACATCAAATACCATTGTGTTACGGTAAGGAGTTGCGTGATAAACTTTCCACCTATTTTCAATTTTCCAGTCACTGTCGTCGGAACAATCGTCTGACCACGGAATAGGAATAATTTGATCAAATACCTTTTTATACTTGTCACTTACAGGATCATTAGTAATAAGACTTACTTTTTGATTAGGAGACTTTGCAACAATACTTAATGCAAGTGCGTATGCTTGCCGGACATAATTAGTCTTGATATTATTTTGCGCTAGTAAACAAACACCGTTACTCATTTTCAAACACCTTATCAATGCACCGCTCTAATGAAAACTTATTCATTACGTGTACAGTAGCATCACTAATTGCACTTAATTGATAATCATAATCTTTGTGTAATAACACTGTTAACTTAGTATCGTCAATTGAATATAAGATATCTTTATCTACTGTGATCCATATACTTGCAGGAACACGCAACGGCCATGTAGCATCTTTCATTCCGCGTAACGTATGTATAGCAATACTAAATGCATAATCATTTCTAAACTTAATTTCTGCAATTTCATAAACTAATCTATAAAAATGCCAGTTTTCTTTAATGTGTTCTATAAGGTTAAAAAATACAGTTGTGAAATCTGTTTTCTTAAAATAAAATGCAGTTGCCCAAAACATATCGCATGTTGTTTCAGATACTTTGTCAAACTCAGAATAGTCTCGTTTCATGTCTACAAAATTGTAGTCTTTTGATATTAGGAAATCTTCAGAAGACCCAAAGCATTTGTTTAACTCGTCATTAAAAATTAAAACATCAGTATCTATTACAATTGTTTCATCAAACGGAGATAATTCAAAACACGAACTTCTATTAGTATTGTACCAACGTTGTTTATCACTGTGATACAACCCATCGTTATACACTCGCTCTTGTACAGCATCTTCATGACCTGTAATAATAACATGGTCTATATATTTTTTGTAAAAGGGATATTGTCGGTTAAGGTATGATTCGTCATCAGTTACTAGTGCAACCTCTTTGCCAAGGTGTTGCTTAATAAGTTTAGCACAATATATAGCTTGCTTTGTATAATCCATGTTTTTAGAATTATACGCAAATAACAGTACACCTTGCGTCATAAGTCAATAAGTTCCTTTACTGATCTTTTTGACTTAATCTTTTTAAACTCCATAAAGTACTTACGAGAAGCAGTTTCATACATTGCTGTTATTTTTTTAGTAAATTCTTCTATGTCATCAATAAGCACTGGAGTCTTATTATCATCAATAATAACTATTGGCATTGTTTTTGTTGTACAATACGCAATTAATGAAAGATCTACACTAATTTTTTGTCCATCAAAGTAATAGATTAGATTATCTTTGTATTGCTTATGTAGAATATTCTTTTGATTTTGATGTGTTTCTAACGCTTTACTAACGGCTAATGCTTCTTCTAGTCGTTCGTCCATAGTTGCTCCTTAAATGTATACTATATAGTATATACTAATAAGCGGGTGTTGTCAATGGTTAAAGTGAAGTTACGGTAACAAAACTCGGTGCTGGTAATGTTACATATGATCCGCTTGGGCGTTTAAACTTAACAGAGTTTACTAGTGTGCCATTTACTTGCTCGTCAAAGTTTGGATTGCCTGCGGCTTCTTCTTGGAATTGCAGTGTAAACTCTAGCTGTGTTGCAGAGTTTGCCTTTGCATAAACATAATAATCGTTTGCAGAGTAAACACCGGTTCCAGGCTTGCGAAATATTATTTGATTAGATGAAGTTAAATCAAAGTTACCAATTGAAGTAACTGTTCCTGTACCAGTTGCAGTTGTTGCAGTGTATCCCATTGCGATTGTGCCCATATTAGTTAACATACTGGCCCAATCATTCGACTTTGCATCTCCGGCGCTTGCCAAAGTAGCTTCAAACTTAATAGTGCCGCCGGCATTGAAATAATTTCTACGTGCGTTAGCTGTAGCAAAATCAACTCTTACTACGTGTGCAATATCAGTGTTCCAGGCGGCAGTTCTTGTGCTAGTAACACCAGTACCGTTAGTAGTCTGTGACGCTGCCACAGCAAATCTAGCTGGATCTGCTTCAAATGTTGTAATTAAGGCTTCGTAGTCCAGGAAGCCTTTCTTTGTACCATTAGGATTGTCACTTGTTGCGTCAGCAATAGAATTACCAATTACTATTTCTACAATAGTAGTAGGAGTTGCCCCAGTTTGGTGTATTCTTCCAGCTACAAGGTCAGCATATAATGCATTAACTTGTGCCGCTGTAACTGTAAGTGCTGTACTAACCTGCGAACTATTTAAAGTTTGTCCATAACCTTCTGTGGTCGAGCCGACTCCCATAATCGCAGCCACTCTTGCTTGTGCGTTATTGTATCGTGCCGCTGTGATTAAATCGCCTACTGCCATGTTATTTCCTCAAACTACGTATATTAAGTATTTATACTTTTAGTACACACTCAATTAATTTTTCTTCAGTAAAGTCATCTGACTCTAGTGCAATACCTACCATGCCAGTAGTTGCAAGTGTTGATCCTACTCCGTCTGCCCAAGCATAAATTGGCTGGCCTTTCTTAACTGGTCCAGTAACTCTTACTGGAACTCTTCCTTTAAGACCAATTGCTTGACCTTCAGCTTCTGAGTTCATTAAGTATGCTGGTTTGTCTGATATAACACCAATACAATAATGACTTGCCGCTGCCGCTGTAGCTTCTGCTTCACCGCCAACTGCCATAATTGTACCAACTGGATATATTTCATCAGTGGCATATACTTCTGCTAAGTCAGCATACCGTGCTTGTGTAGCAACACCTTGAAATAAGGTTGCTGTTAAGTTTCCGCTTGCGTCTCTTAGTGCCGCTGTGTTTGCTGTAGCACTTGCATCTGGTAAGTAAACTGATCCAGATAGCTTTAATGCACTTGCTGTTGTTGCATTGCCTTGTAAATTTGTTGCATAAACGTTTGCCCATACATTACCAGATGCACCTAAATCAAATGCGTTAGTAGTTGCAGGCGCCATGCCTAATGCTGTGAACGTTGCTGAGTGTGTTAGTGCTCCTGCGGCGTTGTTAGCTTTAAGTTTAATAATACTGTTAGTACCAACTTGGTTAGCAATAGATCCGTCATTACCATTTTCAATAGTAATTAGTAAATCATTACTATCGCCTACTGTTAATCCAGCGTCTGCAAAACGTATAACACTATTAAAAGATCCTGTTGCACTTAGTACAAAATCGCTTGCTAAATTTCCGCCTAGTCTTAATGCATTAGATGCAGTTCCGTGATACACATGATCAGTAGTTGTAACACCATTGGTTGATGCTTGGGTGTTGACCATTGTCAAGCCCTTTTTAACTACGTCAAATCCTGTAATTGCAGATGAATCACTAACATCCATAGTAAATTCAAGGCTACTAATTATGTAAACTACTTCATCGTTAATTGTTGCAACAATAACACTTCTGTTAGTTGCAGTAGTGTCTTTAACAGTTTTACTTGTCATTTGCGTAACGCCACTGCCGGTACTTTGTGGTCCTATAAGGATATATGATGTTCCATCAAATGCGTATAACTGATTGTTTCCGCTATCCCACCAAAAGTCGCCTGCTGTTAATCCTGTAGGCTGTGTTGCAGAAACTTCTGCTCCGCCTGTATTCTTAAACTTAGTACCGTTGTAAAATTTTAATTTTTGTACTGCTGTGTCATACCACACTTGACCAGTAATAGCTTTAGGCGGTTGCGATGCTCCACTAAAACTTTCAAGCAAGAATAAGAAGTTTTCGTTCTGTATCTCACCATATCCAGCATAGTTTTTACCAACAAACCGTAAATCGGAAGTTGCATCAACTGTACCATCTTGCACTGTTGCTAAAGTAGTGCCACTGTATCTATTAATTGTATATGCCATATGTATATAACCCTTTGTATAATATATTTATCGTTAAACGCTACTAGACAAGTTTTGATCAAACGTCCAATTACCACCTGAGGTAATAAACTGTTTCAAACTTCGAGCAACTGTTACTGTTACTGTACCTGTTGCATTAGTAAATCCAACATCTTGTAAGACTGCCTGGTTTTCTGTACCATTTTTATCAACTGTAACAAACGATTTAGTAAGAACAGCACTAACATCAATGCCTGAAACCGCCGCACCTGTAAGTGATGTACCATGTATTCTAGCTGTTGTACCGTTAGATACCCCACTTGCTGGTACTAGGTCATTAATAACTAACGCAATTTGCGTGTCGTTAAGACTAGTAATATCCATACTAAAGGAAATACTTGATCCAGCAATTTGTTGATCTACATAAGTCTTGTTTGCAACATCTGCTCCAGCTGTAGGAGCACCTACACCTGTAATTTTTTTACTATTACTAATAGTAATTGTATCAGCACTAGTAATTGTTAATCCAAGTGCCGTTGTTGTAATTGTTGCGGCATTTAAATTCATGTTATCAACACTTAATGCACCTAGTGTACCAATTGTTGTTAACCCTGTTGCACTTGTTACTGAACTAGCTAGTGTTGTTGCTGATAATACATCAGTTCCGCCAATTTTATATGACTTGCCTGTTACAATGTCCATGTGCTCTGATGAAGTCCACGCCTTAGTTGCATTTTTCCAAGTAAAACTCTTATCATCACCAGTTACTCTAACTAGTATACCTGCATCATCAACGCCTGCATCATTTAGTAATGTACTATCACTTGTAATAGCAAGCTCTATTTGCTTATCTTCAACTCTTAATGTAGATACATCAATACTTGCGCTTGCTCCTTCAACAATTAAATTGCCAGTTACACGCATATCGCCAGTAACGTCTAACGTATGTAACGGTGTAGCTTGGAATATACCAATGCGCTTTAGTGATGCATCAATATGTAATGCATCAATAACTTGTGATCCAGCCGCAGAACTTGTAACCTTAATAATGTAGTCATCATCAATTCTAGCATTTTCTGTAACAAAGCTATTACCGACTATTTTCATAATCTGGTTAGCATTTGGTCCTACTGTAATACCGTTGGAGTTTAATACTTGCAATGATCCAGTTGTACTACCGTCTGTTATTGCTGAAAGGAAACTGTCTGCACTAACAGAAGTACCATCTGCCTTGATTAAGTTTAGTGCTTTGTCTGCAACTCCTTGATACGTAAATCCTGTTGAAGAATTAGTATCAATAACATTAATACCTTTTTTAACATTGCCAGTTATACCAGTAATTGCTGTTGCAGGAGTAAACTCAATGGCACTCATTACAGCCATTAACGTTCCGCCAACATATAAGTCAGCACATGTTCTATTTCTGCTCTGTGTATCAAGTCTTGATACTATTATAAAGCCCGACTTACCTTGCTGTGATGAATATGCTGGTCCTGCTAGTGTAGGATCACCTGCACCGTCATAAAAGTACATTTGATCAGCGTTGTTATTAATCCATAAATCACCAGCAACCATTGCAGGTTGTGCTGCCGTTACAAACGGTCCGCCTACTGCATTAAACTGTGTGCCGTTAAATACTTTTAATCTTGCCTCTGAAGTATCCCACCAACATTGTCCAGCAATTGGATTAAGTGGACTAGTTGAGTTTGAAAAACTTTCTAATAATTTAATGTAGTTTTCATTTAAAACTTCACCAAATCCTGAATAGTTTTTACCTACTAGAGTAAGTGACGTACTAGCTGTATCTATCGACCCATCTATTAAATCTACTAGTAATGTTCCGTCTGTTTTGTTTAATTTATAGCTCATTTTATATGTTTCCAGTGTAGATAATATAGTTCATCGACATAAACGGATTCATAGTATCTATTGCTGTGCCCGTACTGCCTGCTACTCCGCCACTTGTTGAAACAGCCTGCCCCTGGCCGCTTCCTGTTGGAGCATCGTATGTAATAGATGAAGTAGGACTTTCTGCACCCTTTGCCGCATCTAATATTGCGTAAAATTGTGTTCCTTCAACAACTAAATCATGTTCATGTTCTGGTAAGTTAGTAAGTCCAATAGTAACATCTTGTGTACCAGCACTGTTACCAATCTCAGAACCTCTTAGTCCTGTTACTCTGCCTGCTGCCGATCCGCCCATGTTATCTAGACCAACTGCTCCGCGACCTCTTAAATCAGGTAATGCAAATTTTAACACACCGCTATCACTAAGTTGGTCTGCTTGCTTATAATCAAACCCAATTAATGTGTATAAAAACGGATAATCTGCTTGTAATACTTCACTACCGTCACATAATAACCAATGTGCAGGTGCTACTCTACCAGCATACGGCATTAGTACGCCTGTTGGGTTAGTTGGAACACTAGCTAATAAAGTATCTCTGCTAACTCTATAAAGCCCTGTTGTTCCTGTTGTTCTGTTTAATAAGAATTCATCATCTGATACAGTGTTATTGGTGCTTGTTTTATTACTAATAAATGCATTTGAAACTGAAGTTGTAAATACTTTTGTACTACCGCCTGTTTGTCCATCGAATATTAACTGGTTAGCAATTACTTCTCCAGTCATTTGGAAGTTTGTACTACTAGCTAGTTTATCTGCACTTCCTGCTCTGCCACTAACTGTACCTGTTACGTTACCAAGTAAGTTTCCGTTAAATGTAGTTGCATATATTCCTAAGTATTTGTTAGCCGAGTTACCGATGTTTCTTACGTTAGGAGAATCAGGTGCTTGGTTTTGTGTAGTTAAAATACCGTCGACTTCAAAAGTTCCGCCAACGTTTAAATTACCAGCAATACCAGCGCCACCTGCTACTATTAATGCACCATTACCAAAGTTTGTGCTAGACGTAGTTCCGTCTACTAATAAGTTTCCGCTTAATTTAACATTTCCTGTTACATCTAAACTTTCTGACGGAGCAGTATTATTAATACCAACGTTTGTAGTTGAGTCAATTCTGATTGCTGTTTGTGTTGTTCCTGAATTATTAACTCTGATGTCAATATTACTACCACTAGTGTTATGTGTAATAACTCCAGCTTCGCCTTCAACTTCTAGTGCAAGCTGGTTACCACTACCTAATAATAATCCTGAATCATTTTTAATTTTAATTTGATAATTTGTTGTACTTACAGCATCACTTCTTAAAAAGTTTGCCGCAGGTACTTTAGTAGTTCCTACTAATAAGTTTTCTGCAACATCAGCTGGTCCAACAAACTTTGGAGCACCGTCACCTGTAATATTTGTAGTAGTTAAGTTAATGCCCGGACTAATTGTAGTAAATCCACTAATTACTGCTTTAGGAGTAAACGCATCTGCTGAAATTATTGCAACTGGCTTTGCCGCAACTTCTACTTGTACTGCATTGTAAACAACATTGTCTTGGCCAATTATTTCAACTGGTTGTGCGCCAGTGTTAAGACCACCACTAAATTCTGGCCCTACTAATACCCAACCTGAACCTGTAAATAAGTATAACTGTTGATTGTCTGTATCGACCCACAAATCACCAACTACGCTATTTGCCGCTTCTGGTGCTGTTAGTGCTTTCTTTAATCCACCAGATGCTACCCATTGCGTTGCATCATATACTTTTAACTGTTCACTGCCTGGTGTATTATCATACCAAATTTGTCCTTCAACAGGATTGCTAGGTGCTGATGTATTTGAAAAGTTTTCTAGTAAGTGCAAGAAATTTTCATTAATAGCAGTACCGTATGCTGTAGTACTTCTGCCTGGAAACTTTAAACTAGTTTGTACGTTTAAAGTGCTATCTTCAACAGTAATGCTACCTTTGTTTGTAAAATCTGTAAAGTTAATAGTATATGCCATCTAATTATGCTCCTGACAAACTTTGGACTCTTACAGTATAATCAATTTGTATAAGTCTGTTTAATGATTTTTGTACTGGGTGGAAAATTACATGTGTAATTAACTTACCTGTTGTACTAGGATCGTAGCTCTTTAACCCTAACTCGTCAAACACATATGTACTAGTTGCATCTGTAGCAGTATCAAATGCATCTTGTCCGGAGGGTTCGCCGTAATCAAGTAAACACGTTACAATTATGTCTGTGTAGTTAGTACCACTTACGTGTCTAGTTTCTAATTTATTTCTAACAGGATCTGTGTTGTTTGTACTCAAATCATCTACAACTTTAGTAAATGTTTGATTATACAAACTAGCATTTGTACCTGTTGAGTTAGGAGTTAAGTAAGTAATAATCCCTGTTGGATCGACACTTGTTCCTCCGTTGCCAAAGCTCATTTCATAAATGGCTCCTTTGCCAGCATTTGCTAAACTTTCCGCAAGTGCAAGACTCATGTTTTCATAATGAATTGCGTTACGCTTGTCAACATATACTTCGCCAGTAGCAGGGTCACTAATCTTAATGTGTCCCTGTACCTTTATTCCTGATGTGTCATTTAATTTGTCTGTCATTTTGTTCTCTCACTGCTATGTGTATTTATTTGACTAGCTCCGTAACTTTCGCTCGAAGGAACCGTGCAATGTCATTTTCTTGGTTAGCAAGGCTAGTTCCGACGTCTGTCCAAAGTTTACCTAGTTTTCTTATTATAATAATCTTTTGATTCTCTAAAGGAGCAGTTGTAAGCGTTAATGTACTAGTAGTACCGTCTACACTAAACTCTGCTACGGAAGTTTCATCACCCTCTGGACTATCTAAGTCAACTGTTGGGTTAAAGATTGTTATTGCGTTCTTCCTTAAACGCTTTCCTGCTACAAATACTTCAAATTCATTTATATTGTTAGGTATAAAATCTAACTCATATGCAGTAGACGTACCGTCTGCTGTAAGTATTTGAGTAAGTGTTTCGTCTTTGTAAGGAATTGTTTGGCCAATGCTTTGCTCCATAGCTAAAGTTCCAGCTGGATAGATGGTGTTAACACCTGTTCCTAGCGTTCCTCTGCGTAACTGTCTCAAAGTGTTGCCTTGTTTCACAAAATACTCAATTCTCTCACCATTAATAAATACCACTCCTGGTATTTTTGAAGTCTTGTTAGGTGTCGGTAACCCACTTGCATCCAAAAGTTCAATTCTTAAATCAAACCAATTAAGTGGTTGACTCAACATATACTTATTCGTTTCGTCCATGCGCTTATAGTGAACACGGTTTAGCATATCCTTAAATTGCCTAAATCCAAACTTTTGGCTAGTCGGCGGAGCAGTAAAGTGTATTAACTCAACAATATCACTTGCACTAATAGTGCTTACTATCTTAATATGCATCTTATCTTCAGTTACATAATAATCTACTGCCGGTGTTAACTGTGTTCCGTTTAATATTACCCAAACATATCTTGCATCGTTTACTTCCTTGCGTAATTTTACAAAGCCATTAGTTAACAAAGTATACTCTTGGAAGTCTACATTTCCTTCTGCTATCGAAGTACGACTAATAACATTATATTTGATTCTTTCAATGTCTAATATGTCATGGTTACTAAATGTTGTTACTTCAACAGTTACATCAAGTGCAGGAGCAGTGTCAAAATATATTACGCCCGGTGTTGCTATAAACTTAGTTGAACTATCATCTGGATCAACTCCAACATAACCAAATGCATATGCACCATCTGCTACTAAAAATACATCAAGTATTTGTCCAGTAGTAGCTACGTTAGCTGTTACATTAACTATGTTACTAGCCGAATCCCATTTGTATTGTATATTTCTAACTAATTTAATACCGTCTAAATAAACTTCAATATCCTCGCCGCGGATTGTGTTTAATCCTAACTGCCAATTTTGTAATTGGTATTGTAGTACGTTAGCACTAATAACATGTCTGTCACTGTATCCTGCATTTAAAATACTACCGTTAACTTTAACTATAGTCTGGTTTGCAACAGGATTGCTTCCTATTGGAGTAGTTGCTAGTGTATACTGTGTAGTACTTCCGTCTGCTACAAACGATTGACTTGCAACTTGGCTAAAGTTTGTACCAGTAGCATAGAACAATCCAAAATCAATTACTGCATCTAGTGCAGGAGCAGTACTAAATCTAATTCCAGTATATCCTTTATCTACACCATAGGCATCGCCTGCTGAGAAAATAGTAACCGTTTGTAGTACTCCGTTAATATTAACAAAGTGTGTCATGTCTGATTGCCATTCTACTTTAGTAACAAATTCTATTGTGCTGCCGTCACCGTTAAACGTGTTAATGTCTAATATCTTCTGACCAGCTTCTCCCATAACAATAGTGTTTAGCAGTTGTCTAGTAGTCGGAGCCGTTGCAAATGTAATTGTGTTAGTTGCATAATCAACTGTATATAAACTTGGTGCAACTTTAACATTGTCAAGTCTTACAAATACTGCATCTGCAGAGTTTGGATGGCCGCCTAATTTGAATATAGCCGTTGTGCCGTCTGTCCAATGAACATCACTGTAAATTGTACTGCCGCCTTCAACTGGACGATGGACGACTTTTAAGTCTAAAGTATCTAATATTTGTCCAGGAACTAACTCCTCAGGACCTTTGCTATTAGCCTGAGTTACAAACCCGTCGCCGTCAACAACTATTTCCGAAGCATCAATACCTTTAGCAGTATCATACAATGTTGTTCCGCCATCAAGCAGTGTGTCGTATGATGTTGTGTCTGGCTTAAAGCTACCGTCACTTGTAGTTTTTCTAATAATAAACGTATCGTCACTTACTGATGATACACCGTTGTCTTGTAAATTTAACGAAGTTAGTACGCCATCTCCAGTAATACTAAGCATTTTAGCATTTGGATTAGTTGCTATTGATGAATCGTTGTAATAAGCGTCATCAATTCGCACATTATTTTTATATACGTTATAAGTAACTCCGCTTAACAACGGAGTGTCCCAAGTTAATGTAGCAGTTGATCCGTCTAGCTGGAATACTAAATCCTCGTATGTGTTATCATAAGTATCAAACGTTTCTGTAAAGAAAGGCTCAGTATCAAAACCGGAACTTCCTTCAAATCCAAAACTCTTAATCTCAACGCCGCCGTAATCAATACCATCCATTAACTGTGCAATGTCTTTGCCTACCATTCCTGTAGTAGGATTGTAAAGTAAACTAATTCTATCTTGTGCATCTAACAAATTTATATCTTTGTTATATGTAACAGTTATTGCTGAGCCTAATTTAGGCGGAGTAGTAAATGCTATTCTTCCAACACTTCTAGTGTATCCTTTAGTAACATCGTTAACATTAGTAAATGCATACTCACTTCTTAATAGCTCAACACTAGTAACAACAACACTTGTGCTTGTTGTTTTTCTATCCATTGGCCATTTTAGATCAAAGTTAAATTTACTGCCAGTTCCAACAAATGTTTCTGTTGTAGCTAATGTAGTAATGTAAGGTAGTCCGCTTACCCTATCGAATTTAAACGAAACTTTAGTACCTCTAACTACACCATTACCTAAAATTGCAGTTGCATTGCCAATTGTTCCAGTGTTGCTTAATCCGCCGTCAACTATAATAGTTGGTGCGCTAATGTACCCGCTACCAGGAGTTAATACTTGTATTTTGCTTAATTTGCCGTTGTTTAAGAATGCCTTTGCTGTAGCACCTGTGCCACCGCCTCCTTCAAATCTAATTACTGGAGGTAAGTTATATGCAGACCCTTTATTACCAATTTCAACACTTGTAATTTGATATCCAACATTATCAAACCAGTGCTTGTCCGGATATGAAGATACAGCTCTTTCACCGTACACTGCAATGTCTGAAGCCTTGGCGCTAGAAGCTTTAATTTTTCCGTCTGCAATACTATACTTCGGCGGTAAATCAAAGTCTGATATTATTGATTGTGTAAGGTCTGTATTATTATAAGAACTTACATACTCTCTAACTTTAGTTTTGTAGGGCTTAACTTCGTTTATATAAGTTTGGTAACTTTCTAAATTGTCATTTTTAAATGTAACTCTTTGTGCTAGTTTACCCAAATTGTGTTGTGCTTTTACAAAACTTGATTTAAATGCCCAGTCAATATTTGGCTGTTCACTAAATGCATACCTAACACTAGCTAAGAATAAGTTATTATATTCTACTTCTAAGTTGTCAACAAAAAGATGATCTCTTATTGTTTCAAGTATTATTCTAGTTTCAGTAACAGGTTGTGCATCAAAAAATACTGTATCATAGTTGTTGCTATCAAATCCAATTTTACTTGTGTTTACATTGTACAATGACTCAGTAAACGCAATAGTTGCATTTTGCTTTCCTACTGTTTTATAATTTACAGTATAATCAACATCAACTTCATTTTTAATTTTTTCTAGTAATAACCATCCACCCGATCCAACATTTTCAATTTTTACAGTATCGCCAATGTCGTTAACTATTCCATCTAACTGATAGCTTGCAGTAATTAAATCAACTACAGAAGTAAAGGAGTTGTATCCAGTAGCGTACCAGTCTTTGTAGTTCCAGTATAAGTTTGTATCAAATCGTTGACTAATATTTCTTATCCACTTACCAGCAACTAACTGATACATGCTCCATTTGTTTGAAACATTAATATCAGACTTAACTAGTACTGTAAAGTTTCTAACTGTAAGTACTGTAGAATTATCATAACCTTTACCTGCGTTAACAATAGTAACTGTTGAAATTTGTCCTAATTCATTTAAAGTACATTCAACTTCTGCTCCAGTACCTATACCAGTAACAGTAATCTTTGGACCTTTTCTAGTTCCGCTAACATAAGTAGAATCAATATATCCCCTACCAGATGCAGTAATTAAAATTTGTGTAAGTTTTCCATCAACTACTGTAGGCGTAAGTGTCGGAACTGTTTTATTTGCAATTCCTAAAAATGCTATATCTTCATAAGTATCAATTACTGCATCATAAAGTTGTGTACTAGCACTTGGTACTGGGTCATTTTTTACTAGATCAGTAATATTAAACTCATCAACAATAATAGTTTTTGCTAATATATCATTAGTTCTTTCAATTAATTGCTTTAATGCTTCAGCCCGGTTTACAAACATACCCTGTCTTGGTCTGTCTTGAATTCCATATTTTGTTTTTACACTTAATGCCGGATCAGGTATAATTCTGTCTTTAGAATCGTAACCAATTAAACTATCAAACCATTTGCGTTCAATATCTTTGTTAGGCTTACTACTTGCAACACCTTGCGATATCATTTGATATTCGTTGTGTATGTTTTGATTCTTATTAGCCGTAGTCCAATAACGAATGTTAAGTGCAACATCCGTGTCTGTCATAGAGTTAGCTACATTAAACAATGCAAACCTATCTTTAGACATAAGTGCAACAAACTTGTGTCCTGATCCTGCTGGATCTTTAATAAGTGTTTGTACAGCCTGTGCGCTCATTGTCCTAGACTCTACATTTGGAGTTGTCTTCTTATTTAACACCCAGTAGTAATATGTTTTTCTAGACGTTGCTGATACTTCGTCCCATACTAGTGCTTCACTGTATGCAGTGTCGCCATATTTACTTAATCCGCTTATTCCAGTTGCAATTCCTTCTTCTGTATCAGCAATTGTATCCCATTCACTTGGAAGAAATTCTGTTTCTACCCATTCGTAAACGTCTATAGAAGTACCTGGGAATAATTCTCCCCAAAAGTTTGTTTGGTAAGTAATATCATTTTGATAATAGTTATAATACTTAACTGCACTTAAATCCCACCACAGTTTGCCCACTGCTTGCTTTGTCCAGCCTGCTAGTGCGTCAACTACTACGCTATCATTACCAATATTAAAAGATGCTGGATCATAATATGTTTTAAAACTTAACTCTTGTTCTGCTATACCTGGAATTCTTCCCTGAACAGGATCAATAACATCAATGTCTGCTATTAATGTATTAGTTTTAGTGTTATACAAAAATGCACTTTTTATATTAGACAAATCAACTTGATCTAATGGACTTCTGTGAGTCACCCAAGCAGTTGTACCAATTACTTTTCTATAATCAACAACCATACCTTGATAGGTATTGTAGTCTGTCATTCTAGGCATGCTTGCATACACGTGGTTGTTACTTACTAATAAGTTTTTACCAAATGCCATCGACGAATAATCATCGAATATAAACTCTTCAGCGTATACTAATGTTTCATTAATTCTTTCATAAACGTAAACAACACCACTATCCATCATTGAATTTTTAAAGTTAGTAAACTTATTATCAAAGTAAGTTGTATCAGTATCATATGTTGTTAGCGTATCAATGTCGCCTTGCAATGACGTTACTGCTAGTTGATTGCCGTCAAAGCTAACTGCACTACCAAATTGTTCTGCTACTTCGTTGTTATGGCTGTACAATGTTTGTGATAGTACAAATGTTCCGCCTGTTAACTTATAAAGATACACTTTACCTTGGGCAGTTGCAACAGAGTTGTTATAAGGTTCGCCTATAGCAATCATAGTGCCGTCTGCACTAATTGATATTGTGTCAGCATACCCAGTAAGTGTGTCTGTGCTTACATCTAAGTACGGAGCTTCAATTGTTTGAGATAAAGTAAACTGTCCGTTAACTTGTCTGTATACATTAACTGCTCTTGATCCTGTACTATCATTACCTTGTATTTTTGTACTAGTAATTAATACTTGTCCAAGTTTATCTTGGTCAAATCGTCTAGCAAAGTCTCTTATGCCGCCCTCTGGGGTATAAATACCTTCACCAATTACTAATTGTTCCGGTGTACTAGGAATGTAACCAACGTGTGACGTTGTTGCTGTTAATGCGGTCCAGTTACTTGCTACAAATGCTAGTCCACTAGCAATGTTTATGTTTGCACTATACATTGTACCAAGATAATTAACAATTTCGCCTACTTTATAGAATGTAGTTGAATTAAACACTCCCCTAAATAACGGATTAACGTCTAGTTGCCAGTTATACGTTTCAACTGTACTTCCAACTGTGTTAAAAGAACCGTGCTTAATAAAGTGTATACTACCTGGATTAGACTGTGTGTCATTTCCGCCGGATGCAACTGCAACTTTATACAATTTATCAACTTGAGTTATTTGTATTTCATCGCCAAAGTGTTTATGGTTTTCTCTTTCAGGCATTACATAAGAACTGTTAATGTCAAACTGGTTAACTTCGTTGAGTGCATAAACAGAAATCATACCTTCTTCTGTCAGTCCACTTACAGATGCATTTGTAGCATTACTTGCAACAATATTATTAACTTGTGTCCAATCATTGTTATTACTCGAAGGTACGTTTGCGCCTCTTGCAATACCTTGTAGAGTAATTTCATCGTAAATCCAATACTCTTTGTCAAGCAATTCAGTAGTTGCAACATTAGCAAAGTTAGTTGATTCGTTAATAACTAGTATCTTACCAACTACTGCCGAACCTAACGAAGTTGCTTTAATTTCGCCCATTGTTCTGTCTGGCGATCCTGATCTAATGATATCAGCAGTTTGACCCCAATTATCTCCAAGGCTCCATGTACCTGTAACATTTTTAACATAAATTCTTATGTCATTAAATTCTCTTTTATAAAATACAACTTCTGCTGTTGCTCCACTTGATGCATCACGTACAGTGTCGCCTACTGCTGGCTCAAACGGTAATTGGTTTATTGTACTAAAGTTATCAAACACAAAGTCAATATATCCATCCCACATATCATAAATTGTATGTTGCTTGTTTGTAATACCAAAGGTAAATGCAGTGTTTGTAAGATCAACTACTCCGCTGTGGTTATCTAAGAAAAGATAGAACTGATCAGTATTTGACAATGTATCCGATAATACTTTAGGAACTCTTATTGCCCACTTAGTAGAATTCTGTACAGCAAATACTTCATTTGGATCGCCTTCATAAGTAAAGCTCTCAATAAACGACACTTGGTCGTTTAACGATGCTTTTACACCAATAGCTGTTATGTTATCTTGAATATTGTAATAATAGTTAGGTGATCTTCCTGAGCCTTCTTTAATAATGTCTTGATACACTAACCCGTTTCCTGGATCAGTAAATATGTTTGAACTATCTGCCGCTGTTTCGTATGCAGGAGTAGTTATCATCCAATAACCACCTACTTCTGCTGTAGGGTCTACATAATCTTCAGTATAATCACCAACTGCAATAGAACCAATTGACAACTGTCCTGTTGAAGCAAACGATCCGTTAACATTCGACACATAAACTATTGCGGCTCCGTCACTGTCGCCTACATAAGCAACTATACCACTTGCTACTGCACTGTTTACTGTTTGTCCAACGCCAGGTAAGTTTTGGAAGTTTGCAATATGCAATACGTTTTCAACCTTAGCTGTAATAGCATGTGTATCTGTTAAGAATGCACCAGTTATTGGAGTAAATTGACCGTCAAATGGCTCAACAGCAACATCATAACCTTGTGTGTTTATGTTACTGTTGCTATTCCATTTTAGCACAATGCTGTCGCCTACTTTCGACCCTTCGTATGCTTCTTTAGGGCCTCTAACTAGCAAGTGTGTGGTATTAGTTTTACTATTAAGTTTATAGTTGCCTGTTTGTAGTAAATTAAGTAATGTGCTATCTGTTTCGGAAACTAAGTCAGGATACGAATTAAAAGTAGTATACGGTATTGCATCAACTGCTCCGTCAATAACCGATACTGCTTTAAATAAGTTTGGACCTGATTTAATAATGTCATTTTTATTATAGTTATTACCAGGAACATATGTTCCTTTATATGCAGTCTTTACGTTACTTGCATACGGTGATCCAATAATTAAATACTTGCCGTCTGGACTAAACGAAACGCTTTCGCCAAATTGCTGTGATGTGCCTACATCTACATAAGTTATAGGAGCACTAATTGTTTGATCAAATACAAGATTGTTTGCATCACTGCTACGCTTGAATATATGTACTTCGCCGTTTCCTTTGTTAGGAATACCAACTGCTAAAAGTGTATTAGAGTCGTTTACAGCAATACTATGTCCGAAGTTATGTTGCGTACTATCTAACGATAGTGAACTCTTAATAGTTTGTGCTTGAGAATAAACTGGAGTGTTCTTAATTACTCTCCACTTACCGCTGTCGTCATCGTCTACCCAAATAATTTCTAATGACTGTAAGTTCTTAGTACTTAAATCATTTGCTGTTGCTAAAGTAGCAACTCTTTGTGAAGTAAACTTTGTAATTATTCCATTTACATTAGTTAACGTTCCAATCTTTTCCCAATCATTATTGTCAGAAACAAATTCGATTTTATTATTGTAAACATCTGTTACTGTATAAAATGCTTCAACTGCTGTTGCTACGGTATCAGTTCCAACAATTTGATCTACATTATATAATCCAATAATATCACCAATAGCTACGTCAACAGTTTTGTCACAATTTAACGTTATAGTAGTTGCTTCTTGTGTAATTGTGTTTACTACAAGGTTACTATTAAAATGCTTCAATACGTCCCATGACTGGTTATCAGTTGATACCCAAACATACGCACCTTTGTCTATGTCTGTTGTAGCAAAGTTTAATATTCCGGCTTTAGTTGTTACTGCTCTATCAACATCATCGCTTGTAACATATCCAACTGTTTTTATATATTCTTTATTTAAATATTTTGTAGGAAGCCTAGTAGTTTCATAGTTTGCTGGCTTTAAGAATACATCATGATGCGGTACTCTATAAACTAAATCAGTTGTTGCTGTTGGAACAACGTTAACTAACTCAATAGGCTGTGGTTCTAATCTAAACTTAGATTCATCTAACTGATATTCAATTTCTTCAAAGCCTGTACTAGCGCCGTACTGTGCTGATTTAATTGCCCATTCTTCGTAAAAGTCTATGCTATCTTTGTCAGCACTTGCTAAACTATCAAATAACTTGTCAATAGCATTACGTGTACCTTTGTCAGCTATCATACCTTGATAGAACTTATACTGACTAACATCGTCATTAATAATATTTTCTAAGTATTGACGCTTTTGATAACCTGTTAAATGCTGTGCCATCTTCTGCTGTTCAGCATCAAAATTGTCCGAATCAAGGTCATAAAAATCAGCAAACTGATTAACTCTATAATCAAGGTTTGGCATTAACTTCGGAGTAGGCTTGCTTTCTAGTCTTGCCCAACTAAGTGCAACAAAAGTTTCAGTACCAACTGCTTCAATTAATGCGCTATAGTAAAATTCTTTATACTTTACAACATCGCCAATTGCATAATCTTTCCAAGATGCCCATTCTGTAACTTCAGCTTGGTCAAACACAAATCCTGGAATGTTTAAACTTCCGTCCCAACCTGCGGCTACATATCCTAATACTTTAATACGTTCTTGTCGGTAACCAGTGGCAGGACTATATATTACATCTTTAAAATCTGAAATATTATCTAATACAGCAACGTGCTCAACTTGTACTTGAGGTAATATAACATGGTATATTCCTTCTGATGAATCTTTTAACTGCATTTGGAAAACACTGTCTTCTCTATTCAGTCTAGTAAGGTTTTCAGATATTTTCTCGCCATTAGCATTTAAAATGCTGTAATTATAAAAGCTATTATATAAGTCGTCAGTGGTAGTATACGATGCTTTAAATTCTAACTTAGTTGCTGACGGACTTACTGACAATACTGTGCCAGCTGTCCAATTTTGTGTAGTAAAATATAAAAACTCTTTAGTACTTAATTTCCAATCTTCAACAACTTGTGATTCTGGATTATAATAATTAAATGTAAATCCTTGTGATTCTAAGTAAGCACCGTAACCTAATATAAAGTCTACTACCTCTTGAACTGTTTTAAATAATGTACCGTAAGGAACATCAATTTTGTCAGTTGTAAATGCTTTTCTATACGTTGCAGTTGCTCCTCCCACCATTGGTAGTTCAGCAAGTTTTTGGAAGTTTACAGATTCAAAAGATTCAGTACTTGTATGATTTGTTTTTACTCTAAAGAATACATTATTATACTGTACATTGCTTCCAACTACGTAGCGTTGTCCTCCAGTCCATTCAAGGTATGTTTCTGATACTCCTCCAACATTAATATTTGGATCTGTACTAGTTGACCTAGGATCAAGATATGTAAATACAGGATTAGTACTGTTGTAACCTCGGACAATATACCCAGACGGTGCTAACTCAATCATTACGCCGCTGTAAGAAGCAACAGTTAATGGAGAACTTGTGTTAAGGAATATATTGTAATTCTCCTTAGGAAGAAATACGTTACCTTTATTAAACGGAGTTCTGCTATCTAAAATAAATTTTAATTTTTCTTTATCAGTAAAAGAACCTAATTTAATTCCTAATTGATTTTTTACTAATTTAAATTGTTCTTTATAACTTGCAACATCAGTTGTTGCTTCTGAAGTTAAGTATTCAATAACATAGTTAATTAATCCACTTGTTAATACTTCTGCTGGATCGGTTATTATATTCGGATAAACTATATCTGTAGGAGTTATTGCTTTGTTTGATGCTGTGTAAATCCATTGTCCAGACAACGACTTTTTCATTCTTGATGTGTCAAAGCCTAACCCAATTACTTTATTAGGCTGATTTAATATCCATGACTTAATTAAACTAAATGGATATTCACCACTTCGTCTCCATGCTGTTTCAGCCGGAGCTTCGTCACCGAATTTAAATGATGCGTCTATATTTTCAGAAACAAATCCTGAAGTAAATCCTGCTGATTGAGGACTTAATAGATCGCCAAACTCATCTACCGGAATGTGTGTTAATAATTTAGATCTTTTATATTTGGTAATGATTTCTATAGGAACACCTGTAGCTTTAACTCTACCTTCTTGTAGATCTTCCCATAATACTAAGTTGTCGCTTGTATATGGTGCAGGACCATATGTTGTTTCCCACCATGTAGGCATTATTGTAAAGCCTAACATTTCCCAAGGATGGGTATGTGGACGATCTGTATCAAATGCTTGTTTATAAACGGATCTCCAAAAACCAGTAATCGCTTTTCCGTCCCACGATGCCATGTTAGAGTAGTTCCAAGTAAAGCTATTATCTCTAGTGTAAAAACTACTGCTATCAGTATAATTAACATCACCTAAACTTTCAGTCCACTGTACAAAGTCGCGCATCATTCCTGCATCAACTTGTGTTTTAGTAAACTTTGTATCTCTATCTATTCCTGGAATAAAATCGTTTACATCTAATCTAGTAGTATCATATTTTACTTTAATGTTATTATAAATTCGCTTTTCAAGTTCTAATAATAACTCATCTCTATAATCATCGTATGCTACAGTCTTGCTACCGTCGTGTCCTTGGATTACTTTAGTAGTTGTTAAGTAGGTATTATCGTTAATTATTGCAGGATAAAATACTGGATACAATCCTAACTTACTAGGAGTTGGTGGTACATAACTCCCATCAGTATTTCCAAATTCGTATATTTCAATTAAATCATCTTTGACTTTAGTTGCAGATATAACAACAAATCCATCTGTATTAAATGTATAATCTTTATTGTGTATTAGCTGAATACCATTTTGATATACTAATACTGCCTTAGATGAAAGTGTTGCTAAACTAAACGTTTCGCTCAGCGAGAAGAAAGTATTTTCTATATCGTACACTGTAAATTCTAAACGCTTAGATCCTTCAAACGGAATCATGTCACTAAAGTGATAAGGGTGAGTATTAGTTTTATCTTTATTAACACTCTTTAATACTAAGTCAACGTGTTGCTTAGTCGGGCCATCATACCCTAACGTGTCAGCCGCTTGCATAAATGATCTTTTAAACTTTCTATATTCGCGTCTAGAATGATCAATAGCCTTAATTATATTTGCATCTCTATCTGTTACATGGTATGTACTAATATTCGACGAGCCTGCATATTGTAAAAACTTCTTACCATAAGAATTTACATTTCCTAAGTTACTAAGATTGCTTGGTCCAGGAAATATACCTGTAAAGCCAGGCATGTCTTCAATCATCGAAAATACATGATCGTTAACTTCGCCTAATGTAAACGAAGTAAGTTTGTCGTTTTGTGGATTCTTTTCCATTGCATGTGGAAATTCGTAATATCCATTTGCATTTTTAATTGTGTCACTATTAGTTTTAATTATTACACTGCTTTTTGCAGGAATTGCTGTTGTAAATCTAACAGTCATAACTCCGTTAACATCAACTAATGTATAATCAAATCTCCAAGCACTATTTACTTGTACTGCGCAAGTTAAATCAGTTAATGATCCACTATTATTATAAGTGTCAATAGCAAAGTCTGTTGTTACAGTAGTAACATCGTACTGTCTAATAACTTTTTGCACTGTATTAGTTTTGGCCTTTGTCCAGCCGTTGCAGTATGTAAAGCTATCAATATCAGTATATGTTTTACAGAATCCAATTTCAGTAGTTTTATTATAAGGAACATTATCAAGTTGATAACTAAACTTTTCCGATGCTAGGTTAAAGTCAAACGTAATATCGCCAACATTTTCAAGTGCTCTGTATGTTATAGGAAAGCCTAATTCAACATCATTTTTCCCTGTGCCAACCTTATAACTAAAAATCTTATTACCAGCAAAATTACTTACCGGATAAGTTGTAGCATTGCTGTAACTAATACCATAATCGTCAAACAATTCAAACAACGGTTGTTGGTTTGTACTTGACTTGTACTGTGCTAACTTCCAAGAAGTTCCATTATAGTAATACTGTTTACCTGCATTAGTACCTTGTGTAATTAACACTACTTGATTATTAATTGGTGTAGTATCTGTTTCGTCAACTAGTGCAATTTGAGCAACTGTAGAGTTATGTTTAATAAACTTTACTTTATAAATGTTATTGTTTACAAGTAGATCAGTATCTGCTGTGAACAAAATACGCATACCGTCGGTAACATCAACACCGTCAATGCTATAACCGTCTGCTCCGCTAATTGTTGAAAATGCATCTTTTGTAAACGTGTCAACTAAGTTTACATTTTCAGTTTTTGCTTCAGTACCAAACTCAAACAATTTTAACCCTGCAATAAATTCAATAACAGGTCGTTTTGCTCTTGCACTTTGATCAATATCAAATACTTCGCCGTTTAATTCAGCAGTTTTTTCAAGTACTGATTTATGGAACCATCTGTTATTTCTCGACCAAGCATTTTTATCTGAAGAAGCTCTATTAATTACAATATAATCTTTAGTTGCCGCATAAGAACTTGCAGTACTATACGGTAAATTGTCAAAGTCATTTGCATCAAACAATACTTCTACGTCTGCTGAGTACGCTTGTGAAATTACAAGATCACTATCTTTTATTAATACAATCTTATCACCAACACCTTCAACATACCATGTATTAGTTGCATACTTTTTCGGAATAACAGTTCCTTCAAACTTTAATTTCATTCCGTTCATTAACGAAAATCCATTTGCTGTAGTGTATGTTTTTTTGCCTAGTATGTCGCTAACAACATCTATCGATGTGTTAGACTCAATGTCTGCAATTCTAAGTGTCCCGCCTGTGTTAACATCAGTTTCTGATACATAGTACAATCTCTCAGGCGCATTTAGAGGTACAGTAAATTCAACTGTTCCTAAATCTGTTCCTGAATTTGTAATACCAATTGCATACTCATTGTCACTTTCAATTTGTCGTGAAGTTCTAATAGTAAATGGCAGTCCTGGAGCAGAAACATCAAACATGTATGTTTGGCCTCTGTATAATTCTAATGTAGGATTTTGTGTTAGATTTCCGTTAAACACATATCCTTTGTTTCCTGCATTGTCTACACTTGTTACTGTGTAAGTACTTGTTACATCATCATTTTGACCAAATATACTAATAGGTGCAGGACCAGATGGTAACCAATAATACTCTCTAAAGTTAGTAAGTTTATCCCAATCTAAATTTGGGTTCCATGCATAATACTCTTGGCTGTTTAGTAAACTTTCGTTTGAAACTGTTGCGCCTAATATATCTAATTGATTTCTAAAATCATTATAGTCTTTATAAAATAAAACATTATTAAGAATATCTTTAGATACAAGTGCAGGTTCTAATTGATGTGTTTCTCTTTGAGAAGAAATATCACCAATGTACAAGTCATTTGGAGTATAAGCATTAGCTGTTTTTCTTCCAAAATATCCATTTAATTTTTTTGCAGTACCGGGCTTTGTAAGTTGATCTAATGTAGCATTTAAAAACTTAGTGTTAGCTTCAGTTCGAAAATACCTTGGTAGTAACTCTGCAGACTTCCTGTTAGATTTGCCATTAACTGGAAGTGGATATTCATTTTGGTCGTTATTATATGCCATTAGTAGCCGTAGCCTCCACTTGAGCTTGAACTAGAACTTGATGAACTAGAACTTGATGAACTTGAACTCGACGAACTTGAACTAGAACTTGCTGTTCCGGTGTTTATTGTCGATGTATATGCTGTACTAGAACTTTGTATTCCAGTATTTGCAACTTCAACACTTGCTGTAATAACAGTGCCGGATGCTTTTAATCTAGTTGCTGTAATGCTATCTATTATTTCTATGTTTGCTACTGTTGCGCCGCTTATAAAAATTTCATCTGATTCTGATTTAATCTCAAACAATGATCCAAATGCTTGTGAATCTTCATCTGGTACAATTACTATAGAACTAATAGTTGGTGCAAGTTGATTCATTACGTATGTTGAAAGTTCCGAGAAGTAAAACGACTCTCCAAACTCCCAATTGTCTAAACTAAAATATTCATTTATTGCACTAACTACGTTTGATTTTATTTCATTATCATTAGTAACAGTTTCAATATTCTTTACAATTTTAAATGTTGCTTGCAACCCAGTCTCCGCTGATGATCCAAATAGTATTTTATACTTTACTGGATGATATATAACTTCGTCACTAATTGATTTAATTTTATCTAGTTCTGCGCCATAACTTCTATACAACTGATCACTACTTGGCGGTAATGGTTGTGCTATAACATCGCCATTTAACCACTGCCTATAAGTAGTGTCATACAAACGTGTTAACAAGAATGTGTCTATTAAGTTTGTGCTACTAGGATCAATTCTTTTATTATTATCGGCAGCGTGTACATATCTAAATTTTAGACTTGCTCTACCAATGAATGCTTTAAAGTTTGATACTTGTGATATTGAAAGTTTATCAGTTGATAACTTCTTAAATAATCCAGTGTCAACTGCAAAAAATACAGTTGATGCATCATAAGAGCTATATGCTCCTATAGCTGATTCTGAAGTAAGCACTGTTATGTTTTGTGATGTAGCAGTTACGTATTTAAAGTCTTCAACACCGTCAGATGTAGTGTACTTCTTTTGGAATATATATTTTGTAGTAGGAGCAACTGTCTCGTTAACAATATCAAGGAATGATCCTGGGTTGTCAACTACGCCGTCGTCGTCTGCATCAAAGAAAGATACTTCTATTTTCTTTGAATCAACATATCCTTCAGCATCTCTATATTCTTTTGTAATTTCAAAATTATAATCTGATGTAAATGGTAATGTTAAGTCAGGCTGTGTATTAATGCTTAATACTTCAATTTTATCTTTAATAATTTTGCCTGTTTTATTATCGTAAATTTTATCACTACTGTCGTAGTAGAACTTGATCTCTTCGTCGCTTTCGTATACATAGCGCATAGCTCTGTATGTAATGTTATATTTTTCGCCATCTGTTTTAAACCATAACAACCAACTAGCATCTAAATTTTGACTACTAACATCACCAGTTTTACCTGTGCTAAATGCACTATTAGTATTTAGATTTACTTCTGTAATAATACGCCATTGTCTAGTAGCAACATCGTATCGCAATCCAAATGTATTATTTGCAAATGCTTGATCAATGATTTGTGTTTTAACTGCTGGAGTAATAACTGTAGTAAGTTTAGGTCTAATTTCAGTCAATAGTGCTGTTGTCGGAATACTATCATTAAGTGTAATAGCACCTAAACCAGCTGTAGTAGTTTTCGTACCGTCACCGTTAACACTAATTACTTTTACCCACTTATAAGATAACGATCCTGCATGAGTTGCAGATCCTGCCATTAGTGTAGTTTTATCGCCTACCATAAAATGATAGCCTGTAGGTGCTTCAAATTTAAGAAGTGAGCCTGCTTCAAGTAAACGTAAATTATTTGCTGTGTAAGTTCCTACTTTATAAGACGCACTACTTTCGTCAATTAAGTTACCAGTGCCTCTATTAGTATCTGTAGTTACTTGTACCCATTCTGCTTTTAAATCAGAAGTAATAATCTTTGTAAAGTTTGTTAGATAATAGTTTAACACTCTTCTATCTTTTAATATTGGTTCTATTTTATTTGTAATAGCACTTTCAATATCAGTCTGTGTTACATATGCAAAACTATCTTTATTAACTAAATCTTCTTTATAAACAATACCGTCATTTGCGTATAAATTTGTGCTACTATATTTTCCAGTAGCATCTAATAAATCATAGTACCTACTAATTCCGCTTGCAAATCTATTAACTGATTTTACTTTAATAATATCTTGACTAATGCCCAATGGTGCAACATTATAATCTTCAGCAGTTACCATTCTGTTTTGTGTATAATAAGTCGACGGAGCATTTTGTTTAATACTTTCTGTTGACTCACTTGGCGCACTATTTGCTACTGTGTATTTTAATTCCAAATTAAGCGTAATTGTTTCAACAGTATTACTTCTACTTAAATAAGGAACTCTAACTTGTATTCCAGTCATATCATTTGGCTTAATAACATAACTTTGGTTGTTACTAGTTCTATAAAAAACTTTAAATACACCTTTAGGCAATTCGCCAAAAGTTCCATCTGAAAACACTAAACTAATTCTGTCACTTACTCTTGTAAGTACACTATAAACTGATCTAATCTTTTTACTAACACTATTATAGATAACGTTGTTGCCTTCTATTGCATCAACCTTTGTCCAAATTTCAGACTCTTGTCCGTTTTCGTCTAGCTTATAAAGCCAAACATCGCTGTTGTTAATGTTTGTTGCGTCTATATCAATTACTTGATTAGTTGTAGGATTGTTAACTATAAATTGGCCACTGTCTAATGTACCTTGTTTAAACATGCAAAAGAAACCAGTGTTACTACTTGCAGGTCCGCGGCTGTCGTCTTTATAAAGGTATGCAAAGCTATTTGCAGTTAATGGAATTTCTTCTTCAACATTCTTTGTAGCAGAGTTTATGTCTGAGGACACAACTTCAAATGATACATTTTTTCCTTGGACAGATTTATTAAATCCGTATGTTGGAATATCTGTGTTAACAGCATTAAATCTATACTGCTGATGCGGAACACCGTCTACTTTTTCTTTTTTAATTGGGCGACCAAATGTACCATTTGCAGGTAGTGCAGAATTCATTACTTTAATAAACTGCTCATACCAATCTGTATTAGTTGGGTCATTCCATTGAATGGATTGGTTTGCTAAATTAAAGTTGTTAGTATCTATTACTTCTTCTGTAGTAGAAACACTAGTTACTTTTAACATACCTGTTGCGGCTTGGTTGCGCTTTGGATTATAAGAAAGCATCCGTGCTAAACGGAGAACTGATTCTCTACGTTCTGCTAATTCTAAAAAGTTTTCTCTTGCATTTAGATCCATGCGGAAGGATATGTTTTGACCTAAAAATGCAATCAAATCAATCAGTGCAAGGTATTCACTCGACTCAATGTAGTCGTTAAAGTCCTCAGGATAATTAGTCCTAAGGTAAGATATCATTGTTCTTCTTAAATTATCAAAGTCATAACTTTGAAAGTCAGCATTACGGAAACTTTGGTATATACGTTTCCAATTCTCTGCTACTAATAACCTATTTTGTCTATCGGTTGTTGACATATTATTGCTTCCTTCACTTACATGTATTTATTGGTTTCGGATAAGTGCGTATATAAGTTACGAAATTAAACCATTGTTTTCATCAAAAGTTAAGCGCATTGATTCAGATATATTGTACGGAAGATATGTAAGATCCAATTCAATCTGAATTCCAGTTTCAAACGAGTCAACTATTACTGAATTTACTTGTGTACGCGGATCGTAATTTACAATATCAGTAACATTCTTTGCAACGGCGTTTTTTAATGCCGCTGTCATTGGTTCAAATAAAACTTCCCAAATGATTGTTCCAAACTCAGGATTTTCTAATTTTTCACCTTGTCTAATATGAAAATGATTTATTAAATCTTGTTTAATTAACGAAAGGTCATATAACGTAGTTGACGTATTATTTGGGTTTACTGTACTAAGTCCTCTATAAGCTCTAGACGCCGGAGGCTTATTAGGCGCTTTCTTATCGCCAGCTACTGTAATTCTTTCATATATACTTTTTTCTAATGTGCTCATACTGTATTTACCTACTTAAATTGTTGTACTATTTGTGCCAGTTGATACAGCATTAATATCTAATTTATTATTGCCAAACAACGGCTTATTGTACTCTGCTGGAATATCCCAGTTACGTTTAATGTTTAATACATACTGGCTGTTACTTGAAACACTGTAAGTTGATACTTTAGCATTATCGCCTTGGTTGCCTCCGAGTATTTTAAGTTTGCCTGTCTTGTTGTCTACACCTACAATAAATCCTATATGGCCGCCGGATCGTGTTCTTGACTTAAAGACACAAATATCTAAGTATCTTATTTTGTCTAGTGTGCGCCAATCAACTTCATTTCCATAATTTTTATATGCTTGACTGCTCATAGAACGTAAGCTATCAATACCGGCTGTTTTTAGTGCATAACTTATAAATGCCGCGCACCATGCATATGCCATTGATCCGCTATCTTGCGAATAAGAATGTCCACATACACTGTAACATGCTAATATATTTGGATTTCCAACTTTTCCTCTTTCCTTCCAATCACCTGTTATGACGTTATCAAGTATAGCTTTTAATTTTAAGTATCCAGGCCCTGAAGGAATTGGTCCGGGATCTGCATAGACAATTGGTGATCCACTTTGTGAATTTAAACCGCCGGTGCTTTGAGGATAATCACCTTCAAGGTTTGATTCAGCTCCGGTATAATTAAACCGTTGTTCATTTAGTCCTGCAGACTGTGATGATAAATCTTGTACCATGCCAGGGCGTGTTACTTTAACTTCTGGTATAAAAACATTACACATTATTGTGGTCCTTTATTTACTTCTTGTGTGCCGCCTGCACTTGCAACATTATCATTAATGCCTGCTGTTGATTCAGGCTTAGGTGCTTCTAACCAAGTAGTATCTAATCCTTTGTAAAATGCTAAATCCTTAGGATATGCATGATCGTATCCACCTGGGTTAATTGCTATTCGTAAATCACCCAAAATACCCTTACCTCGGTTTGGTCTATATCTTGCTTTAAGATATTGTGCCGCAACGTCACAACTTGTTACAAAGTCAGTAGCTAACAATTTTGGATCAAATAGTATTTTAACACCAAATGGGTTTGTATTAGTGCCTTCCGGATCAACATCACTAACAGGACCGTCAATTAATGTTTCATCTATTAATCCAGCGGCTTTTCCAAATGTTTCATAGTTAGCTCTACCAGTTATTTGTATAACGCCCCTTCCTATAAATGCTCCGCCGTCGCCGTCAAACTCATTACCTAATTCAAGTCCTTTTTTATTGTTGTTACCATACACTAGTTCAAAGAAAGTTGCCTTTGTTGCTTTAGCCGCAGTTAATTCAGCTTCACTAACACCTCTAGTTGCAGTTTTAAATATACTACGAATATAAGCGTTTGTATTATTTCCATAACTAAGTTCTTCTGCAGGTAGTAATCTACTTTCTGTATGACATACTGCAATAATAGAAAGTAATGTTTCGTTGTCAGTAAACCCAACTGCTCGCATACTTTGTGCTAATATTCTAGCACGTTCCCTAACATCATTAGAGACAGGTGCACCTTGTGCATTTGTTGATGTAGCCCTAGCTGGATTTCCTGCAGGTGTAGTATAAGTGCCACTAGTTGTTACACCTACATCGCCTGTATTATTCTGTCTAGTTGACTTAGTAGGCGGAGCACCTTTCTTAGGAACTCCAATTGATTTAGCAAACGTGTCTGGAGTACGCGGAACAAAAGTTTGAGTTTGTTCCGTATTTGCTCTAGTTTTTTCTGGTGTGTATGCTAACGGATTTAAGTTTTCGTGTTCGTACCATGGCTCGTGCTGTGGTACTCTTGCCGCTTGCCCAGCTAGTGCTGCCGGCTCAGGAGCAGTAGGCGTCGGAGCTGCCGGTACTAATGCAGTTTCTGCGGCGCCAGCTACTGCTATAGATGCAATAGCGTCTGCAGAGTTTAAATCTATTTGTCCACCAGTTACTTTAATTGCAGTTCCGCCGTTAATGTCTAATGTGCCTGTTGAAGTAATTTTTGTAGTAGTTGCTCCAAGAATATCTAGTGTAGCTTCGCTGTGAATCCTCATAGCCGCAGTACTTTGCACTGCCATTTCGCCAGTTGACTTAATATCTGTTTCACCTTTAGAAGTGATATGTAAATCAGTTCCGATATGTATATGGCCTTCTTTATCAGCATTAACAATTAAATTATTAAATGCATCAATATTAACATTTCCGCCAGATGAACCAAGAAACACTTCTGCGGCAGATAAAAAGTTAGCATTACCAGTAGACGAATATGTTGCGTTTTCTTCAGCAGATTGTGTTATGTTAGATCCTGCGGCTACTTCATAACTATCGCCTACATTCCAAAGAGCGTTTGTTCCTACAACAAAGTTTGTGTTAGATCCAGTAGTAGCTTTAAGATCTTTACCTACTACCATGTTTAAATTTTGACCAGCTGTAAAGTTTATATCTCTGTCTGCTGTAAAGTTTATATCTTCCTGTGTATGAATGCTTATACTATCTGCGGCAAAAATATCAATTTTTCCGTTAGACGTAAGTTCAATCCAAGCAGTGCCTTTGGCATTACCAATATAAATTAAGTCTTCAGTATTATGCATTAATATCTGATGACCTGTGCGTGTTCGCATCCTAAATAATTCATTAGCAGGCAATGTAGGATCTCCGCCTGCTTCGCCTGCTTCTAAACTTACGTACTCCATCGGAGTGCTTTCTGCTTTACCTTTTCTTATAAACTTGTCGTCACCATCGTCCATAACAAATGATGATCCGCCAAGTCTATGGGTATGTAAGTTAGCTTTTAGGCCAACTGGTCCTTGTTCTGCCTTAGGAGCACCAGGTCGCTTGTCTAGAGGCCCTCCTGTACTAATACCAAATACTGCACTAGGAACTTCTCGCCTTGCACTTGATGTTGTTATTCCTCGAGTGTCGTCTTCTAGCAATCCTTGTTGGATTAAACTTATTGCCATATCATCATGTGCAGGCTTTTTATACCGTGTTGCATCTGTAAGTTTTGCTGACTGTATTTTTTTATTATATTCTGCGGCAGGTGCCCTAATACCTGCAGGCTGGCCATCTAAGTTATCTGTACCAGCATATCCAGGAACCATAAAGTTCATGTTTTCTTCTTGTACACATCCAATCCAATATGCTTTGGATATATTTCCTTCTACAAGTATTACTAAAACAGTAGTACCAATATCTGGCGGAACTCCCCAAAAGCCATATGACTTTTGTGTATTTTTGTAACCTGCATTGTTGGAATTTTGTGATAAAGGTGTTACGCCATAAAACGGACTTAAATATCTAGCTTCAACCATTTGTCCTGTAGTTTCAGGTTGATTACCTGAGCCAGTTTGCTTTAATAATTCAACTTGCAATGTTCCCATATAATGCGGATCTAAATGGTTTACTACAATTGCTTCAAACGGACCCGTCGAACTGGAGTTAACGTATTTGTTGGCTCTTAGTATATTTGGATTTTCTGACATTGTTATTATTTCTCACTAATCATCGGGCGCCGCCGGTTGGTGTTGTAAATTTGCGGTCTAATGCAACTTGTTTTCTTATGTCGGCTACTTCCTTGAGAGCCTCTGGAGTAACAATTGGAACATATTGCCCAGCTGGTCCAGAGCCAGCTATGTTTGAAGTAATGCCTCCATGAGGGCCGCCTGTATCGCCGCCCAGCCTATTCATACGGTCCCGCCAATCAGGAGATTCGCTCCCGAAACTTTCTTCAAATTTGGCAGCGCCTGCTGTTGTTTCAGTTTCTTGTTGGTTAATTACTCTATTCATAGTTAGTACTTGCGTAAATTTATTTCCTGAAATAGAGCTCTCAACTCTAATAACTGAATATATTCCACTAAATGATTCAACTAATAGCAAATCTTCAGGGTAAATATATCCGCCTGTATCTTCATTAATGTCAACTGGTGTTCTAAATAATAAGTTAATATGAAGTTGTCCATTGGAATAATTTGCTGTTCCATCTTTTGTCATGTTAGTATACGAGTTATCTCCGCCAACATGATAATTGCCAGCGCCGTTGTCGCTTATATAAAACGGATCGCCCATAATTGTCATAGTCATCATAAGCAAGTCTGCATGACTATTTACTAGGCGTTGATTAAATCCTCTTGCAATATTGATATCTGCATTGCTTATCTCCGAGCCGCCATTAGCCATTGCAGTATTGTTAATAGTTTCGTATGTTCCGCCAATTCCTTCAGTTGGAGCATTACCAGTGCCACCTTGACTTAGTTTATAATCATTGTCTGTTTGGTCAGCTGAAGATTTATTAGCAGTACCTTTTCGTTGACTGGCTGTTAGCGCACCTGAATCAGCAATGGCTCCTGATTGGAATGCAAATTTATATTTTATATCTACATCTAAAATATCTTTGTTAAGTCCTGTGTATATATAATTGTATTCTTTAGCGGCAACTGATTTTAACTCGCTTATTCCAATAGCCGGTGCTGTTGGGTTATTAAATATACTAGAATGTACTTTGTACGGAACAACTCTATAAACATATATATTTGGAGTATTGCCTGATCGTAAAACTTCTTTCGAGCCGGGCACTATATAAACATCAGTTTCTATTCTATACCAAGTAATCATTCCCATCGGGTCAGTAATGTCAGAAAGTTGTGTTGCAAGATTTTGTCCGTATGTGCTTATTAATAATACTTCTTCAATAATATCTTGTATTCTTGTTCCTTTTAGAAACTTAAACATTCTATTAGTAGAACTAGTTTGTAGTTGCGCAGATCCTCTAGAAAAAATAGGAATATTATCAACTAACTCTTCTGCATACTTCATCTGGCCCATTGGCGATTGTCCTGTTTCGCCTGGGTTAGCAATGATGTCACTTTCGCCTACTTCATTTTTTGCATAATCGCTGTTTGCATAATCTTTAAATGCTTTTCCAAATTGTGACGAAGATTTAACAATACCAGTAATTTGACTTATGTACTCTTCGTAGTTTAAAGGAACATCATCAGTATTGCCAGTTATAGAACTATACTGTTTTTGTAATTCAGCTTTTGATAATGTAAAGTCTACTGCGGTAGAGCCAGGTGGCCCGTCTGCTGTTTGCATTGCACGATTTTGGGTTGAAGCAACTTGAGAGCTGTTTCTATTGTTACTATTATACTCTCCCGAGCTAGGAAATATAATAACATATTGATCAGCTGTGTCAAGTTCATCATTTTCTTCTTTGTCAAGCAATCTAGAATTGATAACAGTTGTTAAACTTTGTCCGCCTGTTTGTAACAGTTCTCTAACTGTTGATCCAGTTATTGAAACATCAGTTTTTATTTGAGTCACTCTGTCAGTTAATGCTTGTTCGTTGGATAGATATGCTGAACAATTATATTCTGAGCCAGCGCCAGTGACTTGAAACTCAACGTTTTTAAATTTAATTGGAAGAAATCTTCTTGAATGAGGTGCTTGTCCTACATTACCCTCTTCGTCAGTTCCGACAAATTCAAGAGTTAACATATAAGTTGCCGCTACATAGTTTGGATGACCGCCTATAGTTGCTGCCGCTTTAAGGGCATTTAAAAATAATCCCATACTATATGGTTCTTGAATTTTAAATTCTAGTGTTGTTACGTTAGCATTTCTAGAATTAATATCTGGAGAACATACTGCTATAAACTCTAAATCATCTATAAAAAACTCTAAGGATTTGCCTAGAACTTTTTCATATGCTGTTTTAACTTTAAACTTACCGCTACCGCCACTTCTAGCAATTATTGAATCATTTCGCAATCCGCTAGATCTATAAGTGCCATCAGGATCGTTAACTTCGTCAACACTTAATACAGAAAGTGTTACTATACAGTTCATACTTGCAAAACCTTCAAGTTCATTAGCCCACGGTGCTGGAGTAATTCCTGGTTCAAGTTCGCCCGGTGTAGATGTTTTTCCTACAGATCCCGGAGATGCTGAAAAGTCCATTGCTTTTTCTTTGGCGGCATCAACAACAGCGCCTCCCCGTCTAGCATTAAATTCTGTAGTTGTGCCAACATGGATTGCGCTGGTGACAGCGGCTACATTGTTTATAGGTTGTGTTAATTCCGGATGATGATTGCTAATAACATTCAGTTTTTTTGTTATATTATTTTTTATTCCGGTAAAACTATGATGTCCGCTCATAATTTACATTCCTAGCAATCGTTTTAATGAAGGACCTTTTGGTAGAAAAATACCAACGCCTGCTTCAATGTCATATACTGGATCTTTTATTGTATCCATATTTCTTTGTGCAAATACCCACCATAATTTTGTAGTACCGTATAAGTCATACGCTAATAAGTCTGGTCTATGAGTGTATTGTGTTTCAATCTCATAAAGGATGTCATCAGCTTCACCGGGCACAGGTCTAATTTCAAAATGTCCAAGATACTGATTATCTACAACTTTAGTATTTTGCCAAGGACTGCTATTTCCGTAAGTTGCCATTAAATCATTCCTTTAGTTATTAAGTCGCCGCTAACAAAATTATTTAAATTAAATTCTGCTTGTTTTGCTCTACTGTATATTGGTTGTACTGTTACTGAGATTAAACTTTGTGCTGGTACCCAAGTTCCTGGTCCAGATTGTGATGTTGGCTCATTTCCAAGTCTTGCCGGAGTAGTTGTTATATTTGATGTTTTAATATAATCAACGTCTTGAGGTAAATCAATGTTAAATGCGGTCACTACACAAGGCACATCATTAAACACAAATTCTCCATACCCATTAAGTTTAACAATGGGCGGTGGATTACCTGCATTTTCGCTATTGCCGTAAAACATTTTAGTTACAGTACGCAAATACGTTACAGCCGCTACCCAATATTCTGCATCTTCTGCATTTTCAGCAAAAAAGTCTCCTGCAATAGTTATAGCGTCCACAGCTGAGCTCTGATAGTTAAAAAACGGATAATTAGTATGTGTAGGTTGCATTGCATTGTAGCTTGCGGAGTGAGAAAATATTATAGAAGGCGTGAAGGGAAATACCATTTTACCATCTGTTTTAGCAAGGGGCCCTAATAGGTCCATTGGCATGTTTTGCATAATAGGCGGAATACTTAAACTAACTCGCCAGTCATTATCGCCCTTAGGAATTTTAACAGTAGCGCCGGTATGTGATTTAAATACTGGCATAGCGTCAGTTGGTAAGTTTGCACTACGTATACCTTTCATTAAACCCATTGGATTGTCTACAAAAGACGTAGCTTGATTAATCGCTTTAACTGCTTTGGCTGAAGTTTGTCTTACAACATCACCGACCTGTTCTACTACGCTACTAAATTTATCAAATGACATAATTGCTCCTTCTATAGTGTTATTTAGTTGACTTTTTAATGTATGTATATTATAATGTATGTAACATCTTAGAACTTGGAGAAATAATGGCTAGACGTGTAAATTACCTAAACAACAAAGACATATTAAAAGAAATTCATAAATCAAAGGCTACCTTTTGTAGCTATACTGAAGACTCGTATGCCGATTTTGACATTATCTTACTTGATATTGATAAAATAAACATAAGAACTACTGCTGAAGCAAAACGAAACAAAGCAAAGAAGTTAAGTGTTGCTGAATACGATCGTAGAAAACTAGCAGGAGAAAAAGTTAAGCAAGCAGAGTGCGAACATGACTATAAGAAAATTACTAAAGAAGAAATAATCTTCCGTGTGATGTCATTTGACCATATACCCGAAGAGCCAGGTCGTAAAAAGAACCCAAAGACCGTTGCTGATACAAAAACTAAATTAAACTTTCCGCCATATCATCATTACAAGTACAATGACGAAGGTGAGCTTATATTAGTTGGAAAAAGTCATTGGCAAGGTGGTATGGAAAATGGTAACTTTAATAAAACTCATGGTAAAGCAACTAATACGCTTGCTATGATGTGGATGAAGTTATGTGATCGTTATGCAACACGTGGTAATGTACGTGGATACACTTACAATGACGAAATGCGCGGTCAAGCAATACTACAACTTGCACAAATTGGGCTACAATTTGACGAATCTAAGTCACAAAATCCGTTTGCATATTATACTGCCGCTGTTACTAACAGTTTTGTACGTGTTATCAACATCGAAAAACGTGCGCAGAACATACGTGACGATATTCTTGAAATGAATAACATGAATCCTAGTTTTACTAGACAACATTCCGGTGAATGGGAAGCACAACAAAAGCGTGAGCACGATATGGCTAATCCAGGTACTAAAACCAAAAGCGATTGACTTTTGCCTGCTTTTAATGTATAATGTATTAGAACTATAGAGGATTTAAATTTGTTTAAGAAAGCCGCAGTCTTTACAGACATTCACTTTGGCCTAAAAGGCAACAGTAAAGTACACAATCAGGATTGTGAAGACTTTATCGATTGGTATATCAAAGAAGCAAAAGCTAACGGTTGCGAAACTGGTATTTTTTGTGGAGATTGGCATCACAATCGGAATAGTTTAAACTTAACAACAATGGATGCTACTATTAGAAGCATGGAAAAGCTAGGAGCTGCCTTTGAGCAGTTCTTCTTCTTTGACGGCAATCACGATTTGTATTATAAAGACAAGCGTGACGTTAATAGTACTGCGTTTGCAAAACATATTCCAGGAATTACCTTTATAGACGAAATTACTACAATTGAAGATGTAACTATTGTTCCTTGGTTAGTTGGTGATGAATGGAAAAAACTTAGAAGCCTTAAAAGCAAGTATGTTTTTGGGCATTTTGAGCTTCCTAGCTTCTATATGAATGCTATGGTACAAATGCCCGATCACGGTGAGCTGAAAGCTGAAGACTTTAAACATCAATCATATGTTTTTAGTGGACACTTCCATAAGCGCCAACAACAAGGAGTTATACATTATATTGGTAATGCATTTCCGCACAACTATGCTGATGCATGGGACGATAATCGAGGTATGATGATACTTGATCGTGAAAACGATAAAGAACCTGAATATATTAATTGGACAGACTGTCCTAAGTATCGCACAATCAAGCTAAGTCAACTAATAGACGAACAAGAAACCCTTATTAAGCCTAATATGTACTTACGAGTTAACTTAGACTTGCCTATTAGCTTTGAAGAAGCTAGTTTTGTAAAAGAAACCTTCATTAACCAGTACGGTTGCAGAGAAATTAGTTTAATTCCACAAAAGCAGTTAGACGAACTTACTACCGAACTAGATATAAGACAATTTGAGAGTGTCGACCAAATTGTTGCTGGTGAAATTGCCGCAATCGACTCAGACAACTTCAATAAGAAGACGCTTATGGACATTTACAACGAACTATGATAAAAATTAAAGACTTAACGTGCAAGAACTTCATGAGTGTGGGTAATCAGACTCAAGCAGTTGATTTCGATAAGGACAACTTAACACTTGTGTTAGGTGAAAACTTAGATCAAGGCGGTGATGATAGCGGAAGTCGTAATGGTACTGGTAAAACTACTATTATCAACGCATTGTCGTATGCATTATACGGTACTGCACTTACAAACATCAAACGTAACAACTTAATTAATAAAACTAACAGCAAAGGCATGTTAGTTACATTGCATTTTGAAAAGAACAACGTAGATTACCGTATTGAGCGCGGACGTTCGCCTAACATACTCAAGTTTTATGTTGATAACCAAGAACAAGAGATGACAGACGAATCACAAGGTGATAGTCGTAAAACACAAGAGTATATTAACGACTTGCTTGATATGAGTCATGATATGTTTAAGCATATTGTTGCTTTAAACACTTATACAGAGCCGTTTTTAAGTATGCGCACTAACGATCAACGTGCTATTATTGAGCAATTGCTAGGTATTACTATATTATCTGAAAAAGCAGATGCACTTAAAGAACAAACACGCTATACTAAGGATGCTATTCAAGAAGAGACATTAAAAATTAATGCTATTCAGAGTGCAAACGAAAAGATAGGCGGAACTATTACTAGTTTGCAAAATACGCAACGTGCATGGCTATCTAAGAAGAGTCAAGACGTATCTAAGCTACAAAAAGGTATAGACGAACTAGAACATTTAGACATCGACGAAGAACTTGAGTTGCATGAAAAGTTATCTAACTGGTCGCAACATAATAATGCTATTTTGGCTCTTAAAAAGGAGTTAAGTACTTTAGAACCAGCACTACAACGTGCAGACAGAACAGTTGTTAAAGCTAAAAAAGATATCGCAGATTTAGAAGATGCTACTTGTTATACATGCGGTCAAGAACTACATGCAGACAAGAAAGCAGAGATTGAAACACGCAAAACTAAAGAATACGAGGATGCTATTGCATATCAGACAGAAATTACTGTAAAAGTAAAGGATGTTATGAAAGCACTTGAGGATATTGGTGAGATTAACGGCAAGCCTAGAACGTTTTATGATAGTGCAAAAGAAGCATATGATCATAGAACTAATGTTGATAGCTTAAAGCAAGCATTAACTAGCAAAGAACAAGAATCTGACCCGTATCAAGCTCAAATTGACGAGTTAAACAGTAGTGCTATACAAGAAGTTAACTGGGGTGCAGTAAATGAACTTACTAGTTTCAAAGAGCATCAAGACTTTTTGTTAAAACTACTTACAAACAAAGACAGCTTCATTCGTAAGAAGATTATTGATCAGAACTTAATGTATCTTAACAATAGACTTACATATTATCTTGATAAGTTAGGGTTGCCGCATCAAGTTGTGTTCCAGAACGACTTAGCAGTTGAAATTACACAGCTAGGACAAGACCTAGACTTTGATAACTTGTCACGAGGCGAACGTAATAGACTTATACTTGGTATGAGCTTTGCATTCCGCGATGTGTGGGAAAGTTTATATCAAAAGATTAACTTGTTGTTTATTGATGAGTTAATTGACAGTGGTATGGATACTGCTGGTGTTGAAAGTTCACTTAGTGTTCTTAAGAAAATGGGTAGAGAAGGCGATAAGAACGTGTATCTTATATCCCATAAGGATGAACTGATTGGAAGAGTTAACAACGTAATGAAAGTCATTAAAGAAAACGGCTTTACTAGTTACGAGAATGATATTGAGATTATAGAATGATCGAAGATGACACACATGACTTACTTATAAAAGCATATCTAGCTTATTTTGACGCAAATGAAAAGTTTGAAGCCCGTAACTCTGTTAGAACACATAAAGAAAGCAGAAGAAGGTTGAGAGAAATAAGAAAATATGCTAAAATAAGAAGTGATGAGATAAATTTAAAGCACAAAACCAAACGACAGGCAGACAAAGGCGAATAACAATAAGTATGTGATGCAATGGACTTATCAAGGTAAACAAATAGACGAACTGCCAGAAGGTTGTGAAGCGTTTGTTTACTTGATAACAAACAAAGTCAATGGCATGATGTACGTAGGCAAAAAACTAGCAAAATTTAAAGTAACAAAGAAACCACTCAAAGGCAAAAAAAACAAAAGACGTAGCACTAAAGAAAGTGACTGGCAAACTTATTACGGTTCCAGTGATAGACTTAATGCAGACGTTTTAGAGTTAGGCGAAGATAATTTTATAAGAGAAATTATTCACATTTGTCCTAGCAGAGGCATAGCAAGTTACTTAGAGGCGCGAGAACAGTTTGAACGCAGAGTACTCGAAACAGACGAATACTACAATGGTATTATTAATGTTAGAGTTGGCGGATCCAAAATTCTTAAAGAGCATTTACAGGCAAATCATTCCAACACATAAGGTTAGCGGGCCAGTTTAAATTACCGCTGTGGAAAAAGCTCTCGTATAGAAGCACACGTACATATTGATCGACTCTCCAATGAGAGGAAGCCACCAAACAAATTGGGCTCACAGGTTGATATAGATTGCATTGTTGGCAGTCGAAAAACACAACATAGTTCATAAAAACCCTTTAGCACTAGGAACGAAGCGGGGGAATATTGTTACATATAATGTACATTGTATATTATAAGCAACATAATGTCGACGGAGGATGGGAAAGGTCAGAGCCCATTGAACTTGTGTATAAAAAATTACCTCTTTCCAATGTCTTGGCTGTGGCAGACTCACATGAAGTTTTCAACAAGATGACGGGGCTAGAAATAGTTCCGTCTGACTAAAACAATCTACATGAAGTATAAACATTATTACATTCGTAATAATGCTTTTCATATAATTCATTTAATAACATTTAAGTTAAAACGAAGTGTAAGTAGTTTGAGCGTTAGCGATAACTTGTATTAACGAAGTTAAGACATATAAAACACTAAATACAATTAATAAGTAATTTAAGGACTACTCATGAATGTTTATGATATTATAAGCGAAGATAAAATAATTAACGAAGCACCTACTAGTGGTGTTGGTAATGCTGTTAAAGGATTAGCTGGAAAGCTACCTGGTGGTGAACGTATGGCTGGATCTGCTGAAATGGGTAAAGAAGCAAATGAACTATACAAAGTATTAAAAAAATGGCAGGGCATTAACGGCAAGAATGATAAAACTATGACTGACCAAGACTTTGGCGCATTTATGAAACAAAATAAGTTATCTGCGGGTGGAATGACATTACCATCAGGCACACTTGATAAGAAAACAGTTATGGATGTTTTGAAACAAGCCGCAAAGAATAAACTTACAGGCGGTAATGCGGCTACAACTCCAGATAAACAACCAGCTGGAACAGCTAAAATAGAACCAACAGTTGGTAACAGTGTATTAGATAAAATGCAAGCTAAAACTGGTAAAACAGGAACTAGTAAAAAAACGCCTGGCGCAAAAGCACCGGCTACAGGTAATGCTCCAGGAACAAAAGCGCCTCCAGTAGGTAAGCCAGCAAAAATTGATCCAAAGTTACAAGCAACTATTGATAGTTTATCAGTTAAGCAAAGAAAAGAATTAGCGGGAATGTTATAATGCAAGTTACTCAAATTACAAGTTTAGAAAAACAAACTATCAATGAAGCACCTAGTATGAAAGATATAAAGAATAAAGTTGCCCAAGGTGCTAAACGTATGTCATCAAAGTTAAAAGGCAAAGGCTCAGCAAGTCAAATGGGCAAAGGTCTTGAAAAACTTGAAAAGGGAGAAGCATTGCCTGCAAACTTAGCAAAGCAACTAGCACCATTTGCTAAAGGATTGCAAGCTATATTCGCAGACGTTGGTCAGTTACAAAAGTTTCAAACACTTATAACACAAGCTGAAAAGAAAGCCGGCGTTGAAAAGAGTGCAACTACTACTACAGATTTTGATCCAAAGAAAGTTCCTAATCCAAAAATTAAGGTAGCACCTGGCGCAGGACAGTTGTTGGATGGCGATGATGGTCAAACTTATATTTGGCAAGGTGCTCAATGGAAAAATAATGCTACCGGTGCTATTGCACCTAAGGAAGTTAGTCCTGGGTTGTCTACTAAGCGAGTAACTAATATAGCTAAAGAAATTAATAAAGCTGGAGTGGGCGAAGCAGTTAAAGCAATGCTTACAGGAACTAAGGCAGCTCCAATTGGTCCAGCAGTACGTTAAACTAAAGGTAGTCCGGACTTTTTGGTGTTTTCGTAATTACTTTTAACAATGTCACTAATGAGTTCCCTATCTTCAGAAGATAACATAAACGCTTCATCCATACTAATACTTCCTCGCATGTGCCACATTATTTCTAATATAGAATGTCGAAACTGCTTTGCTTGGCCTTGTAAGTCTGAAACTTCTTGTAGGATTTGATCAACTGGCCAGTTAACGATCCTTAGGCGAAAAAAGTTGATTGATCAAATACAATCGGAACTTCAAACTCCTTAGGCGCACCAAGTTCAAGTTGTTCTTCAGTTGCAAATACCTTTAATGGCTTTACAGCATGTTTAGTTTTTTCTGTTTCAATATGCTTTGTTATATCTGCAAATACACTTTTATCAGCATTATCAATAAAATCAGTTATGTGAACTCTATTAGTAACTTCAACATTGTCAACTGTAATCGATACAATGCTGTTAGAAATCATTCCAACAGTTAAATCTCTAATTTTATTAAACGTTTCGCCAAACAGTTCTAGCTTGCGTTCTTGTTCTAAGTCACCGTCGTTAACAATCCTAAACATTCTTTCTTCTTCAAATGTTTGTAGTGCGGCAGAAGTATATTCTTTGTATGTCACAGGTCTAATTTTTACTTGCAGTCCTGGAGTTGTTGTTGGTACATCTTCAACAAACTCCTCAACACCAACTGTTTCTAGCACTTGGCGTAAGTCCATTTGAAAGTTGTTTGCTTCTGTTGTGTTTGGTGCAGTTACTTCTACGTCCATTGTTGGACCATATGTTGCAATTCTAATAGCAATAAGTAATGCATCAACATCAATACTAGGCATTACCCATGCATTTAAAATGTTAGGCACACAACTTTGTATAATTTCAACAGTTGCGGCTCCGTTAATAAGTGCATCTGGTGTTTTTAAAGTTAGTTCGTCTTTAGCAGTCATGGCAAATACTGCTAACTCGCCATTTTCTGTAGTTTCTAAAGCCCCTGCTGGATACCAGCGACCTTTACTAGGCAACGTAATATATAATTTAGGTTGTCTAAAGAATTTCTGTAAAGGATTAGCACCTGGCGCAGTTAGTTCAACCATTCCTGGTGAGTTATTATCTGTCATTCTATTCTCCGTATAAATACATTATACAAGTATGTATCTCTTATATTTATATGCGTACTTAATAAGGAACTGTAGAATATGGCTGAAAAGGTAACAGGTGTAATTGGACAAGAAGATGTCACGTTAGAAAACGCGGCAACTGAAGCAACCTTACTTAAATTGCTCAAGGCGATGGGGTCCAAAGGCGATGGCGGAAGCAAGGGCGGTGGTGAAGAATCTAAAAAACAATTAGCGGCACTAGCTAAACAGTCTGGCAAAACTACTAAAGAATTAGGAGAGTTAGAAGAGGCTGCAAACGATGTAGGTAACGTTTATATTCGCGCCGCGGGCCAAATTACAAATGCATTCAAAGGTCTAACAGGCGAACTATTAACAGGCGGTGACAGAATAAGTGACTTTACTAGTCATATTGCTGGTGCGTTAGAATCTATTCCAATTGTTGGAGGAATAATAGGCGGAATAGGGCAACTACTTGTTTCAACAATAGACAACCAAATTGATACGTTTAGAGATTTGTCAAAAGTAGGTATCGACTTTGGTGCAAACTTGTACGAAGCATCTGCAATTGCGGCAACAACAAGTTTATCTCTGGAAGCATATTCGGGAGTGATTTCATCGAACGCCGAGATGTTAGCAAAACTTGGCAGCTCAGCTGGCAGTGGAGCAAAAGCATTTACTGGATTACTACAGGGTGTAAGTAAAAACTCTCAATTATTCCTCCAACTGGGCATGACTATGGAAGAAGTTAGTGAGTATACAGCTGACTATGTAACCCAGCAACAGCGACTTGGTCGAGGTGAACGGTTATCTAGTAAACAGACATTAGCCTCTGCTCAAGCATATATTAAAGAAGTTGACAAACTTGCAAAAGCAACTGGTAAACAACGTGATGAAATATCGGGAGCAATGAATGAGGTATCTAATGATAAGCGATTAAAGGGTGTACTAGCTGGATTAGACGAAACAGCTAGACTAGCAGTAACAAGTACAGTTACTATGTTATCTGCACGTGATGCTGAACTAGGCGAAGCTGTTAAAGAAATGATTGCTATGGGCGGAGTACCATATAGTGAAGCGGCAACAGCACTTGCTTTATTAAACCCCGGAATTGCGGCAGCAACTAAAGCATTAGGTGACGGTGTTCCTGGCGCGGCGGATATGCTGACAGCAGAAATTGAAAAAGCTAGACAGACTGTATTAAACATGTCAGTAGCAGAAAAAGATGCGTTAGCAGTACGTGCGGCTATGGGCGACCAAGTTGCGTTAACAACGCTCAGTGTGCTTGGCCTTGGTAATTTAGTAGAATCAGTTTCGGCAGCACAAATTGAGCAAGCAAAAAAACAAAAAGCAATTGACGATGGGCGAGCAGTGACTGTATTAGCATTTGAGAAAACAATAACAGAGACAAGAAACAAAATGAAAGCCGCACTAATTGATAGTGGTATTTTTGCTTCAGTTACCAAAGTATTAACCAACATAACTACTAAGTTTCAAGAGTTAATGGATGAGGGCGGTGGAATTAGTAAAATTAAATCAGCCGCTACGTCTTTTGGAGAAGTAATAACAGGCTTAATGGAATCCTTCCAAAAAGGTACCTTGATGAAAGACATAGGAAAATACTTAGCCGACGGATTAAATAAGCTCGGCGTGTTAATAGCTCCTCACATATCAACAGCAATGTCAGGTCTAATGAACATAGCTAAAGATGTTATATTTGGTAAAAGAGCAATGGAAGGACCAGATCATGATCAACAAGCAACAGGCGAACGTGAAGGCGGTGCATTAAGTAGTTTCCTAGGCATGCTTGCAGGACCAGCTCTTTTAGGTGGGCTAAGTGCATTAGGAGCAATACTAGCTACTGGTGCTGTGTTTCTTGGATTTAAAGCACTTACTACAGTGTTTAAAATGTTTGCAAATGGCCCAGTAGCAATAGGTGCGGCAGTATTTACTGCTATGCTTATTGGTACTGGCGCGGCAATAACACTTGCAGGAAAAGGCATCGACTTAGCCGGAGACGGTGTTGAAAAGATTGCCGCAGGTGTTGGCGAAATGGCTAACATGAAGGGAGCCGCAAACTTTGCAGAAATTGCTACATCATTAGGCTTACTAGGACCTGCACTAATAAATCTTACTAAGGGCGGAGTACTAGAATCTATTACTAGCTTCTTTGGTTCTAGTTCACCTTTCACTACACTAGTTGATGGTATTAACGAGTTTGAAAAAATTGATGCAACAGCTATTGAGAATGTAAAATTAAGCGGAACTGCATTAGAAGGGTTGTCAAAGTTTGGTAAAGATTTAGACGTTAGTAATTTAAAACTATATGCTGATCAAATGGAGCGCCTTGGTAATGCTTTTGAAAAAATGAACGACGAGCTAACTAAGGACAACAGTTGGATACCGTTCTATAAAGGCAGTAACGCAGGTAATACAACAATGCCTAGTGGCGGCGCCGGAACAGGTAGCTCAGATCAGCTAACCCTACTAAATACTAACATAGACAAGCTAGTAACAGAAACCGAAGCTATCAGAAGAAACGGCAAGAAGTTAACAGATTACACACTAAGTAACTAGATTAATTAGGAAACAACATGAGTTGGAAGAAGCATTTTACACCTGTACAAACAGGCGACAATATGGGAGGAAGCTATTCACCGTTAGGCGGTGGAAAGTATAACGGCGGAACTCCTGGGCCTGCAAGAACTAATTACAGTTCTTACTTACCGGATGTATATGTAGGAAGTCCTAACAGAGTTGAACGTTACGGCCAGTATAACACTATGGATATGGATTCAGAAGTTAATGCGGCACTTGATATTCTAGCAGAGTTTTGTTCGCAACAAAATACTAATAACAGAACTCCTTTTACAATAGACTTTAAAAAGAAATCTACAAACACTGAAACTACTATTATAGCGCAGTACTTACAGCAATGGTGTAAGTTAAACAAATTTGAAACACGTATGTTTAGAATATTGCGCAATGTGTTTAAGTATGGAGATCAGTTTTTTGTAAGAGATCCAGAAACTAAAAAATTATTCCACGTAGACAGTGCAAACGTAACACGTATCATTGTTAACGAAAGCGAAGGCAAAACACCTGAGCAATATGTTATTAAAAACTTTAACTTAAACTTTAGAGATATGGTTGCAACTACTCCGCATGTTACAAGCGGAAATGTTAATGGCGGTGGTGGTACACAAGGCGGCCAAGTGCGCGGCATGGTAGGTAATGCACCACAAGGTGCTGGTAACCGTTACACTACAGAAGATGGAGAACTATCAGTTAACGCTGAAAACGTTATACATTTAAGTTTAAGTGAAGGACTAGATCAAAACTATCCGTTTGGTAATAGTTTGTTAGAAACAGTTTTTAAAGTATACAAGCAAAAAGAATTACTTGAAGATGCAATTATTATCTATCGTGTACAACGTGCTCCGGAAAGAAGAGTATTTTATGTTGACGTAGGTAATATGCCAAGTCACTTAGCAATGCAATTTGTTGAGCGAGTAAAAACAGAAATACATCAGAGACGTATTCCTAGTGCAACTGGCGGCGGCACTAATGTAATTGATAGTAGTTATAATCCGTTATCAATTAACGAAGATTATTTCTTCCCACAAACTGCTGAAGGACGTGGATCAAAAGTTGAAACATTGCCTGGCGGTACTAACCTTGGAGAAATTGATGACCTTAGATATTTTACTAATAAGCTCGTACGTGGTTTACGAATCCCTAGTAGCTACTTACCAACGGGAGCAGACGATAGTGCGGCACAGTATAATGACGGCAGAGTGGGCACGGCATACATTCAAGAACTTCGTTTCAACACATACTGCGAACGATTACAAAACTTAGTAGTTGAAGAACTTAATCAAGAGTTCAAACGTTATATACTTGAAAAAGGCGTAAACGTAGACACTGCAATGTTTGATTTACGTTTCCAACCTCCACAAAACTTTGCAAGCTATAGACAAAGTGAAATTGATAATGCTCGTGTACCAACATACACACAAATGAGTGCTATACCTTATATTTCTAATCGTTTTGCGCTTCAACGCTTCTTAGGACTTAGTGCTGAAGAAGTAGCAGAGAATGAACGTATGTGGAAAGAAGAAAATGACGAGAACTTAGATCCAGCTCCGTCGGATGCCGAAGGTGAAATGAGAACTGCCGGTATTAGTGGCGCAGGAATAGCAGGCGACATGGGCAGTATGGAAGACCAAGCACCAGAAGAAGGAGCACCAATTGAAGGTGCTATGGACACAGGTGCTGATCCAACAGCAGGAGGAGATGCAGGGGACGCAGGTAATACTGGCGTAACTGTATAAATACTATTATGATACTACGTGAATTATTTTATTTTGACAAAGAGACTGTTGACCCAGTCGAAGACAAGCGTTACGAAGCTGACCTTGATGACTCTCCTGTAGATTTAGACGATACACGTAAAACTAAATTGACACTACGCCAGATTAACCGTGTAAGAAAAGCCGCAGAGCTACATACTGAAGAGCAAGCAAAAGAATTATTGTTTGTAAGACAAATGTATGGACTAGCCTCGAATGCAGAGGGCGGAGTATGATAATTGAGCGTAGCGTTTGTATTAGGTAATGGCACAAGCCGATCTACTATACCTTTAGAACCTTTAAAAAAATACGGAACTATATATGCATGCAATGCAGTGTATAGAGAGTTTCAACCTGACTACCTTGTTGCAGTTGACATTAAAATGGTTAATGAAATAAACATGTCAAGATATCAAAATGAACACCAGGTATGGACAAATTACAATAAGTCATTTGAACAGTATACAGGGTTTAATTACTTTGAACCTAGTTTAGGTTGGAGTAGTGGACCAACTGCGATGCATTTAGCCGCATCGCATGCACATGAAACTATATATATTTTGGGTTTTGACTATAAAGGTATTGGTCCTGAAGAGAAAAGAGTTAATAACATATACTCGAGTACACAAAATTATAAAAGATCAGAGGACGGTGCAACGTATTTTGGCAATTGGTTACGTCAAACGTGCAATGTAATGCAGAAATCTCCGGAAAAGAGATATATAAGAGTGTTAGAAGAAAAGGATTCATTTATTCCAGAACCATTTGAGAATTTTAGTAACTTGACACACATTACTGTAGAAGAATTTGCAAAATCGTTTAACATATCTACGTGTATTTCAAAATGAACCATTTTGAGCCTATAATACACCCATATTTAACACAATGAGTAAATACATTAGACAGCCTCACCGTAGGTAAAACATATTTCATTTAGGAGAGAACAAAATGAGCGAACGTAATAAATTCGAGGAAATGCTCGAAAAATTAGTTAACGAAGACCGCGCTGGAGCGGAAGCACTATTTCACGAAATAGTTGTAGAAAAATCCAGAAGTATTTATGAGAATCTTTTAGAAGATGATCTTGAAGTTGACGAAACAACCGACGAAGAAGTAGATGAAGCAACTGATGAAGAAGTTGATGAATCTAGTGACGAAGAAGTAGAAGAGTCAGATGAAGAAGTAGAAGAGTCAGATGAAGAGTTAGAAGAAAACTTTGATCTAGATGAATTTGAAGTAGAAGCAGATCCAATGGATATGGATCAATCAGCAGACATGATGCGCGACTTAGAAATGCCTGATGCTGATGCTGATATGGATGCTGATGATGCTGAAGAAGGCGACATGGCAGACGACATTGCAGACTTGCAAGACGAAATTGAAAAGTTAAAAGCGGCTTTTGATGCAGAAATGGGTTCCGATATGGATTCCGATGATGACGAAGAAGGCGAAGAAGACGATGCCGAAGGTGACGACGGTGACGAAGAAGAAGCTCCTGAAGAAGAGAGTTTTGATCTTGACGTAGACGAAGCAACTGATGAAGAAGTCGAAGAAGCTGATAAATCAGAAGCAGAAACCATGCGTGAATATGTTGAAAAAGTAAATGCTACAATGGGCGACAACGGTGCAAACACTAAATCCCCAACAGCAAGTGCTAACAAAATGGGCGACGGCACATCAGGTAATTTAAACCAAGGTGGCGAATCCAATTCTGAAGGAACTAAAGGCGGCTTAGCTGACCCAACTCCTAAAGAGGACAACATGGGCAACATAAACGTTCCGGGTGCTAAAGTCGGAAAAACAGGTATGAAAGCTATGTCAAAAGGCCACGGTGCTGAGAAAAAAGGCGCAGGCGAAACAGCTAGTGATAAAAAATCGATCATTGGCAAATAAGGAAGTTTGAATGAAACTACTTAGTGAGAACTTGACATTCCAACAGGCGAACATCGTCGTAGAATCTGCTAACGAAGGCAAAGATCTTTTTATGAAAGGTATTTGCATACAGGGCGGAGTACGTAACGCTAACCAGCGTGTGTACCCCGTTAATGAAATTGGTAGGGCTGTCAAAACTCTTAACGATCAAGTTACTGGGGGATATAGTGTTCTCGGCGAAGTTGATCATCCAGAAGGCCTTAATATAAACCTTGACCGTGTATCGCACATGATCACAGAAATGTGGATGGAAGATAATAACGGTTATGGTAAATTGAAGATATTACCAACCCCGATGGGCACTTTAGTTAAAACTATGTTAGAAGCAGGTGTTAAACTAGGTGTTTCATCTAGGGGCTCTGGTGAAGTTACAGATTCCGGTGATGTATCGGACTTTGAAATTATTACAGTGGACGTTGTGGCACAGCCAAGTGCGCCAGGAGCATATCCGACAGCAATTTACGAACACTTAATGAATGCTCGAGGCGGGCACCAGGCATATGAATTGGCACAGGCAACAAGACACGACCCAAAGGCACAAAAGTATCTTAAGGAATCGCTAATAAATATTATTAGCAAACTCCAATGAAACAGGAGAATAGTATGATAGATGCACTGAAAACACTCTTTGAAAACGATGTCGTTTCTGAAGATATCAGAGCGCAAATTGAAGAAGCTTGGGAAGGCAAAATTAAAGCGAACAAGATGCAGGTAACTGCTGAACTTCGTGAAGAATTTGCTAAAAAATATGAGCATGACAAGGGTCAAATGGTTGAGTCCATTGATTCGATGCTTAGTGAGCGACTTCAAGCAGAAATTTCTGAGTTTGCAGATGACCGCAAACAACTAGCTGAAGCTAAAGCAAAATACGGTGTAGCAATGCGTGAAAACGCAGACCTATTAAAAGGTTTTGTAGTGCAACAGTTAGGAAAAGAAGTATCTGAACTACACGAAGAACAAAAAACTATGTCTAACAAGTTTGGACAGTTAGAAAGTTTTATTGTAGACGCTCTTGCTAAAGAAATCCACGAATTTTACGAGGATAAACAAGACCTAGCTGAAACGAAAGTACGTTTAGTACGTGAAGCTAAGACACACTTCAAGAAAGTTAAAGCTAACTTTATTGAAAAGAGTGCAAAATTAGTATCTGAAACAGTAAGTAAGAACTTGAATAAAGAAATTACTACACTTAAAGAAGATATTGAAATTGCAAGACAGAATGACTTCGGTCGTAAGCTGTTTGAATCATTCGCATCCGAGTATGCAGGAAGCTACTTGAATGAGAAGAGTGAAACAGCAAAGTTAATGAAAGTTATCGATACTAAAAATCGTCAACTATCAGAAGCGAAGACTATCGTTGATAAGACTACAGTACTTGCAGAAGCAAAGACTGTTGAAATTAAAATGATTAATGAGTCAGTACAACGAGCAAAAGTTATGAACGAATTGGTTGCACCGTTAAGTGTAGCACAGCGTGAAATAATGACAGACTTACTGGAATCTGTTCAAACACTGAAATTAAAGTCAGCGTTTAACAAGTATTTACCAACAGTTATTGAGGGTAATAGTCCAGCGAAGAAGAAGGCGAACCTAACAGAAGGCAAAGCAATAACAGGCAACAAACAAGAAACTAACGTTAGTAGACAAAAGCAAGACGAGAATGTCATCGATATTCGTCGTTTAGCTGGATTAAATTAAGGAGATATAATTATGTCAGAATTACTAGAAAGTCGCTGGCAAGAGACGAAAACAGCATTGATGGAAGGCCTTTCAGGAACTAAAAAATCTGTAATGTCAGCAACTTTAGAAAATACTCGCAAGTATTTGTCTGAAACATCAGCCGCTGGTTCGACTACTGCCGGTAATGTCGCAACTCTTAACAGAGTTATTTTACCAGTTATCAGACGTGTTATGCCAACAGTAATAGCAAATGAGCTAGTTGGTGTACAACCGATGACCGGTCCTGTGGGACAAATCCACACATTAAGAGTACGTTACAGTGATACAGCTGATGATGCAACAAGTGGCGAAGAGGCTTTAAGCCCATTCAAAATTGCTGTTGGTTATTCAGGTGACGAAGCTGGTTCCGATGCTGGTAAAGCAAAAGGAACAAGTTTAGCAGAAGGTACTGCTGGTAACAAACTTAGCATTCAGATCTTGAAGCAAACAGTTGAAGCGAAAACACGTAAGTTAAGTGCTCGTTGGACTTTTGAATCAGCTCAGGATGCACAAGCACAGCACGGCATTGATGTCGAAGCTGAAATCATGGCAGCTCTTGCACAAGAGATTACTGCTGAGATTGACCAGGAAGTTATTGCTTCATTGCGTTCATTGAGTGGCACGGCTGTACAAACGTACAACCAACAAGCCGTTTCAGGTACAGCAACTTTCGTTGGTGACGAGCATGCCGCATTGGCAGTTCAGATCAACAGAGCGGCTAACTTGATTGCTCAGCGTACACGTCGTGGCGCAGGTAACTATTGTGTTGTTAGTCCTTTTGCACTAACAATCCTACAGTCTGCTACTACAAGTGCTTTTGCACGTACTACGGAAGGCACGTTTGAAGCACCTACAAACACTAAGTTTGTTGGTACATTGAACAATGCAATGCGTGTATATGTAGATACTTACGCAGCCGATAACGCTATGGCGCTTGTTGGTTACAAAGGTAATAGTGAATCAGATGCTCCAGCATTTTACTGCCCATACATCCCGTTGATGTCAAGTGGTGTTGTAATGGATCCATCTACATTCGAACCAGTAGTGAGCTTTATGACTCGTTATGGATATGTTGAGTTATCAAACACAGCATCTTCATTGGGTAATGCCGCTGATTACTTAGCGAATGTTGCTATAACATCTGCAAACGTTAGCTTTAGCTAAACTTTGCTTTAAAAATAAAAACAGGGCCTACGGGCTCTGTTTTTTTATGACTTAATTTCCGTTAGCTTCTTTTAATGATAAATACTTGTGTCACAAATCGTGCTATACTATATAGACTTATGCAGAACTGACCCACTGCGTATTACTTAGAACGTAACTTATTAGGAGAAAAAAATGGGACGTCCACTAAACAAAAGATACTTTGGCGCTTTAGCCGATGGTACAAACATTACTATTAACTGTCAAGTAGCTGGTAATGGAGAATCAGCAGTAGGATTTATTATTGCACAACGATCAGTAAACAAGTTTTTAGTTAACGATTTAAAAACCGGTACTAAAACTTCAGTCGGAGGCACAGGTACAGGTAATGTAGGCATTTGTACACTAGTTGACAAAGTAGACGGTGCTTTAGGCGCTAATGAAATGTCAATCAACTCACAAGATGCGGCAGGCGGTACAATTAGAATTGCTAAACTTTACAACAGATCAGTTAGAGACTATTCAAACAACCGACATACTTGGGTTATTGAAAACGACTCAACTACATCAGTTATGAGAGTTACACCGATAACATCGTAAAAGTAAAATGGGGGAGTAACTTCCCCCATATATCTGCAATAGGAATTATATATGTCTTCTAAAATTTTAGCTCTTCCAAATAGTGACTATAAAGTTAAAGTACAATCTGGTGGTAACATTACACTAGACACTGGCTTAAACTCTGGTATTACAACTGTCACAGGAAACTTAGTAGTCTTAGGAGGAACCACACAAGTTAGTTCAAGTGATCTGAACTTAAAAGATAATATTATTACACTTAATGATGGTGAATCAGGTACAGGTATTACACTTAATCAATCAGGAATACAGATAGACAGGGGTAGTTACTCTGATGCAAAGATTGTGTTTGATGAAACTATTACTTGGGCTGATCCAATTAGTGCTACAACTATAACTGGCGGCTTTACATTAGTTAATGCGTCAGGTACACTACAAGGCTTGCGTATTAATAGTGTATCAACAGGCGGAGGAGATTTATATCTTATTAACTCCGGCACAGGTGTTATTAGTGTTACTGGTACAAACAACTACGAAACACAAATTACCGACGACGATGATATTCCAAACAAGAAATATGTCGATGATACTATTGTAACACAACTTACAAGTACTTTTCAAAGAAGAATTGAGGAAGGCTCGGCAAGTAAGTCGTTTGTAGAAGTTAGAGATACAGAAGTAAGTGGTGCACCTAGTGTAGTTAGCTTCCAGATAGATAATACTAACAAGGGACAAATTTTTGGAAACAGAGTTGAATTTGAAGATTTTAGATTCCAAGATAATATTTTATCAACTACTGCGTCAGATACTGATTTAATTTTAGAATCACAAGGAACTGGTGGAGTTATAGTTAACGACAACTTTACATTAACACTGCAAGGATCAGATCCAGCTAGTCCACTTGACGGACTTAAAGTATACGTAAAAGCACCTGCGGCAGGAGGTACTGGATTGTTTTTCAAACACAGTGCTTCAAAATCAGGCGAAATAATAAGTAGACAGAATGCTCTTTTGTTGAGCATGTTGTTTTAAAAAGGAAACATAATGGCAATAGCAAGCACACTAATAGCAAGTACAGACACAAACATATTGTTAGTTCCAGCAGGAAAACAATATGCAGTGCTAACAATAATGGTATGTAACACTGACGCAACTAACCCGCTACACTTAGAGCATGGTGAAACAATGTTTGACATGCACTTTATAGCAAGTGGCGCGGCTAAAGGCGCTGTTAATATGGTTATTAACGATCTTACATTACCAGCAGGCGAAACGTTTACGTTTGATAGTGAAAAAATTGTATTAGATGCAGGTGACAAGATTGTATGTATATCACAATCACCTACTAATTTAAGCGCAACAGTAAGCTTCTTGGAAGTGTAAAAAATGAGATTAATCAAAGCACAAAGTACTAGCGTACGAAATATCAAAGCTAAAGGTATTAGGTATGATATCAATCAAGTTGTTCAACTAGGTGGTGAACAAGCAGTAGTTGTACCAATGGGCAATACTGCAAGTCGACCGCTATTTCCAGCTAATGGAATGATTAGATATAATACAGAAACCGAAGCCCATGAATCCTATGCAGACGGTACTTGGGCAAGATTAAAAAGACAAGAACCTGTAAATATTGTACAACAGAATTTAGGCGTAGGCGATGCAAGTGAACTAGACTTTGGTCCGTTAGCTAATGGAGATATTGATAGTCCTGTTCCGACTGCCGCACAAAACGTGCTAGTGTTAGTTGAGTCAGTATTTCAAATTTCAGGAACAAACTATTCACTAATTCAAAACCCAGCTGGGAAAGCCGCAGGTTGGTATATTAGATTTTCATCGGCGCCCCCGGCAGGTAAGCCAATCACTGTGATTCATAACTTTGATAAATAATTGTAAGGAGATACGTGCATGGCATCGTTAAAGACATTACTAGGTAGCAAGAACTTCAGTGCCGCTGAAGTCAACCTAGAAAAAGGTAAAATATGGTCGTTTGACAATGGGCAGATGTATACTTGCTTGTGCAACGGTTATTGTTGGATTGCTCCAGGAAACGGAACAGTATTAGCAGAGCTTTGGGGAGCAGGCGGTAGTGGCAGCAAGATGTGTTGCTGTGGCGGAGGCTTACCAGGCAACGCAGGAGCTTATACTAATAAATCATTCAACGTAACAAGCGGAAATTATACATGCGGCTGTCTTGGTAAATCGTGCGGTAATGCAGACGGTCTTTGTAACAGAGGATGTAGTTCAAACTCAGCAATGTGTTGGTTTAGCTCAAGTACAAACGGTTGTTTGTGTGCGCAAGGCGGCAGAAGCGGAACTTCTTTTTGCTCAACAACACCATCACTGTATTGTTGCTTACGTGCTAACGGATATTGCGCGACAAACACAGGTCCAAACTGCGGTCTAGTATGTATGTACGATGGCGGACACATTGCGTGTGCGTACAACGGCGATGTTAATTGCTGTGGACGTATTAGTTGTGCAAGTTTCTTAGGCTGTTATGTCACTTGTTTATGTATGTTCTATTACCATGCGGCACTACCAGCAAACATGTTTTCTAAAGAAGGCGGAACTGTAACATACGCTATCGAAACAGACAATCCTTACTCTAACTGGTCAGGACAAGGAATTCACCAGTATGTAAATGCACTCAATGCAATGAGCAAAAATCCAGACAAGGGCGTGTATCACGGTTCGTGTTGGATGGGTAACAGATCATGTGGTTGCTACCAGATGAACGGTTGTACCCAGTATGTTCCTTACGGTGCAGGCGGCCCAGCAGCCATACCGTGTCCAGGAGTTAGAGATAGTGGACACCGAGGCGGTAACGGCGCGGCACGTATTAAGTATGTCGAAAACTAAAAAATACATTTAAATGTATATAATGAAAGGCACCGAGTGTGCCTTTTTTTACGACTAAATACTGTAACAAGTAAGGGATAGATATGAGTCAATTAGGAAGAATAAGCGGGCAAGTCTTAGAGGACGATCTTCTAAGACAAAATGTTAACTTAGATTTTAGAAATTTAAGTGCTAGTACTCCTGTTCTTAAACTTGACGTAGTTAATAACAAAATTGGTGTCAACACAACTGCCCCGTCACAAGATTTATCTATTACTGGCACAGCAAGTGCTACAAACTTACGGTCACAAACTACTGTTGCTATTGGAAACTTACAATTTAGACCTACAGGATTTACAGCATTAAGCGGAGCAATAACACTTTCAGGGAGTACTGGAGTAGTTGCAACTGGTATAGGCACTGATCAACTATTACTTCGCGACAACAAAATATACAGTTACCTAAGTAACGCAAGTATAGAATTTGATCCAAACGCTTCTGGAACTATTGAGTTTCTAACAAACACAAATGTTACTGGTAATATTCAAGCTAGTGGAACTATAACTTCAGACGGATCAATTACAATTGGTAACGACGGCGATGACGATTTAACATTTACAGGAGAGCTTGTAAGTGATGTTATTCCAGATGTAACAGCAACATATAATTTAGGCAGTACTAGTAGACGCTGGGCAAACGTTTGGGCAGACGATGTAACAGCAACTGATATTACCGGAACTACAGCAATAGTTAACGGTGTTAACATTACTAACAGACAAGGTAATATATACTATGTTGCTAAAAATGGTAACAACACATTTACAGGCGACCATCAATTAGATCCTGTATTAACATTAACAAAGGCATTAACATTAGTATCCTCGGGCGATACTATACACATATCTCCAGGAACTTATGTAGAAACGTTTCCTTTAACTGTACCAGTAAATGTAACAATAACTGGACAAGATATGCGCAATGTTATTATTACACCAACTGGAGCAACTGAGTCTAATGATGCATTTTTAGTTAACGGTGAAGTGACTATTGAAAACTTAACTGTTAAAGACTTCTATTATAATAGTGGTGCTGATACTGGTTATGGATTTAGATATAAAGCAAGTTCTGTAGTAACATCACGAAGTCCTTATATTAGAAACTGTACAGTTATTACTAAAGGTAGTGTAACAAGTGCAGGAGATCCTAGAGGGTTTGATCAAGGAGATGCAGGACGCGGAGCGTTAGTTGACGGAGCAAGTGTTACAACAGTATCTAAAGAAGCAGGTATGTTATTCCATGCGGCAACATTTATTACTCCAGGACAACAAGGATTAACAGCAAGAAACGGTGTAAGGATTGAATGGTTAAATTCGTTTGCTTACTTTGCATCAATTGGAATTAAAGCTGAACAAGGGTCTACTGGGCAAGCAGGACAAGGTGTAAAGTTTGGCGCAGAAATACGATGTATTGGTAGTGCAAATGTATACGGCACTAAAGGTATCGAAGCTGACGGCGCAAGTAATTTAATCTACTTAGTAAATCATAACTTTGGATATATTGGTACTGGCAAAGACACAAGTAACGATAAGACATTAGTTGTACCTGCAAACGAAGTTACTGAATTAAATAGTGCTAATATATTATTTACGTCAATGGACCAAGACGGCACTTATCGAGTAGGATCTGCTTTAATAGTAAATCAGGAGACAGGAGAAACTGTAATTGATTCTACTAACTTTGACTTTAGTGGTGTTGAGAAATTATCAGTATCGACAGGCGGACAATCTGTTAGTTTAAGAGGCGAAAAAGTAGAAACAGATTTTATTAGATTCTCAGGATCTACAATGGAATCAATTGTAGGCACTTTAAAATTAGATGCAAATGCAGACGATATTGCGTTTACTAGTAATACTATAGCGCAGGGCAATTTAAACGTAACAGGTAATGTTACACTAGGCGGCACACTAATTAGACTAGGAAATGCAGACACTGATACGATTGACTTTAATGCAGACATTGAAGGTAATTTAATTCCTAATTTAAACAGTTATACAATTGGTAGCAGTGCTAAACGCTGGGATAAAGTAACAGGGCACAATGCAGTACTTACTACTATTGACCTAACAGGAAATAGTATTTCCACTACGTTATCAAACGCAGGATTAGAGCTAGAAGCCGCAGGTAGTGGCACGGTATCTATTGTAGGACCTGCTAGATTTTATAATACCTTTACTCAAACTACCGGAGCAACAAACACATTTTCAAGTACTGCCGGAGTAACTGGTAACGTATCTGTTGCTAATAATATTACAAGTAATAATGCAACGTTACTAGCAACAACAGCACCTACATTAACTGCACAAGGATTTGTTGCAATTGATAATGTGTCATTTACTGGAAATGTTTTACAAGGCACTTCGGCTAGTTCTAATTTACAAATTGTTCCAGCAGGCACTGGTACAGTTAGAGTATTAGCAGATTTAGTATTAGGCCGAGACTTAATAGCACCTGTTGCTAGTTTTAGTTTAGTAAACGTATCTGGTCTCGATGCAGTTATTGCAGAGGAATTCCTTTCACAAAACATTACACTCACAGGTGATGCTGTTATAGAAAATGTAGCTATTGCTGATAACATGATATCAACTACTACTAGTAATAGTGACTTAGAGCTTAGGGCATCTGGAACTGGCAGTGTTAGATTTAAAAATAACGTCGAACTAGCAGGCGATGTAATAACACCAACAACTAGTAATGTTGCTACAACATCAACAAACAATTTAGGCGCTAACAACTTAATAGTACAAACATTAAACTCGACAAATAAGCAAATTATATTTGAAGATATTATGCTTAGTGGCAACAAGATTTCTACAACTTCAAGCAACAGTGATCTTACATTAAGCGGTACTGGAACAGGCAATGTAAAGATTAAAGAAAACTTTATTGTTAGTAATAACTTAACAACAACTAAAGAAACTTCATTACAATCGACTACAGTAACTAATACACTTACTGCAAATAATATAACTGCTACTGGGATTACAGGTGTTGGTAGCAGTATATTTGAAGGCATATCTTTAAGCGGTAATGTAATTAGTACAAAAGATTCAAATGCCAATTTAGAACTTAGAGCAAACGGTACTGGCGTAGTTAACTTTAATGACAACGTTACTATTGAAAACGGATTAACTGTTAATGGTGTAACTACTATTGGTGTTGTATCTGTTGCAAATGATTTTGATACTGTAAATCTTACAGTATCTAGTTTGAATACAAGTAGTGCAGGAATTCCAGTACAAATTGATAACGTAAGAATAAGTGGCAACACGATTAAAACTACAGCAACCGATGTTAATTTAGAGTTACGTGCAAGCGGTACTGGCACTGTTAGAATGCACGAAGACGTTGAGATAACTAACGGAATTACAGTAACAGGCAAGCTATATGCGGCAAACATTAATATACAAAATGATGTAGATTTAGGATCACTTGAAGTACTTGGCAACATACAAATTAATGATAACTTTATAGAAACAACGGTTAGTAACAGCAACTTAGAACTTAATGCAAATGGCACCGGAACTGTTGATTATAATGGACTAACGTTTGGAACTAATGTTTTTACAAACACAAGTGGCAACTTACAATTAGATCCAGCTGATGTACTAACTATTAATACAACAGGGTCAATGATAGTTCCAAAGGGTACAACTGCACAAGAAAATGCATCACAAACAATTGGTTCGATTAGATATAACACTAGTGTAAATCAAGTAGTAGGATACGGACCAACTACTAGTCGGGTATTGAGTAGTGCATTATTGTCAGATGACCTTAACACAGGAATAGAACTATCAACACTTGGTATTAGCAATGACTTAAATTTTAAAGTAAACGGATCAATTGTTTCTAAATTTACTAGTAATAATAAAACTGAATTTAACAAAGTTGAACTTAGTGGAATAACCCTATCAGACAACAATATTACTGTTACTGGAACAGACACAAATCTTACACTAGATGCTAGACATGCTAGAGTTACGTTTGGAGACTTTCATGCTCAGGATAATAAATTTATTGCTGATAATGGCGGTGCAGTTACTTTTGATAACGCCTCTGGGACTGGCTATGCAAAATTTACAGATAACAAAGGAATGGTATTTCCGTCTGGTACATCAGCTCAAAGAGAACCATCACCAGAACGAGGACATACTCGATATAATACTGAGCTTTCTTACTTAGAAGTGTTTACCGGTGTGTCCTGGACAACAGCCGTTGGAAGCGGCGGTGCGGCATCATTAAGTGATATGGAAGATTTGTTAAACACTTACACTATCATATTTGGCTAGTAGCCACAAATTCTACAATCACATAAATACATTATATAACAAAGATATGACCTAAAATGTATCGTTGTTATCAGACTGTGGTTAGCCCGCAACGTAAGGTGGCTAGAGGGACAGGATCCCCGTATTAAGGAGTTAAGATGGCTGTAGGTCGCATATCCGGTCCGCTCTTAAAGTCAAATCTCGTTCGAAACGGGGTAGACTTAGCATTTGAGACGGACTTATTATATCTAGATGTTAACAACAGTCGCATTGGTGTTAACACAGCAACTCCTCAATATGATTTAGACGTAGCAGGAACACTTAACGCTACTAATCTAAGGGCATCCGGAACACTAACAGTTGGTACAATTCAACTCAGCGGCAATTCAATTACTAACCCTAACGGCAACTTATTATTAGGTACTGCTGACGAAGTTATATATCAAAACAGATTAACTATTGATTCGATGACTCTTGTAGGAAATACTATTTCTACAAACGAGTCTAATGCTAATTTAGAAATTGATGCAAACGGCACAGGAACCATTGAGCTATTAGCTAACACAAATGTAACTGGTAACTTACATGCAACTGGTAATATTACAGCAAACGGCAACATTACATTAGGTGATGCAAATACTGATAACATTACTATTAACGCTGAAATAGCTAGTGATGTTATTCCAGATGCAAACAACACATACAATTTAGGTAGCACAGCAAAGCGGTGGGATAACGTTTGGGCAACTACGGTTACTGCTACTAATATCAATTCAACTACATTAAATGTTGGAAATGTTAATTTAGGATTAACACACGATAACATTTATTATGTAGCAAAGGGTGGCAATGATTCAAACGCAGGTCTGCATCAAAACAACCCGGTACTTACAATAACAAAGGCATTAACACTTGCAACAGCCGGTGATACAATTCATATATATCCAGGAGATTATGTAGAAGTATTTCCTATGACTATTCCAGCAGGTGTAACTGTTAAAGGCCACAGTATGCGTACTGTTAATATTACACCTACAGTGGGCACTAATAACAATGATGCATTTTTACTCAATGGCGAAGTTACTGTTGAAGATTTAACTGTTAAAGACTTCTTTTTCAATAGCGGCGCAAACGAAGGTTACGCATTTAAATTTGCAACTAATATTACAGTAACTTCTAGAAGCCCTTATATTAGAAATGTAAGTGTAATAACAGCAGGGTCAGTTGTTAGCTCAGGCGATCCTAGAGGATTTGATCAAGGAGATGCAGGTTGCGGAGCATACTTAGACGGACAAGTAGCACACGCAACTAGTAAAGAAGCAGGCTGTTTATTTCATGCAGTAACATTTATTACTCCGGGTGTTAACGGACTTTCAATAACTAACGGAACACGAGTTGAATGGTTAAACTCGTTTACTTACTTTGCTTCAAAAGGATTATATGCAGTTGATGGATCAGCAGGCTTAAAAAATGCAGGTAGAACTGCAATAAGAGTAAACGGATTAACAGGATCATTTGCGGCAGCCGAAACGTTTACTTTAAAAAGTATCGACGGAAGTAGTGTACTAGGTACAGGAACAATTGCTAGTAAAGACGCAGACGGTAAGTTTTATATAGCTGGAAAACTTGCAGGCGTATCTGAGGTTACAACACGCCAAGCAAAGAATCAAAGTGCAGTTGGTAATGCACAGCTAAGTACCGCACAAAAGAAGTTTGGTAGTGCTAGTTTACTATTAGACGGAACTGGTGACTATATAAGTATGAGCGCCAATGACGACTTTGGATTTGGTACAGGCGACTTTACATTAGAATGTTTTATTAGATTGAGTGCAGTAAGTGGAATACAAACAGTATTTGATTTACGTGCAGGACTAGTATCAGACATTACTCCAACATTATTGGTTGACGGTACTACACTTAAATTTAATGTAGCAGACGTAACGCGAATTACAGGCGGAACATTATCTGCAAATACATGGCATCATATTGCTGTAAGTAGACTGGCGAACACAACTAAATTATACTTAGACGGTACTAAGATTGGTACTGCAATACTCGACAACAATAATTATGGAACAAGTAAGCCTGTAAGAATAGGTGCAACCTTTGCTGGCGAAACAGCAGTAGGTGGATACATTGACGATGTTAGAATTAGCAAAAGTTCAAGATACTCATCAGATGCAGGATTTACTGTTGCTAGTGCCGCACTTATTGGTGACGCAGAAACAAAGTTCTTATCACACTTCGACGGAGTGAATGCGGCTGTTAAGTTTGAAGAAGATGTTAAAATTGCACAAAATATAGAATTTAGTGGAGGAGCAACTGCTAACTTTATCGACTTGTTTGATGTATCTGACTTTGGCGGCGAACTTAGAGCAATTGGTAGCGCAAACGTATATGGTACACACGGAGCATACGGTGACGGCCCAGGTGTAAAAATATACCTAGTTGGGCAAAACTTTGCATACATAGGTAACGGCAAAGCAGTTGATAATGATAATTCAACAGTTGTACAAGCAAATGAAGTTGTTGAAGCTAACTCAGCTAAAGTGCATTTTACTAGTGTTGACCATAGAGGTGACTTTAGAGTTGGCGATGCATTCTTTGTTGACCAGGAAACTGGGCAAGTGCAATTTAACACAGCGAACTTAGAAGTTATTACTACTAATGGATTAACGTTCCAAACAGGTAGTGATACTACATTTATTGATGGTACTAAAATTGAAACTGGAGACTTTAGAATCCAGGGCAGTACAATAAAAACTCTTACAACAGACATGACAATATCAAGTGTATCAGGGAGTATAATACTTGCTGACAACACTAGCATAACTGGAAACTTAGACGTAACAGGAAACGTTACTATCGGCGGTGATATTACGATTGGCGATGCTGACACAGACAGTATTCAATTTACTGGTGACATAGATAGTAATGTAACACCAAATATAACTGCAACTTATAACTTAGGATCAGTAACTAAACGTTGGAATCAGATTTATGCAAATGAATTAGACTTAGATAATATTAATATTACTGGAAACAGAATTCGCACTAGTGATAGTAATAGTGATTTAGAATTAAGTGCAAACGGCACTGGAACAGTTTCAATACCTAGTAACAACTTTACAGTTAGCGGAACAACACAGTTTGATTCCACTGCAACATTTGCTGGAAACGTAGTTGCGCAAAATGATTTACAAGTAGCTGGCAACATAATCCAAACATCAGGAGTAACTACTGTAACAGGAGACTTAAATGTGTCCGGCGGAGTAACTATTGCAGGCCAAGCAAGTTTTGAAAATATTAACATTCAAAATAATACAATTAGCACAACTGATACTAATAGTGATTTAGAACTAGGTACGTCTGGTACAGGTGATGTTACTATTCCTAGTAGCAATTTAGCAGTTACAGGAAACATTAGTGTTGCAGGAACAACTACTCTTGCTAGTCTTACAGCAAGCGGAAATATTAGTGCAAATAGTTTAAACGTTAATACACTAACAGTTAATGGAGCGTTCCAATTTGAAAACATACAAATTGACGATAACATCATTAGCACAACAGATACTAATAGTGATTTAGAACTTAGAGCAAATGGCACCGGTGTTATTAGGTTGCCAAGTAACAATCTTGTTATTGAACAAAATTTAAATGTATTAGGAGCATTTACTCCACGGAACTTAAACGTTAGTGAAACTGCAACTATTACAGGTAACTTAAATGTAAGCGGTACAACGTCTATTTTAGGACAAGCGTTTTTTGAAAATATACAAATTACAGGAAACTTGTTAAGAACAACTGATACTAATAGTGATTTAGAACTAGAAGCGGCAGGTACTGGAGTTGTTAGAGTAGCATCAAGTAATGTTGTAATCGATAACAATTTAACAGTAAGTGGTAATACTGTATTAGACTCAGTAACTGCTGAAAATATTACTACTGGAAACATTGTAGTAAATGACACTATGACAATTAACGGTCAGATTGATTTTGAAGATATTCAAATTAACGACAACATTATTACTACTACATTATCTAACAGTGATTTAGAACTTAAAGCAAATGGCACAGGCCGTGTTGTTATTCCTAATGACAATGTTGTTATTACAAACAACTTACAGATTAACGGAACAACTAACTTTGCAAATGTACAATCAACTAGTGGGTTTAATGCAAACAATGCAACCATAACTGGAATATTGTCTGTAACAGGAATTGCTGACTTTGAAGACATAAGAATCGATGATAACTTTATTACTACTACTGCATCAAACAGTAATTTAGAACTACGTGCAAATGGCACTGGTACTATTTTAGTTCCGACTAACAATGTTGTTATTACAAAAGATCTTACAGTTAACGGAACAGTTACACTTACCCAATTAGATAGCACAGGCAAGATTACAGCAAACAGCTTTACAACTGGTGATATACTAATTGATGATAACTTTATTACTACTACCACAAGTAACAGTGATTTAGAACTACGTGCAAACGGCAGCGGTAGTGTTGTTACTGGAAACTTTAGTTTCAATACAAACGTGTTAAGCACAGATGGAGATATGGTATTAACTCCAGCATCAGGTATACTGCAAGTTAACAGTACTGATAGTATGCTACTTCCAAAAGGTACAACAGCCCAACGGAACGCTAGTCCTGTAACAGGCATGACACGATACAACACTACTACTAATAAGTTTGAAGGGTATAACGGTAGCTGGGTAGAGTTAAGTACAAAACTTGAAGACCAAGACGGCGACACTAAGATAACAGCGGAAAATACTCCTGGTGCAAATGACAATATTATTAGATTTTATAATGCAGGCACACTAACTGCTAGTTTAGAAGCAACTAAGTTTGTTACAAACAAGTTAGAAGTTGCAGATATAGAAATTGACAGCAGTACTATCACAACGATAAGTACTAACACAGACTTAAACTTACTTGCTAACGGCACTGGTAGTGTTGTAATAGATAACTTTAGTATTAAAAACAATATTATTAAAAATACAGTTTCTAATTCTAATACTGTTTTTGAGAACACAGGCAGTGGATATTTTAAGTTTGGAGGAACAAAAGGAATAGTTATTCCGGTAGGCACAGATGCCACTCGTCCAGCACCAAGTGGCTCTGAATTAGGAATGACTAGATATAACACACAAGCGGCTAGAGTAGAATTATATAACGGAACTAACTGGGTATCCGTTGCAGGCTCAAGCGGCGGCATAAGTTTTGGTGATGCAGAGTCGCTGGCATTAGAATACGTATTAGCGTTAGGATAAAAAAATGGCAACATATTTTAGAAACAAAATTATTAAAGATATAGGAACACAAAAGATTGAAGTGTTTGCAAGTGACGGATCAACTAACGCTACTGTATTAGGAATCAATATTGCAAATATAACTGAGTTTGCTATTAACGTTAACATTTATGTTAAGGACGATACAAGCGTAGAAGGTTACTTTATGAAAGATGTAATGGTAGCTCCGAATAGTAGCTTTAAAGGAATGCTTGGTGGAGAGAAATTAATTATTCCAGCAAATAATTCATTGTTAGTACAAAGTAATTTAGCTGATAGCTGTGATGCTATTATCAGTTACGTAGACATAGTATAGGAGTAAAACATGGCATATTTTGGAAATAATCAAGAAAATGTTTTAGATGGACTAGATGGTAGATTCTTTTATGGACTGCGCAGGACCGACGACGGCGAATTGTTTTTTACAAAAGTTGATCAAATGGATCCAGATGCATCGATACAAGTTAATAAACCAGGCGACCCCACAAAAAATTACAGTGACTTTGAACAAGGCGTTGACTTTTTTGAAGGACGTGATCAGAACCATGACTATGTTTATGAAAACTTAACATACGAACAACTGCGCTGGGATGACAGACATTTGTTTTATTATATTAACGATGAAGGCGAACTAGTTGTAAGAATTAATAGACCGTACACGTATCCTACCGGGGTAAGTACAGACGGCAACAGTGCGTACAATCCAACCCACTTTAAAGTTACTGTTGCAACTGGCACAACAGGATATGGTACTGGAAATAGATACTACCTTAATGATATACTTACACCTACACTAAACTTATTTGAAGGACAAACATATACATTTGGACAAGCTAACGTTAGTAACAATACACATCCAATTAGATTTTCAATAACACCAAACGGAACATGGGGCGGTGGCGTAGAATATACTACTGGAGTTACAAAGCTAGGTGTAGCAGGTGTACAAGGCGCATATGTTAAGATACAAATACCTGTAAACGCACCAACACTATATTATTATTGTGTAAATCATAGTGGCATGGGCGGCCAAATAAATACACTTACTTAAAGAATTAGGACAAGAAAATGGCAGAATTTAGAATTGATAGAATACGTTACAATTGGAAAGGTCCTTGGGCTGGAGCCACAGCGTACATTAAAGACGATATGGTTTCATATGGTGGTAAGACTTTTGTTTCGTTAGTTAGTCATACTGCATCAGCAGACTTTAACAGTGACTTAGACTTCCTTGTTGCAGGCGAATCTACTCCTAAATGGGAGCAAGTAGTCGACGGCACTGACTGGAAAGGCAACTGGTTACCTTCGACATTTTATAAAGTAAACGACTTAGTAAAATATAGAGGAATACTTTACAATTGTATTGATAGTCATTCTAGTGCGTCAAGTGTGGCATTGGGATTAGAAACTGATCAAGCAAAGTGGGCTCCGTTTGCTAAAGGCTATAACTGGTTAAACGTATGGAGTGCATATACTGAATACAAAAAGAATGATGTAGTGCGATATAACGGCATTGTGTACTTATGTATAACTAATCATCAATCAAATACTACAAACAACGGATTAGAATATAATCAAGGCAACTGGTCAACTTTACAAAGAAGTGATTATTGGAAAGATAACTGGGCTGTTGGAACTAGATATATTAAAGATGATATAGTACGTTACGGTGGCAACGTTTATAGATGTACAATTGGTCATACTAGTAATGACGGAATACAAGAAGGAATTGGAACTGATTTAGGTTTAGATTCGTCAGCGGCTAAATGGGAACTAATTGTTGAAGGAATTGAATACAAAGGCGAATGGAGCGGGTTATACCACAAAACTAATGACATTGTAAAATACGGATCTAGTTTGTATAAAGCAAAGCGCGGAATGTCCGGAACTGATGTGTTTGATCTAGCTAATGATTGGGATCTATGGATACCTGGACTTGGATACGAAACTGAATGGCTTAGTACTACAGTATACCAACCAGGTGATATTGTAACATACGGCGGATACTCGTATACTGCATTACAAATTGTTACAAACATTTTGCCTAACGAATATGGAGTAGCACAAGACGCAGGTGAATGGGAATTATTAACTAGAGGCTACAAGTTGAAAGGCGATTGGGACATAACCAAAACTTATGTTTCGGGTAGTGTAGTACGCAAAAACGGATACTTGTACGAAGCTAGAGTTAATATTACAGCGGCTCAATTAATAGAGCCAGGCGATGCAGAAAGTGATCCTCCTGTAGAAGGAATAACAAAATGGTTACTACTTAAAACTGGAATAATGTGGCAGGGTGAATGGAGAGAATACGGTGGTTATCAGACTGTAGATGATGCATCTGATAGTACGTATTTGCAATACTATCCTGGCGACGTTGTTCTAGACCAGAGTGTTTCGTATATTTGTAAGAAAACACATTACAGTAATATATTTGAAGCAAGACCAATTTTTGACACTGACACAGAAACTGGAGCATTTGAGTATTGGAGTATATACTTTGGTAGTTCAACATCGGCATCAAATAATGCATTAAGGTATCGAGGTGATATACGAACATTTAATACTTCTTATGATGGCAGCACAGTTGCTCCTACAAACCTTACTATAGGTGTAAAGGGACAAGTAGTTAAAGTAGCCGAAGATGCTACAGTTAAATGGGAAGGGTTAAACCAAACAGTAAAGGTTTATTACGTTTCAATGGAGGGTACAGATGCAGTAGGGTTTGGCGGCAGTGCAGATACTCCGTATGCATCTTTAAATTATGCATGTCAATATATCAGAGGTGATACGGCAGCTAGAGCACCTGCAACTATATTCATAGCAACAGGAATATATCAAGAAGTATTGCCAATTATTGTTCCGGCAGATGTTGCTATTGTTGGTGACGAATTAAGAAGTGTAACAGTACAACCAGCGGCTGGTTATGAAGCAACTGATATGTTTTACATGCACAACGGTACTGGATTACGCAATATGACATTGTCTGGTAAGCTCGGTACGTTAGGCGCTACTAATGATAACTTAACAAGACGCCCAAATGGTGGAGCATATGTTTCATTAGATCCTGCAAGTGGCCCTAGTGATTCATATGCTTGGATCACTAATAAATCTCCATATGTACAAAACGTATCAACATTTGGTACAGGGTGTGTAGGTATGAAAATTGACGGAAACTTACACGGCGGCGGCAACAAGTCAATGGTTGCAAACGACTTTACACAAATTTTAAGTGATGGTATTGGATACTGGGTTAATGCTGATGGTAGATCAGAGCTTGTATCTGTGTTTACATACTACTGTCATATTGGATACTTAGCTACTGCTGGCGGCAAAATTCGAGCATTGAATGGTAACAACTCTTACGGGTTGTACGGATCAGTTGCTGAAGGGTTTAATATTGGCGAAACTCCAGCAACAGCAACAGTAAATAATAGAGCAAACGAAGCACAAATTTATAATGTGTACAACAACCAAAATACAATAGGTGGGTTTGGTTATTCTAATGCCGGACAAGATTATACTAGCGCACTTGTGGCACTAACTAGTGTTGGTACAGGAGCCGATCCAAAATACACTGAGTTTAGAAGTGGCGGTATTAATGAAATATTTGCATCTGAAGAAGACTCTAACTTTATAGGCGGAGCGAACTATCAATATGTATTGAACAAAGCACAGTCGGGTACTGCTACTGAAATTATACTATCAGGTGCAGATACAGGAACACCTGCAAAATACCAAGGTATGCGAGTAAGAATTTCGTCGGGCACAGGAACCGGACAATACGCTAAAATTAAAACGTTTAGATCGGATATAAAACAAGTCATAGTTGAAAAAGAATCAAACGGCGAACCTGGTTGGGAACATGTTACAGGAATGCCCAACGAAGTTGCATTTGATAATAGTACATATTATGTGATTGAACCAAGAGTAGATATACCGGAACCAACGTATGTAAGTAGTACAATTACACTACCTGGTGTAGCTAATTGGTCAGCTATTACTTACGGCACTAATGGATATGTAGCTGTTGCAAAAGGGTCAACTACTGCTGGATTATCAGCAGATGGATCATCTTGGTCCGGCACAACTATGCCCTCAACAGCAGATTGGTCAGCTGTTACTTTTAGCAACGGTTACTATGTAGCTGTTGCAGAAGGCGGAAGTGCTTCGGCTTATTCTACAGACGGAACATCTTGGACAGCCACTACATTGCCAACTTCATTAGATTGGTCTGATGTAGTAGGAAGTACAGAAACTGGATCACAAGTTAAAATTGCAGTAGCTAGAACTTCTGACAGTACAGGCGGAACGACTATTGCAAAATCAACTAACAATGGCACAGCTTGGTCTAGTGTTGATGTAGGCGTAACTGCTGATTGGGCAAGTTGTGCGTACGGTGCAGGTAAGTTTGTAATTATACAAGGTGGCGGCAACAAAGCAATGTATAGTAGTGATGACGCAGCCAGTTGGACAGAAGTTGCACTACCATCAAGTCAAGAATGGAATAAAGTAATTTACGGCAATGACAGATTTGTTGCTATAAGCGAAAAGGACGATAGTACAGCATGCCCAACAGCCGTTAGTTTAGACGGGATAACTTGGCATGCAGGTAGTATGGAAACAGGAAAATGGAGAGATCTTTCTTACAACCAAGGACTGTTTGTATCACTTAATCCGTTATCTGATATAGTAGCACTTAGTAGAGATGGATTTACTTGGACAAGTAAAATAACACTGGCAGCGCAAGACTGGACCGGCATTGCAGCCAACAACGGCGTGTGGGTTGGAGTATCAGTAGGTTCAAACGACGCGACAAGAATTGTTACTGGAGCAAAAGCAGAAGCAATTGCAATTGTTGGTAGTAACAGGATCGGTACCTTCATTATAAGCAACCCAGGAAGTTATTATAACGAAGCAAGTCCTCCGACAATTACAGTATTTGATCCACAAGCTACATTAGACGTTACAACTAGTGTTAGTGTTAATAACGGAGTACTTGGATGGCCATCTTATACAAATAGAGGCACGGGATACTTTAGTGCAACGGCTAAAATTACTGCCGGCGACGGCTTTGCTGACATTTTGCAAATAACAGATACGCTAACAGTTGAAAATTTAACAAAGTTACCCGGACCAGGTGATAACATTGCTATTGGCGGCATTGACGGAGTTACTTATTATGTTGTTAAAACAGTATCAAATTCAGGAACTGCTCCTGTCTTTAAAGCAACATTCCAAGTTAGCCCAGCATTTGGTAGAGCAGAATCTCCAGTCCACGGTACGTCTGTTACACTACGAGAAAACTATAGCCAAATTAGACTTACTGGACACGATTTCTTAGATATTGGTTCTGGTAACTTTGGAGATACAGCATATCCTGGATTATATACATTTGGATTTGATGCAACAAACGAACCACAACAATATAACGAAGTATTACAATATTATGGTGGACGAGTATTTTATACAAGTACTGACCAAGATGGTAACTTTAGAGTTGGTGAGTTATTTGAAGTTGAACAGTCGACTGGTACAATATCAATCAATGCAAGTTTCTTTGATCTAAGCGGATTATCAGAACTAAGCCTAGGCGGTGTTGTGCTTGGAGGCACAGGAGCAGTTGTTAGAGAATTTAGTACAGACGGTACATTCACAGCAAACTCTAATAACATAGTACCAACACAAAAAGCAATTGGTATATATGTTAAGTCACGTATTTCAAGTGGTGGCTCAGACGTAGCTGTTAACAGATTAAACGCAGGTAATATTAGCTTTCGAGGAAATGAAATCTTTACTCCGCTAAATGGAGCAATTAACATTTTAGCAACGGTTAATATACAAGGTGATCCAACAAATCCTGGAGTAGCACACGGTATTGCTGGTACATTGTTAGCACATGCGTTCTTTGCAGGAGGGGCATTCTAATGCAAACAAAATTAAGAATAGTTGAGGAGTTTAGGGTTTTGATAAATACTAATAATAACATTGGAGTGACCCATGGCAGAGTTTAAATTAGGTAGAATTAGGTTTATTTGGAAAGACGAATGGACTTCTTCTACCACTTACTATAAAGACGATGTAGTAAGATATGGCGGTAAGACGTTCATATGTGTAGTCGGGCACATTGCTCAAACAGATTTTATGTTAGATCTAAATAATGCAACACCAAAGTGGCAACAATTTTCCGATGGTCAAACATGGAAAGGCGAATGGACTGTACAAACAGTTTATAAAATTAACGATGTTGTAAAATATGGATCTTTACTGTATATTTGTAATACTGGACATATTTCCGACGATGATCTTATAGGTGGTCTTGAAGCTACGTTAGGTGATGACAGTTCTTCAGCTAAATGGGATCTATTTTCGGAAGGATTTGATTACAAAGCTGACTGGGCAATAAACTATCGTTACAAAGTTAACGACATTGTTAAGTATGGATCTAGAATTTATATTTGTACAGTATATCACGTAAGTGCTCCTAATACTACATCAGGCTTAGAATTAAACCAAGCTAACTGGGATATGATGAGCGATGGTCAAGACTGGAAAGATGTGTGGCAAGTTAGCACACGTTATCGAGTAGGCGACTTAGCTAGATATGGCGGTCAAGTTTATAGAGCAAAAACTGGACACACATCAGCAGCCACTGTTGCTGGAGGTCTTGAAGCTGACCAAGCAAAATGGGATTACTTTCATAAAGGTATTGAATACTTAGGCGAGTGGGCAAATGCTAAACGCTACAAAATTAACGATGTTGTAAAAGATTCAGGCGGTACATGGATTTGTACTACTCATCACACTTCAAATGCAACTGCACCAAATTTAAGATTAGATGAATCTAAATGGGCAATATTTGTTGCAGGTTTAGAGTTCGAAGACACTTGGGGACCATACTCAGAGTATCAGCCAGGTGACATTGTAACATACGGCGGCTATACATATATTGCTAAAACTAATAACATAGAGAAAAAGCCAGCAGAACAAGCCTCAGATTGGGCAGTGTTTGTAACTGGATTTAACTTAGTTGGAGACTATGGAGACGATAGTAGTTCGCAGGATTATAGAACAGGTGACGTAGTACGTTTAGGTGGCTATACATATCTAGCTACAAAAAACTCGAATGGACAACGTCCTCCAAACTCAACATATTGGGACAGATTAAACGAAGGTGCGGCATGGAAATCGGCATTTACTAACTCTACATTGTATGATGCAGGTGATGTTGTAACGCAAAGCGTAAACGCATACATTTGTATACTAGCACACACTTCAAACACAGGTGTTAATGATCCTGCAAATGACGGTCCGGGCACATATTGGAACTTCTTATCAGGTGGTGCAGAATCAGGCAACTTAACCACAGCAGGCGATTTGCTTTATTACGGTGGATCAGGTCCAGCAAGATTGCCAATTGGCAAAGTTGGACAAGTATTAAAAGTTAATGACGATGCAACGGCTCCAGAATGGACATACTTTGGATTTGTTAATCATGTTTACTATTGTGATTACAACAAAGGTGTCGACGGTGACGCACCTAGTTACGGTATTACAATGGACAGACCATTTAAGACTGTAAGATTTGCATGTGAACAAATTGAAAAGGGTGCATTTAACGCAGACGATAGACAACTGTTAGCACAAAACAGAGCATTTATGCAAGCTGAGGTTGTTGAATGGATCGATCATGGTGTTTCAAATAATAGAGCACCGTTTACTAGTGGCTTTACATATACTAAAGAAACATGTCGTCGAGACACTGGACAGCTAATTGATGCAATTATATGGGATATTAGTCACGGTGGAAACGTTAGATCTAGGTTAGCCGCATTAGCATATTTTGTAGGTGCAACGAGCCAAGTAGCAGGACAAGAAAACCAAACAATAGCGGCAATTAATTATCTTAAATTACTTGTATCTCATGTAATGGAAAAAACTGCTCCAGCATTAAACTATCAAGGATTAAACAGTGTAAGTACACCAATTACGCAATTAACACCAGCAACACTTGCAACTTCACAAAGTGCAATGTATAAACCAACTGCGTCAACTTATGCTCCAGCTTCGGGCGTACTAGTACTTACTATCGGAGTGCATCCGTTTAAAGTAGGCGGAACTGTTAGTATTGCTGAAAATTCATTAACATTTACTTGTGCTCAAGATAGCCATGCTACTGAACATCTTTATCCTAGAACAACTGATCCAGCATCAGGAACATTTAGGGTAATTACTGCAATAACGTCAACTACTATTACAGTTAACGTAGGAGTATCAAGTAATGTAACAGCACACTTATGGGTTAGATCAGATGAAAACGCAGTTACAGGACCCGGCGTACTTCCAACTGCTAGACACTTACTTGGTTTAGCAACAGCATGTATTAAAGCTGGTAACACTAACAGTGTTCCAATAGCACAAAAGGCTAACAAAACAGTATTTGTTAAAACAGGACAGTTTTATGAATTCCTTCCTATTAGGGTTCCTGAAGATACAGCGATTGTAGGAGACGAATTACGTTCAACTAAAATTAGTCCGGCAGCTACAGCAACAGCATCAGAGGATGTTCCAAAGAGTATTGCGGCAATAACACGACTTGCGGCAATAGCATCAACAATTATAACAAACGGTAACGTTACTGAGTCAACTGGTAATAGTGTAACACAAGTAGTAACACGCCCAGCAGGTTCATCGGCAGCAGGCGCATATGCTTCTAACTTGTTTACAGAGCTTGCAGATTATATTGACTTTGGTGCAAACGGAGCATCTGGTGATAGTACAGTACCTCAATATAGAGGACAACTTATTCCAAATGCAACTACAGGATTTACATATGCTGTAGAAATACTTGAGCAAAACAGAGCATATATGATTGCAGAAGTTCATGCTTATATTTCGGCTACATATGCAAACTACAATTATACTATAACAGCTTGTGCGCGAGATGTCAACAGATATATTGATGCAGTTAAAATAGACTTAATATTTGGTTCAAACTATGAAGTGTTTATGGCAGGACGTTATTACTTAAATGCGCTTTCGAATAACAATTTAGAAGATATGTTCTACATGCGTAACGGTAGTGGACTAAGAAACTGTTCATTAAGTGGATTGTCAGGAGCATTAGGTAGTGCCAATTCATACGGAACTAGACGTCCAAGTGCAGGAGCATTTGTAAGTCTTGATCCAGGTTGGGGACCAGATGATACTCGTGGTTGGATCACTACAAAATCTCCATATGTACAAAACGTATCGAACTTTGGTACAGCATGTATTGGACTAAAAGTAGACGGAGCAATACACAATGGCGGCAACGATTCGATTGTTGCAAACGACTTTACACAAATTTTAAGTGACGGTATTGGCTTTTGGGTTAATAACTTAGGTAGAGCAGAACTTGTATCTGTGTTTACATACTATTGTCATATTGGTTATCTTGCAGAATCAGGCGGTAAAGTTCGTGCTACAAACGGTAACAACTCCTACGGAGATTTTGGATCAGTTGCAGAAGGCATTGACAGTACAGAAGTACCAATTCTTGGTAAAGTTGATAACCAACAACTTGAAGCACAAGTTGCGGCAGTATTTACTGACGGAGCAAACCAAATATTACAAGTTGAATATTTAAATGCTGGTTTAGGTTACACTACACAACAAACAAGTTCATTATTAACAGTTGACACAGTAAGTGGTGCAGATGCATCGCGTACTAAAGGAACATATCACGGCATTGTTGGCTCATCAGCTGGCAGTGGTACTGGACAAGAATTTAGTATTCAAGTTGAAGCAAATGGCACGTATGCAGTAACAGTAGTTAAAGGTGGTACTGGTCATGCAGAAAACGACACTATTACTGTTGCTGATAACTTAGTAGGCGGCGGCGGAGCGGCAGTTTGTACATTTGATGTAGCAACAATTGGCGCGGCAACACGTTGGGCATTTGCAGGCGACGGTTTTGGCGCGGCAGTTAGTGCTACTAACGTTGTTAACGGCGGCGTGTATGAAATACAAATTGATTCAGACAGTGCAACATACGGCGGTGACGGATATAAAGAAGTTGCAAGTAACGCACAAGCAGGTAACGCAACACAAATTAGTTTAGCGGCTACTGATGTTAACGCAACAGGTGCATATAATGGAATGTCAATTTACATTACTAGTGGATTAGGTGCAGGACAATATGGAGTTATTGGTGTATATAATTCAGGATCTAAGGTAGCAACTGTGTTTAAAGATTCAAACGGTGCGGCTGGCTGGGATCATGCAATTGGTACAGGAATAGTAAGCTCACTAGATTCAACTACTGCATATATAATATCACCTAGAGTAGTATTTGCGGCGCCAGCAAGCGGTACTCGAGCACGAGGAAGAGCAAGAGTATCAGATGAAAAGGTTATTGAAGTTAGAATTATTAATCCTGGAAGCGGCTACAGTATTGCAAGTCCGCCAGTTATGACACTAGTTGATCCTAACAATACAATTGAAATGGCACATACTGTTCGAGTTGGCAACGCAGTACTTACACAACCTACATTCTCTAATAGAGGTACAGGTTACATCACTGCTACCGGAACAGTTAACGGAGATGGTTACGCTGATATTAAACAAACTGGTACTAAAATACGAGTTGATGGGTTAACAGCTAGTCCACAAAAAGGGTCAAACGTAGAATTTGCAAGTAGAGCTAATACCTGGTATAAGTTAGTTGCTGTTACAGGCTTAGTAGGCAACGGACCATATAGTGCGTTACTACAAATAAGTCCAACAATATTAGCATCAGAACGTCCACCGCATGATGATGCAATTACAATACGTAGAAGATTTAGCCAGGTACGTTTAACTGGTCATGACTTCTTAGACATTGGTACAGGTAACTTTACTAATACTAACTATCCAAACGATCCTAGCTCAGTTCCAGATCCAGCAGTTGAAACAAACAACTTTGGTGGAGGACGAGTGTTTTACACAAGTACTGACCAAGATGGTAACTTTAGAGTTGGTGGCTTGTTTAACGTTGAACAGGCAACTGGTATTGCTACACTAAACGTTGAAGCGTTTAATATATCCGGACTTAATGAATTGCAATTAGGTAGTGTTGCATTAGGTGGCAACGGAGCTGTTATTAGTGAGTTTAGCACAGATGGTACATTTAGTGCAGATAGTGACAGTATTGTTCCAACACAAAAAGCAATTAAAACTTACATTACATCACAAATAGGTGGTGGTGTTGCTACACTAAACGTAAACAGTGTAACAGCAGGTGTAATTGAAATTACAGGAAATCAAATATCTACGACCAGTGGAGGCTCAATTAACATAAATAATGTAGTGAACTTCAAAGGCGGAATAGCAGGTGCGCCAGTAGCACTACAAATGTTCTTACTGAACTAAGGAGAAAAAAGAATGGCAACAGGAAGATTAGGCGCAAACGATATGAGTGCGGCAACGAATACAACGGTATATACTGCTCCGGCAGACACATACACTATTGCAAGTTTAAATATCGTTAACAGAGGCAACCAAGCCGTAACAATGCGCATAGCAGTTTCAGCATCCGGCACACCAACGAACGCTGAATACATTGAGTATGATGTAGAAATACTTGCTAAGGGTGTACTAGAACGAACTGGTATAGTATTAGCGGCTACACAAAATATAGTAGCATATTGTAGTGCGGCAAACGCATCAGCAGTGTGCATGGGCATTGAGACCTCAACAGCGTAATTTAAAGGATAAAGGAAAACAACCATGGGAAGATATATTACAACAATTGGTACAGCTGGAGTTACTAACAGAGAAGTTAGTACTACATACAGTGCTGTAGTAAACGACAGAATACTGGCAAACGTTGCTAGTAGTGCATTCACTATTACATTGCCAGCAGTTGCAACAGTACTTACTGGCGACTCAATACAGGTATTGGATATTGCAGGTAATGCAAGCAGTAATTCTATAACAATAGGCCGAAATAGTGCTAAAATTAACGGAGCTACTGAAGACTTAATTATTGACGTAGCAGGAGCAATTGTTACACTAACGTATAGTGGCAGCACATACGGTTGGATCATTGGCGCAGTTTAAGTAGAAGTTATTACAAAGGAAAATAAGTATGGCATCATTAGAAACATTATTAAAAGCTAAAGTTCCAAGCGGAAGCGAGCAAAACCTCGAGACTGGTAGAATATATAGCTTTGCAGAAGGCAATACTTACACCAAAGCATGTAAGTGTTGGTGCTGGTGTCCTACGGCAACTGGCGTTGCAACCATAGAAGTTTGGGGTGCAGGCGGCAGTGGAGCAAAGATGTGTTGTTGTGGTGGAGGTATTCCAGGCAACTCGGGATCATATGCTAAGAAAGTAATAAACATGACAACAAGTCAGTTTATGTGGGGATGTACGGGATTTGCTTGCGGAAACTCCGATGCACTATGTTTTAGAGGTTGTTCAGAACCTTCAACAGTGTGTTGGACTAGTACTTCGACAAACGGCTGCATGTGCGCTAGAGGCGGCAAAGGCGGCGTTAGTTATTGTTCAACAACCCCATCAATGTATTGCTGTTTCCTTGCAGGCGGTTTTTGTGGAACAAACATAGGACCACAGTGCGGTATGATATGTAATCAGTGTAGCGGCCAGCATGACGCAATTGCGTATGGCGGCGATGTTAATATATGCGGAAACATAAGTTGTATGGCGTTTACGGGTTGTTATCCGGCGTGTATATGTCAAACTAGATCATATGTTGCATTCCCCCCAGGAATGATAGCTGTGTGCGGAGGCGTTGTTGGATTTGCAAATTCAAACGATACGTCAGCATCCAAGTGGAGCGGCATGGGTTATGGACAAACAGTTGCTATGTTAGCAGGCGCAGGCAAAACACCAGGTTCAGGTATACCATGGAAAGCATGTTACACAAGTGACAACAGTTGCGGTTGCTATAACTCAAACGGTTGTCAAAGTAATGTACCATACGGTGTAGGAGGTCACGGACCATTTCCTTGTCCGGGTGTTAGAGACCACGCTCATCGAGGTGGTATGGGCGCAATTAGAATTAAGTTTATAGAGAGTTAGGAGACACAATGGCAACATTAGCATCAATATTACAAACTCGGTCACCACCGGCACTTGAAGATAACCTAGAACCAGGAAAAATGTTTGCGTTTTCAACAGTAGTTGAATACACTACACAAGGTGGGTGTCATTGCTGGATTGCACCAGCGGCAGGCACTGTTGACGTAGAAGTTATCGGAGCAGGTGGCAGCGGATCTAGAATGTGCTGTTGTTCAGCAACGCTACCAGGAAATTCTGGAGCGTATGTTAAGAAAAATAATTTAACTATGGCAGCAGGCTGTTGGATATGTATGCATGCAGGAAAGAGTTGCAGGAATGCAAGCCAAATATGTAACAGAGGTTGTTCAGAAGCAGGAATGTTATGTTGGAATGGCAACGGCACAAGCGGTTGTATATGTGCAGAAGGCGGTAGATCAGGAACTAGTTTTTGTTCAACAAGTACAGCACGTTGGTGTTGTATGAGTGCAAACGGGTTTTGCTCTACTCAGTACGGTAGTTACTGTGGATTAATATGTAACCACTGTCCGAGTGCTTGGTGTGCATGTGCATACGGCGGCGATGTTCAGAAAATGGGCAATATTAGTTGTACTACTTACTGGCATTGTTATCCAAACTGTAACTGTAGTACATCGCATCACGTAGCTATTCCGCCAGGATACCATAGTGAAGGCGGCGGAGTCTTTTCATATGCACAAGAAAGTGACAACGGTATGTCAAACTGGTCAGGCATGGGATTTTCAGGTTACTTACAAGCACTAAACTCAATGAGCAGAATGCCAACACAAGGGTCACCATGGACTAACTGTTGGAACGGAGTAAGACATTGCGGTTGTTATGATACGTTAGGTTGTACAATGTATGTACCACACGGTCATGGTGGCGCACCAGCTATGCCTTGTTCAGGCGTTAGAGATAACGGTTGGGCTGGCGGAGATTCCATAATCAAAATTAGATTTGTGGCAACTTAATAAATAATTAAAACGGAGAGAAACAAAAATGGCTAACCAAACATTTACGGTAAATTTACCAGACCAACCATACTATACGACAACCGAATCCGGCTTGTCTTTTGAATGTACTTATACAGGACCTAGATATGTCTTAATGCAAATTGATAAAGATGACTTTCAATGCAGAGAAGCCGGACGTGGCGACAAAGCTGATGATCGAAGTCTTGATGAATCATATTTTGAACAAGACGACTATCTTTATTGTACAGTAGATGCACATTCTAGTGCTGCCAACGCAATGCGCTGTGCATATGTTACACATGAATATACGCATGCAGATATAGCAGATTACGAAGAAAATATTGAAGATGCTGACGGCAACGAATGGACGTGGACTCATCAATACGAAGGTACATCTGGCATGCTTGCCCACTTACACTGGGGCGAATCGTTACTAAATGACATAGTCGGTGACGGCTGGTCAGGACCTACGTTTAGAACACACGTTAACGATAGAGCGTCAGTGATTGCCGGGGCACGCCGACAGGCAGCTACTATTGATGGTGCATTATTGGACGAAGCTAACAATGTCTTGACAGCAGAAGATCGTCAAACATTAGTTGATTATACTGCTTGGCTTAAAGTAGTTGTTGCAGATGTAAGATATGCAGGAATTAATCATTGGAAAATACCATTTCCAAGTGCAGTACTTCCTTACTTTGAGATGCCAGACCAAGAATAAACTAAAGAAGTTTCTCTCAATCCAGTAAAGACTGGGTCACTAGTATGTGGTTGATATATACTAGTAGACCCAGTCTTTTTTTATGGAGTAAGAGAGTAAAATGACAACAAGATCAAAAGCATTTTTTTTAAATGGCGGCGCAGGTAGAATGCTGTGTTCCATACCCGCATTAGAATTATACGAACAAGAGTCAGGTGATACTGAATTTGTCATCGTGTGCGAAGGTGGCACAGACATGTTTAAAGGACATCCAACATTAGATGCTAGGGCATATGATCCTTGGCATAAAAACTTATTTAAAGATGTTCTAAAAAACAGAGATGTATCATATCCAGAGCCGTACAGGGTTTGGGAATACTATAATCAAAAGTGTAGTTTAGCACAAGCGTTTGACATTGAACTAAATGGCAAAGGTGTACGTGAGCTGCCTAGACCTACAATGAAACTTAGTAAAGAAGAACTACTTGTGGGCCGTAAGTTAGTCAACGAAGTTAAAGAAAAAATCAAAAAAGATAAGCTATTAGTAATACAGCCGTTTGGCCGTGGTATTGAAATTATCGACGACACACCGGTTGATCACACTGCTAGAAGTTTTGAGTTTAAAGATCTAAAGACTATGCTCAAAAAACTAGAAAAGGATTATGCTATTGTTATGATGAGTGAACTTAAAATTGACCTTAAAGGTGAAGGCTTAAAAAATGAAATAGCTATGCCCGAAGGGTTGAATATAAGACAATGGGCATCAATGATTAAATACGCTGATCACTTCTTAGGATGCGATAGTGTAGGACAACACTTATCGTATTGTGTAGGTACAACTACTACAGCAATACATGGATCTACTTTCCCAATAAATGTGTCATATCCAGACGCTGAAAACTTTAACGTATTAGACCTAGGCGAATCTGACAGGATATATGATCCTATTCGTATTACCCAAGAAGAGTCAACTAATCGACATAACGAAAGTTTAATGTCAATGGATAGTAATATTGTTGATTATGTGGTTGGTGTTGTTAATGGTACGCTTGTACACACTGGGCATGATGAAGAGCCAGAAGTAGGTGCAGGACAACTGCCTAAAGTTATAGATGATGATACTGTTGACGCAGTATTTGAAAACATAGCAGACGTAGTCGACGCTGAACTTAATATTAAAAGCTCTAAGTAATGTCTCGACTATTCGTATTAGGATGCAGTTTTAGTAATTATGCTTGGCCAACTTGGGCTGACATGCTAGGAACTGAATACGACACATACGAAAACTGGGGATATCCAGGGTTAGGCAATCGTGCAATATGCGAACGCCTAACCGAACTACATGCAAGACAACACCTCACGTCAACTGATACTGTAATTATACAATGGACTAGTCATTTGCGAAACGATTATCATACTACTGACAATCGTCGAGAAGGATGTAGTCACGGAGTAGGTTGGAAAACTTGCGGAAGTATATTTAATTATATTAATGCTAAAACGTACAATGATACTTGGATTAAAACATTTTGGGACGAGACTAGTTACACACTGCATATGCTGAATAATATTTTATTAGCCCAAGGGTTTTTAAAAAGTTTACAATGTAATTGGTTTATGACTAGCATGGGCGAAATTGAAAAAATGAACTCAGACTATCCAGACGCAGGAATGGGCGAAGTAGGTACTACTAGTAACATATGGAAAGATATTCCTGAATTATCTATATACAAAGATTTAATAAATGCAGACGACAACTGGATTGCTCCAGTAGGTACTACAGCGTGGAATAGCAAACTTAGTCATTTTAAGTTTAATGACAACGGAGTGTTTGTTACTGACAGACATCCTAGCATAAATCAACATGCAGAATATTTACTAACACAAGTTAAACCAAAACTTAAAAATAGCCAGGATCTAAGCAAACAAACAGAAATTTGGATAGATAAAGTTAACACAATGTATAAAGAGACTCACAGAGATTTTAATTTATTTTGTGAAACAATATATAATAACTTGCCCGAGTGGCAAGGTAACAGATACAGAGGATTTTAAATGAGCAAGAAACCAATTTGGATCGCGGGAATAGCAAGAGGCCACAACAGTGGTGTATGTTTACTTAAAGACGGCGAAGTTGTATTTTCTATTGAAGAAGAACGGTTGTCTAGGCAAAAGTATGATGGCGGGCCATTTGCAAGTATGGTTAAAATTTTAGATTATACTGATAAAATTGACTACTTAGTAGTTGCACATACTCAACCGTTAAAAGAAACTGCTGGCAAAATTGACTACAGCGGAGATGATATGTATACCGGGTTAGCACGTAAATTGGGATTAATTGATCAAAAATCAAATTCAACATCTTACGAACATCCTCAGGTTATTGACTTAGCATTTATGCACCACAAACTACATTCGGCGTGTGGATTTTACAGAAGCGGGTTTGATAGCGCAGTAAGTGTAATCGTCGACGGAGCAGGCACATTTATACCATTAAGTATTAACAACGAGCAAGTGATGAGCTGGGAAGTAGAAAGCATTATTGACTGCGATTACCCTGCAGAATTTAATACTAAATTTAAAGTATACGGAACTAGAGAACCAATCCCGGGCGGCTTAACAAAAATGCCGTCAGACATGTTTGGTGAAAACGGTGGGATGCACGATGCAATAGTAAGTGACAGAGCAGGTATTGTTAAAGTATACGAAGCAGTTACACAATACTGTGGATGGAGCGGAATAGAAGCTGGAAAAACTATGGGATTATTTCCATATGGTAAGCCTAACGATGCTATACCTAAGTTGTTTGACGAAGAGTCAATTTACCCACTATCAAACAGAAATGTAATTGTTCCTAATTACCCAAATGGTGCTATTGTAAACAGTGGAATATACGACTTCTTAAATGAAGTTAATCAAATGGAAACTAAAGACGACTTAACGTTGTTAGATAGCAGACGTGATATGGCATATGCGTGTCAGACACAAACACAAGATCAAGTTACAAATTTAATTAGAAATGCTGTTGAACTGACTGGTAAAAAGAAAGTAGTAATAAGCGGCGGCTACGGATTAAACTGTGTTGCTAATTATCATTATTTAGAAGCACTTAAAGACGAAGGCATTGAAGTATATGTTGAACCAGTAAGTAATGATGCAGGTACAGCAATGGGCGCGGCAATGATGTTTTGGTACGGCTTAGAAGAAGATTCAAAAGTTGTACAAACACAATCGTTGTACTTAGGTCCTAACAATAACTATACTGAAAAAGATATTATTGATAAGACTACAGTAGACGGTGTAACTATTACCGACGCAACTAACGAAGATATTGTTGATCTGTTAACTAAGAAAAATATTGTTACATTGTTCCAAGGAAGAAGTGAAAACGGGCCACGTGCATTAGGTAATAGAAGCGTGTTATTTGATCCTACATTTGAAGACGGCAAAGACTATGTTAATGATGTTAAGCACCGAGAATACTTCCGTCCATTTGCAGGCTCTATTCTAGCAGAAGACGTACACGAATGGTTTGATCTACGTGGCATGGAAGATAGTCCGCATATGATGTATGCTGTTAACTGCCAACCAGGCATTGCAGAAAAGATACCTAGTATTATACATGTTGACGGAACTTGCAGAATACAAACAGTAACTGAAGAACAAAATCCAAACTATTATAGTTTAATTAAGGCGTTTAAAGAAAAGACAGGGTGTTCGATAATATTCAACACTAGCTTTAACTTAGGCGGTGAACCACTTGTTGAAACTATAGAAGATGCAATTTGGACATTAAAGCAAAGTGATATAGAATACTTATATTTGCCAGAATTTGGTAAACTTGTAACTGTTGCCAATAAGGAATAGCGATAAATACATTGTAGATATTAGGATACTATAATGGATTTAACTAAATTTCTAAAAAAAGGACTTCGAAGCACAATCTTATTGAAGGGTGGAATAAACTTTTCATACGAAGGTATGTGGAAAGAAGTCCAAAGCGACCTGGTTATTGATGAATGGCATATGGGAGATTTTTCCTCTGCTGAATACACTATTAACGTTGAAAACGGCAAAGATGTTAAAGAAGTAATTAAGGTATTACTAACAGCATCGCCGGATACCGCATCAGTAGTAGTATACGGAAGAGCAAGTACAACACGCGATATAGTTAGCGTTACAACAAGCGTTACAAACTCGTATGTTCAACTTATATTAAACCCTAAAACAGCCGCTGACAAAGGTGCAAAGGCATTCTTTTCAGCTACATATTTCCGTAGCCACGCATAACCATAAGTGGATAAATATATTAAATTGGAGACATGTTAAGTGGCTATAGAATACCGTCAATTTGAATCAGAGTTTGGATATAAAAGTCCAGGGTTTACTGTTGACAACGCAGGTAACGTTGTTGTTACTTCGTTGCAATATGTTGGCGGAGGCGCATCTAGTACGTCAGGTGATTACTCGGCTACTGAAGTTTCTAGTAATTTTAGATTAGCTAGTGATGATTTTACAGTAGCGGCAACAGATAATCCTAGTATAGAATTTACAAGAGGAACTTCGTATTCGTTTACGCTAACATTATCATCTATAACATTTAACTTAATAAACACAGATGGTACAACATTATACAATGTAGGAATAGCACACACTGCAACTGATAATACTATAACAACAGGAGCATCTGCTCAAGGAAAGACAACAGGCAAACTTGTTGTCTCAGTTCCAGCAGATGCGCCATCTACACTATATTACGGTGATGCAGACGGTACACCAAAGGGCACTATTACAGTAGTTGATCCGGTAGTAACAGGCACTGGTAGTTTTAGTAGCTTAATTGTAACTGGATCAACAGCAATACAATCATTAGCAGTAAATGCAACAACTGACTCAACTGGCATTGGCATAGGTAGTTTAGTTGTAGCAGGCGGCGCAAGTGTAGCTAAAGATATGTTTGTTGGCGGAACAATAACAGCAACAGGTATTAACGCAAATGGATTAGGTGTTGCTGAATTTAAAGCAGGAACAAATATTGTCTTAGACGCAGGCAATAAAATAGAAGTAATTATCGGCAGTACACAAATTGGTATTGTAGGACCGACTGGATCAACAGTTCCAGTAACAGCAACAACAATCAACGGCACCACAATAGGTGCAACGACTCCGTCAACAGCGGCTTTTACTACAGCTACCGTAACGAGTGATCCTACAGGCAATACTGACATAAGTAATAAAAAGTATGTAGACTCAACGGCAACATCGCTTGCAATCGCACTAGGAATTTAGAACGTGGCAAAAAAGAGAATAAATAATTACAAATTTAAACCGGGAATGGGATATTCAGATAACCTATTTCCTAACGCATACTCATTGCTTAATGCAAACAAAGCATTTTTGCTTTCGGAGAGTGTTGCATATCTTAACAAAGAAGTTGTTGACTCTGTAAAGTGCCAACGAGATATAGGGTACATGATTGACGGAGTTGCATTTGATGTAGCTTTAGGGACAACCTATAACGCATACTTTTTAGGAATCGCACAAGCTAATAGTTTAGATTTGTCTAATACAGTTTTTAGAACAATTACTAGAGCAAAGTTAGCAGTTGCGGCACTTACAGGCGTAGCCGCAGACTCGACAGCAGTATCAAGATCAAATGCATTCTTTGTTGAAGTAAATGATATTTCACAGAATGGCATCACAGCCGCCACAACCCCAACTTATACTAATCCGACAGATGCTACTGCCGTTAATATTGCAGCCAAAGATAAGATTATAGCAAATAGAGACTTTTTAAGAAACGAAATTATTGCATGGACTAACTTAAATTACGCTTCGTACGATACAACGCAAGCAAACGGCGTTTCAGCAGGATCATGTGACGTAAGATATGCTATTGAAGCAGTTGTATATGATATATTAAATGGCGGAAATAGCGGAAGTTATAATTTAGCTAAACTGTTTACTAACTCGGCAGCAAGTCTTGCAGTTGTATTAAGCGGCACACATCAAACACAGGTAGTTGCGGCTTATAGACATTTGCAAACAGTCATTACAAAAGTTGTAAAGGGCGAAACAGTTACAGCTTCGTCAGGCAACACAACGACACAGGTTACTAGTGGAACTAATGCAACAACTACTGAAGCAGTGCTTTGTAGTGGATTTATTGATATATTTGCAGATGTTCTTGAAAGCGGCGCTACTTCATTAGATGCAATAACTAAAACTTTGCCTGCCGTAACTTGGGCAAGTGCAACTATACAAACGGCACACGCGGCTATTAACACTAACAAAACAGCAATAGTTGCCGCAGTGTGTTGGGTATCTACATACACATACAATCAAGCAAAGTGCGAAAGAGACTTAGGATATATTTTAACTTCATACTTGTACGATTTACGTTATGGCGGTAATAGTAAGACTATTACATATGCTAAAAAATATTGGGATGGAGAAACAGCACAAGTTGACGGTAACAGAGTTCCAGAAATTGACACACATGCATTTATTGGTGACTTAATTACTGATTATGTTTTACCAGAAATAACTTACGCTAAATTAGGACTTGTTGCTCAAGTTACTGATGCTACAAAAGTATACGAAGGCTCAACAGCAACTACACGAATTGACGAATTAGTTAGTATTGTTGTTAATACAATTACAACAGGATTAACAGCAATACCAACATTTGTAGACACTGGTGTTGGGTATGTTAAGTTTATTGGTAACTATGATAGCTCAGACATACTACTAGTTACAAACACTTCGGCTAACGAAGTAATATATACCTTTAACGAAACACTTAAAGGCGGCTTCACAGAAACGTTCCGCGGATATGTTGGAACATCAGGCGAACAGTTTTATGCAGACGAAGACTTTAAAAAATACTTACAAGTAACTGACGCAGTTACTAAGTTACAACTAAACTTTTCTACAGCAACAGCATTATCTACAGACGAGCTACAAATATTTATTGACACAGACGAGCTTATAGTAAGACCGTACGAATTTGGTACAGACGCAATTGAGCGTATGCGTATTGCTCCTCCTGTAAGTATGTTAGACGCTGACTTTGAGTACGGACTACAGCCTACTAAGTGGAGTGCTATTGCTACAATGCGCGGCTATCCAAGTGTGTACGAAATTCCAGGTACAGAAACTGATACTACTTTAGTAAGAACAGATAGTTCAGCAGGTACCGGCGGAGTGGGTGCATCACTTATTACAATTACTACAGTTGGCGCACACGGATTTATTGCAGGCGATGCAATTACAGTTAAAGGACTTAATCAAAGTGTTGTTGGAGTTGCTAGAGCCGAAGGCGCATTTATTCTTACTGAAGTTCCTTCACAAACTACATTTACATACTACGCAAAAGCTAAAGTTGGCGACGGCGGCACAATTGATATACAAGTAGAATCAACACAGTTGCGTAAAGCAGGATTTTATACAGGAGCGTCAATTGGCGAATCTCCAAACGTTGTTGTTCAAAGTAATGGTAGTAGTGGTACTATTCAACCAGCACTTACTGTGCCTATAGGCGAAGATGTAATTCCGTTTAATGTAACAGTCGGAGCGGCACCAGAGATTGGTTCTCCTATGACAGGAGCTGGTATTAGTACTGGTACTCAGGTAACTGGTAAAGTCGGTACAGGCGGCATTATTGTAACCCCAGTGATGACAGCAGACACTGCACAAGGCGCAACTGAAATTGTTGTACAAAGTGTAACTGGAATTGCCGCAGGACAAGGTGCTAACAGAGGTGACGGTCAAGCTATGATCGTTAACAGTATTTCAGGATTAACTGTTACATTTAATGATGCAATTACAAAAGAGTTTAAAGGTAACTACGTACAATATAACAACGTTGGTGCAACAAATATTGTATCACTAGGCCAGGGATTAATATTAGGTATTAGTAGATCCGGCGGCAGCTACACTGTTGATGATATTTTTATATCAGGAACAAACTATCAAGTTGGCGATCAGTTACAAGTTTTAGGAGATGCATTAGGCGGAGAAAGTCCTGCTAACGATGCGTCTTTTAATGTTACTAACGTAGACACCGGCGGCGAAGTATTAGCGTTGGCTGTAACTGGTGCAGCCTTTGCAGGTACAGGCACCTTTAATTCTCCTGCGGCAACGTACTTACACGGCAATGGTGCTGGCGGCATATGGGACGTAACATTTGCAGGTAACGCATATAGCGGAGCATTAGTAGAACCAACATTTACTAGTGTAACTGGTACAACATCAGGCGGAGCAGGTACAGGTGCGCAATGGAACCTAACAGCAACAAACAACTCTTATTCAGCAGTCATTGATGTTAACGAAGTTGGCGTAACAGGCTATGCAGTATATGATGTAATTAAAATTGCTGGAACAAACTTAGGTGGATCAAGTCCACTAAATGATGCAGAGATAACAATTACAGCGGCCAACTCAGTTGGCTATCCGACATCATACAGTGTTACAGGTACAGCAGCCAATGCACAGAATGCATACACAAACCCTGCATTTACAACAGGTTCGAGCGGTGTAGGTGCGCAACTTAATATAAATGCTGACGGCACTGTATATTCTGCAACAATACAAAATATAGGGTCGGGATATGCTGAAAACAATACTCTTACTATAGCTGGTACTGCACTAGGCGGAACAAGTCCAGCCAATGATTGTACAATAACTATTAATACTGTTGATACCGGCGGTGAAATACTTACACAAACAGCAACTGGTACAGCAGTTGACTCTACACTATATGCTAATATTAGTAGTGGACAAAATTTAACTGGTGCAGGTGCAACATTTAATGTAGCAGTAAGCGGAGTAGCGTATTCAGTAACATTAGTTGGTGCTGGAGACGAATTTGCTCCTAACCAAACTATAACAATTCCAGGTACATCTCTAGGAGGAGCGACACCTACTAACGACATAGTGTTAACTGTAACAGATGTTGATAATGACTCAACACTTACTGTAGGACCGCTATTAACATTCTCAGCGGCAGGTACAGCATTGCGCGGCACTAGTGGATATGTTGTAAATGACAGATTACAAATTGTAGGTAATCAATTTACTGGCGGCGTCTTTGGTACTAACGACATGATTATACTAGTTACTAGTATAGGCGCTGGCGGATACATAACAGGTACAACTATCACAGGTACTGCACCAGATGCTACAGCTAGTTATACTGGTGTTGCGGCAACTGGCGGTAGTGGTTCGGCTGCAACTTTTGATGTAACTCGCACAGGTGCAACATATTCTATTGTATTAAACGGTGTTGGCACAAACTATGTAGCAAACGAAACATTAACAATATTAGGTACAAACTTAGGCGGTGCTACAACAGCAAACGATGCTACAGTTACAATAACCGCTGTTGACGGCTCTGGAGCAATAACTACTGCAACTGTTTCTGGTGCGGCAAACAACGCAGGAGCACAAGCAGGAGCAACATCATCTCCGTTACTAGGTTCAGGAGCAACATTTAACGTTGCATTAGCAAGTCAAGCATATACTGTCAGTGTTGGTGGCGGCGGTAGCGGCTTTGTTGCAAACCAAAAGTTTACTATAGTTGGTAACTTGCTTGCAGGTGCTACGCCAGCTAACGATGCTACTATTACAGTAACAGCAGTCAGCGGCACAGGAGCTATTACAGCAGTATCTAGTTCAGGTACTGGTACATCTGGTGATGCGAGCTTTACTGGTGTAGTTGTAAACTCTGCCGCACTATCAGGTAACGGCGCAAACTTTAACATCCTAAGAGACGGTACAAGTGCTGACAGTTCAATAGGTACATATACTATTAGCGGTGGCAACCCTGGTAATGGGTATGCGGTTGGTAATAGATTATTAATTGGAGGTGGAAGTCTAGGCGGATCTCCTACAGTACATGATATTACAATATCAGTTGCGAGTATTGATAGTTCTGGTTCAGTTGTAACATACACAGCTTTGGGCGATGCATATGCTGGAGATGATTTAGCATTGTATTCAACTATAACAATCGATGCGGCAGTAACAGCACAATTAGCTTTACTTGCAAATATTACGTTCGAAGCACTAGCTACTATGAGAATTACGTTTGATAGCCCACATGGACTAGTACCAGGTGATACATTTATTACAACAGTATCAAGTGATAATAATTCAAATAATCACAACTTAGCGGCTGGATCATTCTTAGCTATAGCAATTCCAACTAAAAGCTCGTTAGACTACACAGCTCGTGCAGTTGGTGCAATTGTTACAGATGCTACTAATATTGTTAACGCTACTGTGTATCCGAGACCAGACAGCTTCTTTATTCACAGACCATATGACGGTGGTGTGCAATTAGGCACAGGTGGACCACAACATGGCGCACAAGCAATACGTCAAAGTAAAAAGTATATTCGTTACCAATCAGGTAAGGGTATTATGTATACAACTGGTGCGTTATTTGCTCCAAGTTACGATCTACGTTCATGTACATCGTCTGGATTAGAAACAGGATCGACTATTACTGTAACATGTGACGATAACGATCACGGACTACAAATTGGCGGCATAGTTAATATTATTGGTATTACTACAGCAGGATATAATAGTACATATACAGTTAATGATATTATAGATGAACGTACATTTGAAGTTACAGCAAATTTAAGATTAGGCGCAACTACGGCAACATTAAGTTTTAATGCACAAGTTTCAACTAAGCAATGGCACGGTGCTACAGTACGCTCAGGTGTGTTTGATGACCAAAACGGAATTTATTGGGAGTATGATGGTACTAACTTATTAGTTAATCAGCGTACTTCAACTAAGCAAACTGCTGGTACTGCAACTATTGCACCAGATACAAACGTAGTAACTGGGTTAAACACCCGCTTCCAAGATCAATTAAAAACTGGTGACAGAATTGTTATTAGAGGAATGACGCATGTTGTTTCGCATGTTAATAGCCAAACAGAAATTAACGTTACTCCGGACTATCGCGGAGTAAACACTGCACTAGGTGCAAAAGTTTGTTTAGTAAGTGATAAGAAAGTTAGACAAGCTGACTTTAATCTAGACAGAATGGACGGAACTGGCCCAAGTGGTTATGCATTAGAAATATCAAAGATGCAAATGATCGGAATTGAATATTCATGGTACGGTGCTGGTTTTATTGACTTTATGGTACGTGGAGCAGATGGTAACTTTGTGTATGCTCACAGAATGCGTAACTCAAACATTAACACAGAAGCATTTATGAGATCAGGTAACTTACCTGTGCGTTATGAAGTTACTAACGAAGGTGCAATGGGTAAATTAAGAACAGCAGTAGCTATTGCTGATACAACACTAAATTTAGACGATGTAGACTTCTTTCCAAACGCAGGTACATTGTTTATTAACAACGAGCTTATAACTTATACTGGCAGAACCGAATCAAATAATACACTAACAGGCTGCACTAGAGCGGCAGGCTTAACAAACTTCCAAGCAGGTGCGGCAAGAACGTACACCGCTGGTCCGGCAGCAGTACATGCCGCAAGTGTTGGAGTTGTGTTAGTTAGTAATACAACAACACCGTTAATTAGTCACTGGGGTAGTGCATTTATAACAGACGGCGGCTTTGATGAAGATCGTGGTTATATTTTCTCATACGCTGAACAAGCTATTACTGTTAGTACAACAAGACAAACAGCATTTATGATTAGACTAGCACCTAGTGTGTCAAACGCTATTGTAGGTGACTTGGGTGAAAGAGAACTACTAAACAGAGCACAGCTATTACTAACAGGACTAGAAATTACTTCAGAAACTAGCACAGGCGGCATTGTTGTTGAAGGGGTACTTAACCCACAAAACTATCCAACTAACCCGTCACTGGTTAACTGGACAGGATTATCAGGACTTGCACAAGGTGGACAACCTAGCTTTGCACAGATTGCGTCTGGTGCTGGTATTACATGGTCAACTGGTGCGGCAGCGACAGAAACTACACTTAATGCACTTACTCCAATTACTGCGGTATTAGACAGTGGAATATATAATACAGGTAATAATAGTCAGTACTTGTATATTAATGCTGTTGATTTTAGAGCTACATTTGGAACATACGAAACTGAATCTGTTATTGGTGTACCAGTAACTGGAACTAACATTCAATCTAACACAACAGTACAAGATGCATACATTGCTTCCTCCGGCAGTTATGGTTACTTTAGATTAAGTAGACGGACATCAGGGTCAATCAGTGCAAACAGTTCAAACCATGTAACATTAACAAAAGGTGGAGCAGTTTCAAATACTAACAGTGCGCTAGTATCAGCGGCAAGTTGGGAAGCATCAGGCGGTGCTAACGGTACTGCTATATCGGGCAATACAACTAATCCAACGTTCCCCTCAGGTACATTGGTTAACAACATTGTATCATTAAACTTTGCTGGAACTGCTTATTACGAACTAACGTTTAATAATGCAATGGTTGGCACGTTCCCAGGTGGTAGTGGTACTATTATATTACAGTTTGTTCAACCACCATTTGCCCAACCAGGCGAAACTGTACTATCGTTTATTGCAACACCAAATGAAAGAGCGTCATTAGATCTTACAAGTTTGAAGGAACTTACAAATACTACATTAGGTGGTAGAGGTACATTCCCAAATGGTCCAGATGTTTTAGCTATTAACATATACAAAACTGCTGGTTCAGACGTGTTGACAAATATTATTCTTAGATGGGGCGAAGCGCAAGCCTAAGCGTGTATGTTGTAGTTTACAATACAGCGTGGTATGTCGGTTGGAAAGCCGCCGGCATGCAAATGACTTCCGTCAAACACTATGACTCGACCTTTTTTAGGTGATACTCTTTTAACTATTTTGTCATTTTCAAAAAACACAGTGTCACCGTCTGAATCATTTACATAATATATTAGTGCTAAATGATCTTCGTTTCTATCTGTGTGCGGCTTATAGTGAGGCAGTTTAGTTTTATGCGGAACTGTAATAAACAATCTTGCTTGTATTATATCGACCCAACGAACTTCTAGTTTATCTAGTACAAGTTGAGGTATTTTACTAAAGGTACCGTAATAGTCAGTTAGCTTAGTACTGCTTTTTAATACATGCTGAAAACTAGTCGGTAACGGATTAATTCCGTCGTTTGCTGTTGTTTCCTGTTTACATGTTAGTGGTAGCAATGCATGAATATCTTCAGCACCAAATACTAATAGTTCGAGATGATCCTGAAGTTGTTGAGGAATTAAATCATCTCGAACAATTATCATTTTGTTTCTAACCAATCAGCAAAGGCTGCAAGATTATCAAATACTATCATTGCTTTTTTAATTTGCTTGTATGAAAATCGTTTGTTTACAAGCTCTTCAGTATCCTTGCCGTGTCCAGTACGAATAAGAACAGGTTTAGCACCAACTTTCATAGCGGCTTTTAAATCTCTAATACTGTCTCCAGCATAGTAGCCCTTTGAAAATTTTATATGTTTTACTTCTTTTTCACATCGCTTAAACATCCCAACATTGGGCTTTGCATACATATTTGTTTTGTGGCTACTAGCACTATAATACAACCCGTCTATGCTAGGACACCCTGCTTTGCCGAGTTCTGAAAACATGTGGGCGTGTACTTTTTCTACATCTTGTTCAGTATACAATCCCCTTTCAATACCACCTTGGTTTGTAAGTATTACAATTTTATGACCGTGTTTGCGTATACGAACAATTGCATCTAGACTGCCTTCTTCAAATTCCCAGTCAGAAACTCTAGAAACATAGTCGTCATTATTTACGTTTATAACACCATCTCTATCTAGTCCAACTACACACTTAGGTGCAATATAATCAGGATGATGAAACTCTTTTAAAGCATCAATGTCAACATCGTTGCTCCATACAATCGACGGACTACTCATCAGATACACTTTCTTCTTTAAGTTGCTCGTGCATTCCAGCTTGACTATCTCCAGGAATAATTCTATAATTGTCTTCAACACTGTCCGCTGTACTAACTTCAGTAACACTACTTCCATCTTCTAATGCTTCTAACTGATGTGGGCGTAACGGAGGATTGTGCCAAGTCATTCCCTGAGTCAGTGTATGTGTAAACAGTGTAGCTGTCTTAGTATCTAACCACCTAACAGCAAAACTTCCTTCATTTACAAACCATGTTTCATCTTTTTCTCGATGAAAGTGCATACTAAATTTATTGCCCTTCTTTTCAAAGACCATAATTTTACCACAATACTTGTCATTGGTTGCCCAGATAATTTCGTATCCCCAGCCTTTGTCTACTTTGCCTTCTAGTCTTGTAGGTTGTTCAGCCATTATTTATTCTCCTCAATCCATTCAAATGGTGTAGTGAATTTAAATTCACCTATTGTGTTTAATAATTTATCGTTGTTACTTTTTGTAAACGACTGATACTGATTCTTTACACTATCAGGTATTGGTATTTCTTCTATAGTAGCATTATATTTGTCAGCAATACATTTAGCAACACTACCGAAGCTAGTTGCTTTGCCCATGCCTACATTCCATATTCCGCTTTCGTCAGTGACTAACAATTTTGAAATAATTTTACAAATGTCGCCTACGTATATAAAGTCTCTACATATATCATCACTACCCGCAAATGGATTAACTTTGCCTGTGCTAATTGCTTGCTCTTTAAACTTATGAAATACGCTCATTTGAAAACCTTTATGATCCTCATGTTCGCCGTAAACGTTAAAGAAACGCAACCCTTGTATTTTACATTGGTATTCACTCCAATCTAATTTTTGCACATCGCGATCAAATAAGTATTTGCTCCAAGCATATGGAGATTGCGGTAGCAACGGGCCATCTTCTGTAAAATGTGTAGTAGGTCCATATACACTGGCACTAGATGCATAAATTAAATCAACACCTTGCATGTCGCAAACTTGCAATAGCTTAGTGCTAAAGTCTAAATTTTGCTTCATTACCTTTTCAACATCAGTTTCGGTAGTACTGCTAATTGCACCCATATGTATAACTCTATCAAACTGACTACAGTCAGGAACAGTGTTTTCTACATACTCGTATTCGGCAACACCGTGTCCTTCACTCATTAAGTGTGTAACAAGATTTTGACCAATAAATCCATCACTTCCAGTAACTAAAATTTTCATACTTTTACGTCCAATATAGTGCCTTGTTGTATTGTTTCTAATCTACGCTTGCCATTAGCTTCGTAGCTTAGTACTTGTGCTTTGCGTGATTCTTCTAAAATTCTATTTGCTTTCTCACTGTACAGTTCTTGTACTACTTTAACTTGTGATACTACTTGTTGCCGTCTTTCGTCCACACAATGTACATCTTCTTTCGGTACACTTGGTCTAATAGTTTCATTAGGTATATAAGTAGGACGCGGCGCTTGCGTAATATTCACGAACTAGCTCCTTCGATCCTCTTAATGTTTGTAGAGATCTTTTTATCAAATTCGGATGGGTGTTGATGTGCAAACAGCCCTTCGCTTAATGCTCTACTAAAACTTGCACTCATATCTAATTGTTGACTAAGTTTAGAAACTGCTTCCGAAGTTGTATAACCGCCACTGAGTCCGACTAGCTTTTTAACATTTTTGTGCTGTGATAATGCTTGGTATAAATTTGCTTCGTCAGGTATAGTAAGTTTTAAAATAACTTGTCCATTAAAGTTGTCTAAGTAATCTTCCATTGCATGTCGAAGCTGTATCTCAATATCTCGTTTTTCTTTAAGATCAATTGGAACTTCTGGCTCAACGATTGGAGTTAGGCCGTTGTTAACAATTGTCTGCGCAATTTCAAACTGTTGTTTTAATATTGGGTCAATGCTGTCTGTAGTCTTAACAATGCTACGCATCTTAGTACCAGTGCAATCATTTTCGTGAGCAAACTCGATCATAGCTTCAACGTTAAATGCCTTTAGTGTTCCATCAGCTTCGCATCCGCTATCAATTTTAACATAGCTTTCAATACCTTTGTTTCTAAGTAGTTCTGTGATTCCACGTTCGATAGTATCTGTATAAAGTATTGCCGCCCAAATATATTCACCGTTAAATAATGGCGAGTTAATCATTCGCAATCGCATTTGATGGACAAGGTCCATTTTGTTTTCTTCTGTATACTCTTGTTCGTAACGTTCTAGTACACTGCCTGTTGATCCGCCGCTGTGATCCATTGCCGCTATAAATTTCATAGTGTGTTCTCCTCTTTATAATTAATTATCTTTGTTGTGCTATGTCCTTCAACTGTAGGAAAAATAACAACTGTAGCAAGATGATTTCCTACTACTGTAGCTGGAATATAGTCTCCACCCTTTACTATAATATTTGGCTCTAAGATGGTTATTGTTTCCAACGGAGTGTCTTCTTCAAACACTATTACCTCGTCTACAAAACCAAGCATTAACAGGCTTTCCTTGCGGGTGCTTTCATCGTTAATGGGTCTTAAATCACCTTTTAATCGCTTAACACTGGAATCGCTGTTAATGCCCACTACTAAGCGATTACCTAGTGTTTTGGCATGGCTAAGAAGCTTTAAGTGCCCAATGTGTAATATATCAAATACGCCATTAGTAAACACAATAGTATCTTCGATATCGGTTACTGTAAGTGTGTATGTGCCTACGTGCTTAACTGCTTCTCTAGAACCTCTAACAGCAAGTTCTAAACACTGCTTATGATTGTATTGCTTTGTTAATCCGTATACAAATGCGGCCAAAAAACAATCTCCTGCACCTGTAACATCTGATACTTCTACAGCTTCGACTGGAATATCGTAATCTGTATTATCTATTGTAGCAACAACATTGCCACCAGCGTTGGTTGTAATAATATTACCTTGCCAGCTTATAAATCCAAACTTAGTAAACTCACTATAGTTAGGTTTTATTAGCCAGGCATTGATATAATGATTTGCATGTTCCTTAGGATCTACAATTACTTTACAACCAAATGCATTTAAGTGTTCAATTATATTAAGTGACTCATCTAGTACACCTTTATTATAATCACTTAATATAACATAGTCGTATTTTGTAAAATCAGTTGCTTGTACAGCATCTAATACTGCGGCACTGTCTGCATGTTTATCATCGTCAATGCGTGTAACATAATGACCATCGCAAATTACTCTAGTTTTAATGCTACTAGGTTGTTCGGTTTTAAATAGTGTTACATCAACTCCTAGGCTTTTCAAGTTTTCGTAAACAAGTCCAGCACCTCCAATTGTCCAAACTTCTTTTTGGTATTTAACAATTGGTACAGGAGCCTCAGGACTTAAACGTTCTGAAGTGCCATAGATATATTTGTCGATTATTACATCGCCGAGAACTAATACTTTCATAGTGTTATTATACTTGGTTAGTTAAGATTTGTCAAGTAAATCAATAACTTTAAATACAGTTTCTAGCTTGTTTAGACTAATTTTACTTTGAAGGGTGTTGCGCAATCCGTGGTGCAATGGCTTAGGCCATTTACTAAAACTTACCCAAGCATAGCCGTCATGTTCTGTATTAAGTTTAGGTATAAATTCCTCCTTAATTACACATAGATATGTATGAAAGGAAAACTTACTATCAGTAGATACAAATGTTTCTAACGGCATAGTTTTAGTAATAGGAGGAAGCTCGCCGATTTCTTCAGTAATTTCTCGCTGAAGACCTTCCCAAGGAGTTTCTGCCCCTTCGTTAGTACCGCCAACTAATCCCCATAATTTATTATGTTTGCCACTAGCTCGATGCAAAAAGAGAAATCTTTTTGTTGTTAAACTATAAAATAAGGCTCCACTACAGACTATTTCTTTCATAAAAATAGTTATCCGTTGAGTGCAACTCTCCATGTTCCTTGTGGATACTGTCCTTCGACGCTAAGTAACCAATCTTCGCCGTTCCATCTGTACTGTATGCCAGTATTTAGGTTAGTAGTATATGTTACTGTAGTTGCGTTAACTGTAGCCGATGCATCAAATACTATGCTCCATACACTTCCGCTCCATTCGATAATATCGTTTTCACTAGCAACTAAGTCTGTATTATTTGTGTTCTTCCAAGCATCGGCTCCGTCAGTATTAGATGCATCGCCTATTGCTCCAAGTAGTAGTACTCTAGTTCCTTGTGCTTTAGTAGCTGGGAATGTTTTAGTTGGGTCAATAATATAATCAATAGATGTTAAAGCACCTAATGATCTGTTGCTACTGTCAATTACAGTGTTAGCTGGGAATGAATCAGTATCCCAATTCACAACTAGTTGTGTATCGTCTATTGAATTTAACGCAAATGTGCCTGTAATTGCTGTATCAGTATCTAGTTTATTAAGATAAATTCTACTAATACCCGCCTGGTATGATCCCGGATGCGAGTCTAGTACATTCCTCCAACTAGTTTGTCCAATTGTTCCTTTATCTAATAATTTTACAATACTACCGTCTACATATGCATCATAACCCATATAGTTAGTTGTTTGTGTTATTGAATTATTAGTTGTTTGCACAGTTCTGCCACCGTTCTTATCAAGCGCACCAGCAACACTAGCGTCATCAAACGCATTAAGTTCTGGAACTGTTAATCCTAGTTCAACAGTTCCTTGTGCTTCGTCAAACATGCTTGTAATAATATTTGTAATTACACCTAGTCGTTTAACTTTAACTGGAGGTGAGATCCATATTGGAGTTACAAAGGTTAATGTAGCAACATCAATTGAGTCGTCAACACCAACTGGAACTGTTCTAGAACTAAAGTTTACATTATCTAGTGTAACAGTTGTTAAACTAGTCCAGTCAATGTAGTTGTCTGTTGTTTGTATTTCTAAACTTGGGTTAAACAACATTAAAATTTGTTCAAGTAACTGTAACTTTTGATCAGTATTCGTTGTCCATATATCCACATTAACTGTAAGTGTATACGGTGTTGGCATTAGTCGTTCAACCGTATAATTCTTACCTTCGTAATTTAAATATTCCTTCCCAGATTCGTCATATGCTTTTTCTCTAACATTAACTTTGCTCACATAACTCGAATCACTTGTGCGATCTCTGTCAATTGCTAATGCTGTAATATATACAGCCATTCTAGGAGCACTAGGTATTTTATTTTCTGAGTTACCTTTGATAATACTTGCTACTTGTCTAGTTAAGTCACCATACATGACAGGAACAACTACTTCTGCACCTGCACCGTCTTTATAAGCAAAATTGCTCATCATCCTTACTAGTTGTGTAATGTATCGTCTTACTTGTCCGTCATAAAAGTGTTGAGACATTAATTATCCGCCTTTGGTCTAAGTGCTTTCGATAAGCCTTGACGCTCTGTTACTGTTTCTCCAGCTATCTGACTAGTAGCTGTGTTATTAACAAATGTACCTTTTTGTGTATTACGAGTAGATGTATTAGATAGTGTAACACGAACATCGTCTTGTACTTTAAGCCACCTAGTACCATCATATTTAAATAAACGTTTTGGGCTCATATCTGTCCTTAAAAAGTAGTCACCGTCTTCCCTAGTTGCAGGGAATCCAATACCTTGGCCAAACGCCGCGCCATTTGGTGATGCTCCTGTACCTAGCAAGTATCCTTGATAACCGGCTCTGTTTGGTCTATCAGCAATTTCATCTGCGCTTAGGCTAATGTTACTTGCATCTAAATCTGTTTCATCGGCTGTTTGCAATGCAACACTTCCGTCTGCGTTAGTAGCTAACGTATAATAATGACTAATATCAAATCCGCTCTTTGCGGCATCTGATTCTGCTTGAGCAACTACTGCATTGTTAATTTGCATTTCTGTTTCGTATGTTGAAAGTAAATCTCGTAGTGTAGTATCAGAACCTTCTTCTGCAGGTAAATTTAATACCTCTTTGAATTCTTGACTGTCTACTAACGATTTTAATTTTAATCTATATAAGTGCGGATACCAAGTAGGGCTAAATCCTTCTGCGGCTCTGTTAATATCATCTATAACATAAAATCGTTTAAGTGCCATAGTATTATTATCAAGTGCATATTCATCTTTTAAATGCGGCAACTCGATTACATCACCGTTCATTGGCTTTCTGCCAAGTGTCTTTACACTGCTATTAATATGTACTGTCATAAACACTGTGTCATTTTGCAAGAACATACCAAATGCACTTAGATCAAAATCTATATCTTGTATATTATAAATGCCGCGCATTTCGTATATAGAAGTATCGTATTTTCTATCTCTATTTTCTAAAAACAACATATCTTGAATATTAGAGGCTGATACTCCGCCTGCATACGTAGGTTGATCAGCAGTTGCTTCAGTTGCTGACGGATTGCTAGGACCAAGATACTTGTGAACAAATACATCAGTTCCGCCTATTGTAAACATTTCAAGGATCTGTTTGTCTAAAAACGTATAATCCTTGCCCTTTTCCGGTTTGTATAACGACAATCTGGGCAAATTGGTTCTCCTATTATTATACATATTTATCGTAACGATAAATACTAATGGAGAGATTTAAAATATGGCAAACACAACTACAAAGAAACAAGAAATTTTTGACTATGTATATGCTATGTTAGGTGGCGGAATGGTAGATGTCGAACTTGACCCTGTACATTATGAAACTGCACTAACAAAAGCACTTACTCGGTATCGTCAAAGAAGTGACCATTCTGCAGAAGAATCGTACTTGTTTATGCCGACTATCGTAGATCAAAATACATACACACTTCCAAACGAAGTAATGGAAGTAAGAACAATATTCCGCAGAAGTGTAGGATCAAGAAGTGGCGGTGGAGATGGCGGCAGTATATTTGAACCGTTTAACTTAGCATACACAAATACATACTTGCTTTCTGGTTCTAATATGGGAGGACTAGCAACATACGATATGTTTAGTCAGTACCAAGAACTAGTAGGAAGAATGTTTGGTTCGTTTATTGAGTTCAATTGGAACAGTGTTTCAAAGCAACTAACAATGTTACAACGTCCAAGAGCAGAAGAAACATTAATGTTGTACTGCTACAACTATCGTCCGGACGAATCTTTGTTTTCGGACTATATGGCAATTGATTGGATTAAAAGTTATACACTTGCTACATGTAAATTCATGTTAGGTGAAGCTCGATCAAAGTTTGCTACGATTGCAGGACCACAAGGCGGGTCACAACTTAACGGTGATACTCTTAAAGCAGAAGCACAAGCTGAAATGGAAAAACTAGAGAACGAAGTATCAATGGCAATGGCAGGCGGTACTGGTTACGGATTTACTATAGGCTAATTCAAAAAAAGACTTGACATTGGAGAAGAATCGTTATATAATGTAACAATGCAATATATAACAACTCCAATGTGGTCTGTTCCACTATTCAAAACAAACATAGGCAAGCCTGATATCATTACAATGGCTTGGATTAAAAATCAACACTTCCCTGAAGAAGCTACTGATCATGATCATACTGCTAACAAGTATATATTAAATGAGCCTAAACTTAAAAAACTTAAATCAAAGATAAAAGAAGTCAGTGACTTTTTTGTACATACTGAATTAGGCATACACGATGATCTCGACTTTATTTTAGAAAACAGTTGGATCAATAGACATAAACCTGGCGAACATAATTCAATGCACTGGCATTCAAATGCAATGTTAAGTGGAGTGTACTATATTCAAAATGAAAAAGATGCTGGTGAAATATACTTTAAGAAAGCACACGGGTATCATAATTTATTTCCTGATGTTGTAAATGTTGATTACAAAACAGAAATTGCAAATCAATATAATTTAGAAACATTTGCATTGAATCCAATAGCAGGCGATCTTATTATCTTTCCGTCACATGTTGAGCATATGGTAACACAAAATATAACACACAGTGAGCGATTCAGTTTAGCATTTAATTTATTTGCTAGAGGTACACTAGGCGGCGGAACTTCTAGGCTAGATCTATGAATCATGAAGTAATACCTTTATTTTCTGTGCCGTTATTTAAAAGTAATATTGGTCCTCTTGATGTTATTACTATGGCCTGGGTTAAAAACTTACAATATCCTATACAAGCAGTAGGCCACGACGGAACAGACGATCATTTGCCTCAACATAAACAAGGCATGCATATACTACACAATAAAAAACTTAGAAAACTTAAAGCATTAATACAACAATCTATTGATTATTTTGCTCACGAAGTACTAGACATTGAAGATCATATTAATTTTGAAATACAAGCAAGTTGGATTAATAAAATTGATGCAGGAGCAGGCAGTGCAGATATTGTAAGTCACGGACACGCAGGATCAATGATTAGCGGAGTATATTATATTGATGCAGATTCTACAACTGCTCCAATAACTTTTGAAAAAGCATATATGTATCCTAACTTGTTTCATAATAGTGTACCATTAACATATAAAAAGAAAAACTACAACCAGTACAATATAAAACAATTTACAACAAATCCTGTAACAGGAGACATACTATTATTTCCGTCACACTTACAGCATAAAGTAGATCGCTTAGATAGTAAAAAAGATAGATATGGCATTGCATTTAACTGTTTTGCTAAAGGTAATATTGGATATGGTTCAGAACAAATAACTTTATAGGAAAAAAAATGATTATCGGAATATGTGGGTTAATTGGCGGCGGTAAAGGTACTGTTGGTGATATACTGGTAGAGCAATACAACTTTAAAAAACTATCATTTGCAGACAAACTTAAAGATGCAGTTGCAGAAATGTTTGATTGGGATAGAGCGTTACTTGAGGGTATAACAGATGAAAGCAGAAACTGGCGCGAAAAGCGAGATGACTTTTGGTCTAAAGAAACTGGCAGAGAAATAACGCCTAGGCTTGTGTTACAAGAGTTTGGTACTGACTGTATGCGTAAAGGTTTCTTTGATGGTATTTGGGTTAGCATGGTAAAGCAAGAAATTATGCAAAATCCAACACAAAATTATGTTATTCCAGATGTACGTTTTCCTAACGAAGGTAAAATGATAAATGCACTTGGTGGAAATGTTTGGAGAGTACGCCGAGGTGATGATCCAGTATGGTTGCGCATGTATGAAGACATAGGAGTAGAACCAAAAGAAGTACATCAGTCAGAATACATGTGGTGCAGTATTGACCACAGCGCAATAATAGATAATGACAAAACTATGGACTATCTTAAAAATCTGGTAGCAAGTCACCTTGCTTCCACTTCTTCCCAACTTTCTGTATAATTCTCTGACAGTTCGCACATACTGTTTTTAAATTAGTATGTGACGAATTGTTTAAATCTCCGTCTATATGGAATACATTAAATTGTTCTGTATGGGCGCTTGTATAATTACACTTCTCACAATGAGTCTTTTTAGTGTATCCAGCTTGCTTCCATTTAGGAATTCCGTGGTGCGGTCCGTTGCGTAAGCATACTTCGCAATGTTTACGATAGTACGTTTTGTTGCCTTTTTTGTAATTTATAGCGGCAGGTCTTTGTCTACAAATGCATAATGGTCTCATATTGTATTTACCTCACCTTTTGTGCCCCTTTTATTCGGTGTATCTTATGGTGTTATTACTAAATTCATATAAATAATAGTGAACACACTTATTAGGAGAAACAGAAATGGCGTTATCATCCCCAGGTGTTGAGGTTAAGGTAATAGACGAATCGTTCTATACACCTGCAGAACCCGGCACTGTACCAATGATTTTTATAGCCTCCGCCCAAGATAAAAAGAACGGCGCAGGAACAGGTACCGCACCAGGTACATTGCTTGCTAACGCAGGTAAACCTTACTTGATCACATCACAGCGTGATTTGGTAGAAACATTTGGTGAACCAAGTTTCAAGACAGACACTAACAACAATCCAATACACGGCGGCGAAATCAACGAATACGGTTTGCAAGCGGCTTACAGTGTATTAGGTGTAAGTAACAGAGCATATGTAACTAGAGCGGCTATTGACTTAGATGCACTGGCAGCATCATCAACTGCTCCTACTGCATATCCTGCGGCAGGAACATACTGGTTCGATACAGCAATGTCAATATTTGGTATTTTTGCATGGAACTCAGCGGCTGCTTCTGTAACAGGTGGACAGAGCTTTACTAACAAAGTACCAACAGTTATTACTGATGCTACTAAAGTTACAGGCGGAGCTCCAAAAGGTTCAGTTGGCGCAATTGGCGATTATGCTATTGTTGCAACAACTACACTTAACAAACTTTACTACAAGAACTACTTAGGTACTTGGGTACAGACTGGATCCACAGCATGGAAAGCAAGTCACGCTACTGTAGCGGGTACTGCTAACCCAACAATCGTTGTAGGTCAAACAATAATTATTAACTCAACTACTGTTACTGCTAGTGGCACTACTGGTGCTTCGTTAGTAGGCGATATTAATACAGCTTCAATTAGTGGCGTTACAGCGGCATCTATTGATAGTGTTGTGCATATTTTCTCTACAGGTGCAAACGTTGTACTTGCCGCAGGAACTGGTGCTATGGCATCAGCTGGTTTTGCCGCAGGAACATATTATGCTCCGGCATTAACTATTGCTCCTCATACAAGCGTACCAGAGTACAAGACAGCTGATACTACATCACGTCCAACAGGAAGCCTTTGGATTAAAACTACACAACCTAACAAAGGTGCTAACTGGAAAGTTAAAGTATGGAATGCCGGAACTAAGCTATGGGATACTAGCGCGGCTCCGATCTATGCAACTAACCATGAAGCAATTTTCAACTTAGATAAGACACTAGGCGGTTCTGGATTATCATTAACACAAACTTATGTTAAAGCAAACGATGCTGAAGCAACAGTTACAGCTGGTGATTTTAAAATTTACAAAAGATCAACAACTGGTCCGACAACTATTACTAGTGGCATAATTAGCACTGGAATGTCGTCAGCAAGTTTTACAATTAATATACAAGAGACAATAGTCGGCAATGCGGCGTTACAAAGCGTAACAGCAGTAAGTGGAACAACAACTGGTGCGGCAACAGACGCAGAAGTAGTTGCAAACGCAATTAACGCAGTAGGATTAACTAACGTTAGTGCTACAGTTGACGCACAAAATAGAGTTGTTATTAGCCACTCCAAGGGCGGCGAAATTCGTTTCAAAGACCATAGCGGAGCGGCATTTGCAGAAATGGGCTTTAGTGCTTATGTAAATGCAAACAGCGGAACTACTAACTTGTATACTGCACCAGCAGGCGATACAGCAAACGAGTTTGTTGCTTCAAATTGGCAAGTACTAACATATACTGCAAGCACCACAGCTCCAACAGCGTTGGCAGCAAACGGTACACTATGGTATAGTTCAATTACTGACGAAGTTGATATCATGGTACACAATGGTACTACTTGGGTTGGTTATTTAGACGCAACTAGTCCGTTTTACGATGCAAGTACTGCACAGCAAACAAGTCCAGCAGGACCTATTGTAAGTGCAACTGAACCACTAGCGGCTACTGGCCAATCAGATGGTACAGCTCTTAAGAATGGTGACATTTGGGTTTCAACAGCAGACTTAGATAATTATCCAACAATTTACAAATATAGTAGTGCTACTACAAAGTGGGTATTACTAGATGCAGCCGATCAAACTACTGAAGACGGTGTACTATTTGCAGATGCACGTTGGGGATTAACAGGCGCTACTAGTAATGTAGCTGGAACTATCATTGAGTTGTTAACAAATAACTTCTTAGATGCAGACGCTCCAGATCCAGCACTATATCCAAAAGGTATGTTGTTAGTTAACTTACGTAGAAGTGGCTTTAACGTTAAGAAGTTTGTACGCAACAGTGTTGATACAAATGCACTTAATAAACGTTTTAATAGCAGTGAAGCAATGACAAGCTATTATACACACCGTTGGGTTACTGAATCAGCTAACCAAGCAGACGGCAAAGGAAGCTTCGGGCAAGCGGCACAGCGTAAAGTTGTTATCCAAAGTCTACAAGCAATGCTTAACAGTAACGATGCAATTAGAGATGATGAATCAAGAATCTTTAACGTAATGGCTACTCCAGGTTATCCAGAGCTAATTGGTGAAATGGTTACATTAAACTACGATAGAGGAATTACAGCGTTTGTACTTGGAGATAGTCCACCAAAACTAACACCAGATGCAACTTCAGTCAACGAATGGGGTACTAACGTAAACCTTGCAGTTGAAGATAATGCAGAAGGTCTTGTAACTAGTGATGAATACTTAGGCATTTATTATCCATGGGGCTTTAGCAGTGATAATGCTGGTAACAACATTGTTGTTCCACCAAGTCACATGATGCTAAGAACTCTTGCACTAAGTGACCAAGTTAGCTATCCATGGTTTGCACCAGCAGGTACAAGACGTGGCGGCATTACTAACGCAACAGCAACAGGTTATATTGATTCAGAAGGCGAATTTAATTCAATAGCACTAAACGAAGGACAACGCGACACATTATATGGTGTTAAAGTTAACCCAATTACGTTTATTACAGGTGCTGGATTAGTTGCATTTGGACAGAAGACTCGTGCAAGAAATGCAAGTTCATTAGATAGAATTAACGTTGCTAGACTTGTTATCTATATGAGAAGTCAACTTAACAAACTTGCTAAGCCTTATATCTTTGAACCAAATGATAAGATAACAAGAGATGAGATTAAACAAGCCGCAGAGAGCTTGTGCTTAGAACTTGTTGGATCAAGAGCGTTATATGACTATCTAGTTGTATGTGATGAGTCAAACAACACAGCAAGCAGAATAGACAAGAACGAACTATACTTAGATATAGCAATTGAACCAGTTAAGGCTGTGGAGTTTATCTTTATTCCACTTAGACTTAAGAATACAGGGGAAATTGCAGGTCTTTAACATCTAATAAAATGGGGGCTAGAAATAGCCTCCATTAAATGATAAATACTAGCAACAGGAGTTATAATATGGCTATTTCAACACTCTCAAAAATTACAGTACCACTAGCGAGTGACACTTCATCATCAACACAAGGTTTGTTGATGCCGAAGTTACAGTATCGTTTCAGGGTATCACTTGAGAACTTTGGTGTATCAACACCGACAACAGAACTAACAAAGCAAGTAATTGACGTGACACGTCCGGTAGTAAACTTTGAGGAAATTGAAATCCCAGTTTACAACAGTAGAGCATACCTAGCAGGTAAGCATGCATGGGATCCGATTACACTTAACTTGCGCGAAGACGTAAACAACAATGTACAAAAACTTGTTGGCGAACAGCTACAAAAGCAGTTTGACTTCTTTGAGCAATCAGGTGCGGCAAGTGGCATTGATTACAAATTCGTAACTAGAATCGAAATACTAGATGGCGGCAACGGAGCAAACACTCCTAACGTACTAGACACTTTTGAATTATACGGTTGCTTTATACAAAATGCAAACTACAACTCATTAGCATATAGTGCTAACGAGCCAGTTACAGTTTCATTAAGTATACGTTACGATAACGCAATACAGTCACAAGGTGGCGGTATTGGAACAGCAGTAGGTAGAACTATTAATAGTCTAGTTACAGGCGGTGGCGGTATTGGTTAGTAATATAACCTAAGTGCCATATTGTTATTATTAAAAGGAGCTTCGGTTCCTTTTTTTATCTCTGCTACTATTGAGTAAAATAAATACTATATGAATTATCCAATCAGAACAGATTTAGAAAGTCTCAATTTAAAGGAACGAAACCCCGGTCCTATAACTAACGAAAAACTAGACCCAAGATACCTATCACCATATAATGTTAAGTCTCTAGCAGAATTAGTAGAATTTGGAAACTTTAGGGGAGATTTCTTAGCAGATATCAAAAATAGACATGGTGTTCCTCTAGATTCGTTAAATTGGCAGTATCCGTACATACGCGAACAAGAAGCACCAAACTTTGATAAGGACCCCTGGCAGTATACTATAAATCAATATGGGTTTAGGGACGTGTGGAGAAACAAAGCTAAACGACCAAACATAGGATTTTATGGTTGTAGCAATACGTATGGTGAAGGCGTAGAATCGTCAAAACTCTGGACTACATTACTTTCTAAACACTATAACATGTGTAAGTATAATTTTGGCATAGGCGGTGCAAGTGTATTACGTATTGCCAGAACGTTTGTAGCAACACAACAAGTTTTAAATTTAAATTATGCGGTTATATTATTACCAAGTTTGCATAGAGTAGATTGCGCTGAAATTTCATCAGATGGAGCGATGGATCTGCAACTGCTACCCTGGAAGAATCCTCAGTTTAATAAAAGCCAGGAAAAGAAGTGGACAGGCATATATGCCACATATGATAATAGCATGTTTATAATGAATCTTATATATGCTGTATCTATAATTACAGAAAGCGCAAAGGCAAATAAGGTAAGAATAGTATTTGCATCTTGGGATATGGAAACATTATATACGTTAGATAAAATTAATGCTCCAAATTTATATCCTAATGAAGGATTAAAGACCGAAGACCTTGCAAGAGATGGCGGGCATCCTGGACCAGAATCCAGTAAACTTTTTGCTGAGAAGTTATCTTACTGGATGGAACAAAATTACTTACTTTAATAATCTGCGTACTTTATGTTATAGATAAATATTAGTAAGGAGAGTTCGATGGCAAACATATTAAATGGGTTTCTTGATAACGTATTAAGCGGCACTACTAACCCAAAAGGTGACATGGCAGACTTTCAGCATGCGGCTAGACTGTATACTGATGATGCGTTTAGGCTGGCACCTAAGGCAAAGTTCCTTTACCATGTTGTAATAGAACTAAGTCCAACTGCGTCGGCAAATTTGCCACAATTAGATCAACGACATAAAAACGAAATAAACTTATTAGTTAAATCAGTCGACTTACCAAAAGTAAGTATGAACACTGTAACTAAAAACATGTACAATCGTAAAAAGAATTTACAAACTAGTTTAGAATACGATCCAGTAAACATTACATTCCATGATGACAACTTAGGCATTACTACAATGCTAATGGAAGCATACTATAGATATTATTATGCAGACGGCGCTCATTATGCAGACGGTGTATCAGCACCTTATTCACCAAGAAACACATACAAAGGTGCAGAGGATCACAAATACCGTTACGGGTTTGACAACGATTCAGTTGACCCGTTCTTTAATAAAATTACAATTTATCAAATGGCCAGACATCAGTATACAGGATTTACTTTAGTTAATCCAATAATAACTGGCTTTCAACATGACAGTATGGATCAAGCTGACGCTAGTACTACGCTACAAAATCAAATGACTGTTGCATACGAATCAATATTTTATAGTAGAGGAGCTACTGGAGAAGGTTCTCCAAGAGGCTTTGCTCAAGAGCATTATGACCAAACACCTAGTCCATTAACTGTAGCAGGCGGCGGAACTAGCAGTCTTTTTGGTCAAGGCGGTGTAGCCAATGGACTAAGTAGTGTATTAGGAGACTTAGCAGGCGGCACGTTTAATCTTGGCTCTGCATTGAATACATTTAATACGTTTAAAAATGCAAAAAGTTTATCTAAACAAGGATTAATAGAAGAAGGATTTAATATATTAACAGGTGCATTAGGAAGTGTTGCTAAAGAAAATGCTAGTGGTCTTAAAAATACTACGTTTCCAAAACAGACTGCATCAACTGCATCAACAACTGATACAAGCGGTGGCAGTGTTGAAACTACTTCTCCTAACTATTCAACTAAAGTCGAACAAGCAAAAATTAACAATGGACCTAGATAAATGGCAGAATTAAACTTAGTACCAACAGACAGCGGCAATGAAGTTAAAGCATTCTTTAACAATTACTTTACTGAGTCTATTAGTTACCCTGCTAACCAAGTTGACGCAGTAGTAGGCTTCTTTCAAAAAAGAGGGTTTGACATAGCAAGTGCTACTGGTGTTGCTACTGTACTATTACTACAAGCAAAGGTTGACGATGTAAATGTAATGACATTGCTTGATACATTAACTGGATTAGAAGATGTTGCAATTAGTCAAATTGTTGCTGAAATACTAAATCACAATAGACAAAAAGTTAGTACACTTGGTTATAAGATTACAACTCAAACGCCAAGGACTGAAAACAGAAACATAGTAGTGTAATATGGGTCGGTTTGCTCAGGGTAGATATACGTTAAAGAATCCGGAAAAATTCGTAGGTAACAAAGCTCCAATATACAGAAGCAGTTGGGAATATACCTTCATGCAATTCTGTGACGGCAATCCTGCAATTACACAATGGGCAAGTGAAAGTATAAAAATTCCATATAGAAACCCATTAACTGGCAAGCAAACAATATACGTACCAGACTTTTTTATTGCTTACGGTGATAAAAAAGGTAAACAAAAAGTTGAACTCATAGAAATAAAGCCAGCCAATCAAACACACAAAAGCCTTGTGGGCAAAAGCGCCCACAACCAAGCACACTGGATAGTTAACCAAGCAAAATGGGAAGCGGCGTATGCTTGGTGTAAACAAAAAGGTATTCAATTTCGTATTTTAAACGAAGGCGATATCTATCATAATGGAAAAAGATAATGGATTTAGAACAATATAAAGAACAAATGACAGACATAGCAATGCAAACTGGTAAATTTGTAAGAGGTGCAAAGTATGTTAGACAATGGGATAGACATTTCTCAGAGAAAGAATATATGGTTAAAAAAGCTGAAGAATTTGGCATGCTAACAGATGTTAAAACAGCAATTGACATTGGCACTGGGGTAGGAATGTTACCATATGTGCTTATGCAAAAAGGTATACATGTTGAAGCTACTGATATTGAAGAAGAAGTTACAGGTCCAATGTTTAAAAAGTGTTGTGATTTAATTAATTTAAAAAGGCATCACTTGTACATTTACAACGGCAAACCTATGGACTTTCCGGGCAAGTATGATTTGTTTATTGCTAGTAGAACAGAGTTTGATAAAGAGTTTTTAGAGCCAGGTGAAAAATTTGATTATATATTTTTCTTAAATGATGTATTTCAGTATGTAGATAAAGTCTTTATCAAAACAAATAATGCAGGCTCAGGTAAAGGTTACCCTGATTGGTTAGTTCCTTATTTGTATAATCCAGGCGGTGAAGGGTTAGGAAAGCCGTACAGAGCTTGGTATATACACATGACCAAAGAACAATGGTTGAATGATCCTAACTCTGCTAAATAATAGTAGCAGTTAATGGAAACACAAAATGACAAAAAAACTTGAAGAACTATTAAACTTACCTGACTCGCAAGATATAATTAATGCAAGCAAAGCTACAAAGGCCGAAACTGCACTAGTTGATCAAAAAGAAACTAAGCGCGACATTGCCGAGTTTGATAAAATATCTTCTGCATTGCCTAGTGTAAAAGGTTTAGGCGAAAAGGCAGATATTGAGCTTAACGAAATTGCAGACAAAGCAATGACAGCATATGACGAATTAATGGATTTGGGTATGAATGTTGAAGCACGTTATAGTGGTAGAGTATTTGAAGTAGCAGGCGGCATGCTTAAAACTAGTTTAGATGCCAAAGTAGCTAAACTTAATAACAAATTAAAAATAGTCGAGTTACAACTTAAAAAAGAAAAACAAGACAAAGACGGTAATCCGGAGTCACAAGCTGGTATAGTTAACGGTGCAGGTTATGTCGTCACTGACAGAAATAGCTTAATTGAGAAGCTAAAAGGTATGTCAGAGGATAAATAGTTTATAAGGAATTAATCATGAGATCGTTTACAGAAATTTTATTAGAGTCTAAAAAGACTTATTCGTTCAAGATAGGTTATGCAGGTGCATTGCCAGAAGGAATCGAAGATGACATGGAAACATGTTTACAAAAGTTTGAACTTATTAGCATGAGTGCTGGTAAAGCTACACCAATACAGGAACGTCCGTTAGATTTCCCACAATTACAAAATATGGAAGTTACTTACTGGGAAGCAGAAATGAACTACCCTACTACATCACAAGTGTTGCAAGAATATATTGCTGATAGTTGTGGATGCAATCAGGCGTATTTTATAGTAAGAAACATGAATGATCCTAGAGAAGATTACCAATCAGACTCTAAGACAAAAGAACCTTATGAAACTAAACTAGAAACCGAAGACATGGGAGGCGAAAGCGCCCAAGACAAAGTTGGAGACAGCAGAGTTATGGACCTTCTTAAAGAACTAGAAACAGCTCGAAGTGAGCGTATAATTGATCCTACAGCAGGAACACCTAAGGGTGAAAGTGCCGATATAGGTGATACTGAAAACACTAAAAGCCCAGTAGGAGGCGTATAACATGAAAGACTTATTAGCTAAATTAGCAGAGTTAGATAAAGACATTAAGACAATTAACGAAACAACGAACCCGTTGGGTGAAACTGCTTCGATGAATATTTCAATGACAGGCGATAATGCAGACGAAGTTGCACAACTTGTAAACATTATGAGAACAGGTAATACTCCAGATGCTAAAGTAGTTAGCCCAACGGATATGCCACACTCAGATCATATGCCAATGGACAAAGCACTTAGCATTATGAAGATGCCAATGGACGGACCAACAGATAGTCCAATGGATGATATGCCACAAATGAATCCAAAGGATGACGAAGCTGATGAAGACATGAGCGGCGGATTTAGTGCTTCAACAACTGAGCCAGATGAACAGTATTTTG